ATGGCGAGCGTGATTTCCCGCACAAACAAGATCGGCGAGGTCGTCAGCCACCAGGTGAAGTGGCGCCTCGGAGGCGGCAGGACCGCCCCGTGGCAGACCGAGCGCTTCGACGGCGGCGAGGATGGCCGAAAGGCCGCCGAAATCTTCTGCCAGGCCGTCAACGACTGCGGGCAGCAGTGGCCGCCCGGGTGGGTGAAGGGCGTCGGCTACGTCGACCCGAACGCCGGCGAGACCGACGAGCGGCGCTACCGCTTCCGCGAGTACGCCCTCACCTTCGTGGAGAACAAGACCGGCGTCGAGGACCACTACCGCGAGGCATGCAAGGGCGACCTGGCCCGGTGGATCTTCCCGACGTTCGAGCACTGCGACGTCCGCTCGGTCGAGCACTTCTCGCACGACACCATCCAGGCATGGGTGCGGAAGCTGGAGCAGACGAAGGTCCACAAGGGGCAGAAGCCGAAGAACGGTGAGCCGAAGTGGCGGACGATGTCGCCCAAGACGATCCGCAACCTGCACGGCCTGCTGTTCTCGGTGTTGCAGCGCGCGGTCGAAGCGGAGCCGCCTCTGCGGGCCCGCAACCCCTGCGAGCTGACCCGGCTGCCTCGCACTGACGACGACAGCGCAGACGGCGAGGACATCGAGTTCCTGACACCTGACGAGGTGGAAGGCATCCTCGAATGCCTGGAGCGCCGCAGCGACCGGGAGTTGTGCATCATCAAGTACGGCACCGGCATGCGCTGGGGCGAGATCAGCGCGCTGTGTCCCGCGCAGCTGATCGACTGGAACACCGGCAAGCCGAAAATCCGCGTCATGCGGGCCTGGAAGAAGGACGGCAGCGGCGGGTACAAGATCGGGGCGCCGAAGTCCAAGAAGTCCCGCCGCACCATCCGGGTGTCCCTGTCCGTGGTGGATTCGGTGCAGAGGCTCGGTGGCGAGAACCTCCAGAACGGCGAGCGCCTGTTCTTCACAGGCGAGGCTGGCCAGAGGCTGCACTACTCGACGTTCTACGACCGGTGGATGCGCGCGGTGGTCCGGGCGAAGGCTCGTGGCCTGCTGCCGCAGTACAAGAACCCGACCCCGCACGACTTGCGGCACTCGCATGCCGCCGTCCTCATCTCCGAGGGCCGCGGCCTGACGTACGTGCAGCGGCGCCTCGGCCACGAGTCGATCAAGACGACGTCCGACACCTACGGCCACCTGCTGCCGGAGGCCGATGACGAGGCCATGGTGGTCATCGATAGGTCGCTCGGGCGCAGGCCGCCGGAAGTCGGCCTGATGGAGGCCGAGGATCGCAACGATCGCAGCCGCGTACACGTCGTGCACATGGACGGTGAGTCCAAGAGCTACGTCCAGGCATTCTGGTCCCACAGCGATGCGTCGGCGGTTGCCGATCAATGGCAGCTCGATCACCCCGAGGACTTCGTCCGCGTCGAGACGATGGCGGCAGACTGGTGGCGGCGACAGCAGACCAACGGTCTCAAGGACGTGCGCTCCGAGATGCCGCAGCGTCTGCGCATCTGGATCGGTTCCGCGCTCTACATGCTCGACGGCTCTCCCTTCAGTACCGGCGTGGACATCGAGTCGGTCGCCGACCGCTGGACGTGGGAATGGGAAGACCGGTTCACGGGCCGCGATGTCCTGACGAGCGTGACGCACGAGCCTGGCATGCTGGCGCTGACCCGGGCCACGGCGTGGGGCTGCACCCGAGAGAAGGTGACGGCCGCTTTCGCCAGGGTCCGCGAAGAGGCGCTGAGTGCGGTCAGCGCGCATCCGGCGCGCGGCGGCTCGGGCGAGCCGGTCGCCTGACCTGAGGCAAACCGAAGGGGCCCCCGTGGGGGCTCCGGTGTTGCTCGCGTTAGCCTTCGGCGGGCCGGCTGTGGTGCTGCGGCTCGTCCTGCGGCTGCCGTTGGATCCGGCGCGAGCGTGGGATCTTCGGCACGGTGCCTTCCGCCCGAGCCCGCTGCCGCTCGGGCAGTGCCGGGCGGCGCGACGAAGTGCGCTGACGCCGGGAGAAGTTGTCAGCGCGCTCCTGCATGTGGCCCATCACCAGGCCGGTGAAGTCGCTGCACAGCTCCTCGTTCTCCTCCTCCAGGAGTTTGTAGGCGTGCTGCAGCTCGGCGATCTCGGTGTATGCCTGATCAAGGCGAATGACGAGACGCCGGTATGAGTCCTGGTCAGACTCGGAGAGACGATTTAGCCGGTCCTCGCGCTCGTCCAGTTCTCTGGAGCGGCGGTTGAAGTCCCACCGAAGCAGTCGGCGTTGTTCGGTGAGGTTCTCGACGTCCCGTCTGCGACGCGCGTCTTCGGCTGCGAGCCACCGGCGTAGCGCCGTCATGGCGACCGCGGTGACGATGCTGGCTGGGAGAAACAGGAGTCCGACCAGCAGCAGTTTTCCTGAGATGTCGTCGGTCGAGATGCCGTCAATGTCGGCTACTGCGAGTAGCAGACCGGCGGCGAATCCCCCCACGGCGCTTGCTGCGGTCTTTCCCGGCATCCCCGTTACCCCCTTGCTGCGGCGCCTCCCTCGCTGGAGTCGCCGTCCTCTCCGGCCTGCCTCGCTTGCAGCTGTCGTGCGGTGTGGATCTGCGACAGCAGCATGCTGCGGATCATCGCGTCTCGGATACCCCAGGCGTCCATCGCCGCCTCTGGAGTGAGCGGTTGTGACTGTGGAGTAACCGAGAGTACATCCGGAGTGGCGCCTTCAGGCCATGCATTGGCGGAGATGACTCCCGCTTCAACCAAAAGGTTGCGCACATCAATGCTGAGGATTTGTGCGATAGATGCAAATTTCTGGGGATGAGGCAGGCTTTTTCCGTCCAGGAACCGGCCGACGGCCGACTGGCTCATGCCGAGGTCGCGCGCCAAGGCGGCGCGGCCTCCTCCGCCAGGTCTCACGTCGTACCCGGCCCGCTGTGCGTATTCGGTAACCAGGGCGCCGAAGCGCCTTGCTACCTGATCCGTTTGATCTTCCATGCTCCGCATGGCCCCCGAGGTTAACGTGCGCGCGAGCCAGGGTCTACGGCTTGCGCGCACGCAAGCCCGCAGGTCAAGACGGGGGAATCGGATACATGCAGGCCAGTGGGGTAGTGCGCGGGGGTGTTCGCGCCGGAACGACACACCCGGAATCCATTTTTTGATCTGTCTTGCGTGCGCGCAAGACAGGCTCTAGGTTGTCTCTCACGCAAGGCTTGCGTCCGCGCAAGCCTCAACGTGAGAGGAGTGAACGTGTCCAGGCCCCGCCTTCACACGCAAGCTCTGGAGAAGAAGACGGAAAAGGTCGGTGACGACACCGCTCGCAAGATCGCGCAGCGGATCGGTGTCGCCGAGTCGACCATCTCCCGGCTGCTCGCCGGCGCGACGCCGACGGTCGAGACGCTGATCGCCCTGTCCGACGCCTACGGGCTGCGCATCGAGGACCTGGTCATCCGCTCGGACGGAACCCCGCTGCGAGTGCCCGGCCAGGCCGCCCCCGAGGCGGTACCGGCATGACGACGGCGATCCGACCTCTGGCCGGCGTCCGGCGCCCGCACTGCACGTGCGTGGCGGTCCAATGCTTCGACTACGACCAGGCGGCCGAGAAGCTCGGCTGCAAGAAGTCGTACCTCGAGCGCCACATCAGCACGCTGCCGCACATCAAGATCGGCGAATCGACGGTCTTCTGCGACTGCGACCTGCGGCTGATTCTCCAGATGTTCACCGTCATCCCGGAGTCCGTGCGGGCCGCCTTGCAGCCCAACGACTCCGAGAAGACCGAGCCCGTTCCGACGCTGCGATCCATCAAGCCGTCCGGGCGCAGAACTGCCGCGAAGTGATGCGGCTGCGGGGCCGCCAGACCGTGCCGGGTCCGACAGCCCCGCGAACCAGGCCACCTCAATCCGCTGAATCGAGGTTTCCGTGAACCCGCATGTTAGCCCCGAGCAGGCGCCAGCCGTGGCGCTCGCTCACCTCCTCGTCCAACACCCGCAGTTGACCGGGCTCGTGTGGACCGTCGGCGAGACGCCGGGCGTGCTGAGCGCCCGCCAGGTCGCCGAGTCCGGCCAGGGCGAGATCATCGACGTCTGCGCTGCGGCGATGGGCGGCACGGTCATCCGCTCTGTCCTGAACCGGGGTGACGACCGTCAGGGCGTCGCCCAGCTCGTCACCTCCTTCGACGGCGTGAACGTCGAGGCGTGGGCGAGCTACCCGCTGCCCGACGACCACGGCCTGACCTCCGCCGACCTGCGCGAGCTGTTCGCCTCCCGCTCGCTCGGCGAGCTGGTCTGCCTCCCAGGCGGAGGTGGCCGGTGAGGGACGAGCTGATCCTCGGCCTGATGGCTGCGTGCTTCCTCCTTCTGGTGGTCTCCATCGTCGTCGGCCGGGCGCGCACCGACCGATCCGCGCACGGCGCGCGGGTCCCTCACCCCCGCAGGGGCGGTGATCTGTCGTGAGCCACAAGTCGAACCTCTGCCCCCTGTGTGCCCCGCTGCGGCATCCCTCGTCGCGGGCGGCCCGCAAGGCACTGGCCGCACATCCGCTGCCCGGTCCGCGCGTCAGCTCGGAGAACGGAGACGTGAAGTGACCAGGAGTAGGGCCCCACGGCCCCGCAAGGACGCGCCGCGCAAGCCGAACGGCCTTGACCACCTGGCCGTTGCCGCCGACGCCCAGACGCACCCCGGTCAATGGCTGCACTGCAACGACTACCGCACCGGCCAGGCCGCAGAGCACGTTGTCCGCATGATCCGCGACGGGCGGATCCGCTCGTACCAGCCCCAGGCGGCCTACGAGACATACGCAGCTCACCTCGCCGGCGGAAACGCTGCCGTCTGGGTGCGCTACATCATCGGCGTCGAGACGAAGCCGATGCCCGAGTCCCTGTGGGTGCGGGTGCCGGACTACGGCAGCCAGCCTGGCTACTCGGGCGTGCGCATCCGGGCGGTGGAGATCTACCCGTACTGCCCGGCGTGCGGGGGTCCGCGGGGCGAGCTACGCAACGACCGGTTCGTCCGCGACGGCGTCCACCTGGTCCGTGACGCCTGGGACAACGCGTGCGGGCACCGGGACACCTACCCCGGCGTGATCGCTGAGGCCCATCGGCTTTCCACCCGCAGGGCGGCCGGCGACGGCAGGAAGTCGCTGCGTGGCGTGCCGGGTGGTCGTTACGAAGCCGCCGTCAACCTGCTTGCCCGCGCAGTCGAGGAGAACGTCCGGGTCAGCGCGCATACGGCAGTGGAGCTGCTGGAGGAGGCCGGGCACAAAGCGGCGGCCGTCGAGGTGGCCGCGTTCCACCGGGTCCTCATGGGCCGGTCCAACGTGTCTGCGCGGTCGGCCCTGCTCTACCTCAACAGCCAGGACGAGGAGGCGCTGAAGACCGGCAGGGCCGGCGCGTGGGTCGACGGTCCGATCCGCCCCGGTAACCACGAGAGGGGGCGGCGCAGGTGACTACAGCAACCCTCACGCGCGAGGACGCCACCGCGGGTCTGCCGGACGCCCCGGCCGCGCGGCTGATCCTGCCGTCCGGTTCGCTGGACGACCCCGAGTACTACCGGAGGTGGCTGGCCACCCGCCGCGACGGCATCGGCGGCTCTGACGTCGCCGCCCTGTTCGGCCTCGCCGGGAAGTACAACTCCCCGCGCCGCGTGTACGAGGAGAAGCACGGGCGGACGGTCGATCAGGACACCGAGTACGCCGAGGTCGGCCGCGAGATCGAGGGCTTCATCGCCCACCTGTTCTCGAAGCGGTCCGGGGTGCCGATCGCGATGCCGCCCGGCACGCTGCAGAACCTGGAGCGGCCGTGGATGCAGGTCAACGTCGACAGGTACGCCCTGGACGACACCGGCGCCGTGGTGGCTCCGGTGGAGTGTAAGAACCGCAGCGAGTACCAGATCAAGGACTGGGACGGCGAGACCCCGCCCGACGCCCCCGCGATCCAGTGCTACTGGGCGATGGCGGTCGGCGGCTGGAAGCACGGCTACGTCGCCGGTCTGGTCGGCGGCAACAAGCTCCGCTGGTTCCGGCTGGAGCGGGACGAGGAGATCATCGGCGAGCTGGTCGAGCACTGCGAGCAGTGGTACCAGCGGCACATCGTGGAGGGCTTCCCGCCGGTCGCTGACGGCCTGGAGGACACCGCGAACCTCCTCGCCCAACTGTGGGAGGTCAAGCCCGAGTCGATCGCCACGGTGGACGACGACCAGGCGAAGGCGATCCTGGAGCGCTTCGAGGCGGCAGACGCGGCGGTCAAGGCAGCCGAGGAGGCCCGCCGCACGATTCAGAACGAGATGCGGCTGCTCGCCGGTGCGAACGAGATCGTCCGCAACGCCAGCGGCGAGGTCGTCTGGACGAACAAGCAGAACGGCACCCTCGCGCCCAAGCGGCTCGAGAAGGCCCGTCCCGACATCGCTGCGAAGTACCGCAAGACGGTCGATGTCCTCGACGTCGACGCCCTCAAGTCCGGTCCTGACAAGGCCGTTTACACCGAGTTCCGGGCCCGGCAGCTGCGGCCCTCCGTGAAGGGATCAGCATGAGCACCGCACTGAAGGACCGTCTGCGCGCCGCCCGTCAGGCGAGCATCCCGGCCTCGGCGGGGCCGGGTGAGGAGCACGGCCAGGCGCCGGACTCCCCGGCCGAGCTCGTGGACATCAAGGGCCACGAGCAGGTTGAGCCCGCCATGTCCGCCACGGTGATGGAGTGGCTGAACGTCTACCGCAGCCACTTCGAGGGGGCCCTGCCCGCCTGCGTGGACAGTGCCGCGTTCTTCGCGGCCGTCCGCTCGGTGCTGCCGACGCTGGCGAAGTGCAAGCCGGCGAGTGTGCTGCAGACGCTGTTGACCTGCGCGCGGTTCGGGCTGATCCCGGACGGTCACCAGGCCGCCATCACCCGGCAGGGCACCACTGCGGCTTTCGTGCCGATGTACCAGGGCTACATCGAGTTGATGTACCGCTCGGGCCTGGTGGAGTCGGTGCACGTCGGCGTGATCCGCGAGCAAGACGAGTTCGACTACGTGCCGACCGCGAAGGCGCCCGAGGATTTCGTGCACCGGCCGAACCTGCGGCTGTCGCAGAAAGAGCGCGGCGAGGTCGTCATCGCGTACGCGTACGCGTGGCTCAAGAACGGCGCGCGCTCCCAGGTGATCCTGCTGACGCGGGAGGACGCCGAGGAGATCCGCGACGAGTACAGCGAGTCGTACCGGCGGGCCGAGGAGACCGAGGCTCGTGACTCGTACTGGCACCGCTTCTTCCAGCGGATGTGGGAGAAGAGTGCGATCCGCCGCCTGATCCGGGTCGTGCCGAAGTCCGCCGAGCTGCGGGCGCTGGCCGACGCCGACGACGCCGGCGACCGGGGCCAGGTGCAGATCCTGCACGCCCCCGACACCGAGGCCGCCCGGCTCCTCGTCGAGGCGGAGCGGGCCCACACCGCCGCGGAGGCGTCCCAGGACATTCCCCCGGCCCCCGCGAAGGCGCGGCCTCTCAAGAAGCGCAGGCAGCCCCGTCGTTCGACGCGGGCGGCCCGCAAGGGACGGAAGTGACCGATATGCGAAAGACCTGGCTGGACTTCCCGCTGATCGGCTTCGATCTGGAGACCACGGGCGTCGACGTCGCCCGGGACCGGATCGTGTCGGCCGCCGTGGTCCGCTACGGCGGCGGGCAGACGACCGAGACGCGGACGTGGCTGTCGAACCTCGACGGGGTGGAGATCCCCGCGGAGGCGACCCGTATCCACGGCATCACCACGGCGCAGGCCCAGGCCGAGGGCCGCCCGGCCGCCGATGTGATCCAGGAGATCACCTCGGCCCTGGCCGCCTACTGCGACGTCGGCCTGCCGCTGGTGGTGATGAACGCGCCGTTCGACCTGACGCTGCTGGAGCGCGAGTGCGAGCGGCACGGCGTCAAGAGCCTGTGGAACTCGACGCCGGTCGTTCTGGACCCGCGCGTGCTGGACAAGAAGGTCCAGAAGTACCGCAAGGGCAAGCGGCGTCTGCAGGACCTCTGCTCTTTCTGGTGCGTGAAGCTCGACGGCGCGCACAACGCGGCGGTGGACGCCAAGGCCGCGTGCGGCGTCGTCACGAAGATCGCTCGCCGGTATTCGTGGCTGACCCGCGAGGAGCTGGGGGAGCTGCACGAGCTGCAGGCCCGGTGGGCGCGGGAGCAGAACGCGGAGTTCCGCGAGTACCTGGCCAGCATCGGCGGCGAGGTCGATGACTCGCCGTTCGACTGGCCGCTCCTCCCGGCCTCGGCCTCCACGGCCTGACAGGCCCCCGGCCGCCGCCCGGGCGTCCTGGGCGGCGGCCGCCACCACTCTCCCCATCGCCAGGCAGGACATCCCATGACCTACGAAGAGGGCACCTTCCACGAGCCGTTCGGTCCCGAGTACGTGCGGCCGAAGCAGGCCGACTGCCCCAACTGCCCGTGCTGCTCGGCAGCCCTGTGCGAGCGCGGCCGTGCGGACGTGAGCCGCTGCGAGGGCCACACCAGCGACGAGACCCGCCCGACGGTCGCCGACTGCCCGTGCTCGGCGGAGACGACGCCCGGCACGATGGCCTGGCACATGGCGCGGATCCGCGCGGTCACCGCGGCGAAGATGAAGCCGCTCGACGCGGCGGCCGAGAACCTGCTGCGGACGGTCGCCACCGACCAGCCGGTCACCGATGAGGCCGAGTTGCTGCCTCAACTGACGCTGCGCCGCTACGTCGAGCTGATCGGCGGCCAGCCACGGCTGACCCAGTTCGGCCGCCTGTACCTCGACGCCCGGGTCCAGCAGTGGGCGGCGACCGCGGTGACCGTCGTGGACGTCGACAAGAAGACGCGGATGGCGCGGGTCGTCCTCGGTCGTCGCAGCGGCGAGTCGACGGTCGACGTGCCGATGTACCAGCTGGCCAACTCCAGCACCGGCCTGGGCGCCGACGAGCTGCCGGGCGTGACGCTCCACGCGTACGCGAACACCGCGGCGGTGCACGACGCGGACGTGGTCCTGCTCGGGGTCAGCAACCCGCGTGTCCCGGCACCGCTGTACAAGCCGGGCGGCATCGTCACCGTCCCGGCCGCCCCGGTGGGGCCCGAGCCGGCCGGGGGCGAGGGATGACCGTTTCGGCAACGGCGCGGCCGGGGGACCGCGAGCGGGCTGAGCACATCGGGGGCTTCCTGGCCCCCGGCCGTACGGACGAGCTGTGGGGCACGGTCTACCCCGGCGAGCCTCACAGCAAGGCGCGGCCGCGTTTCGACAAGGAGGGCCGCGCGTACAAGGACCCGGCGGACAAGCAGGCCGAAGAGACGACGAAGTGGTGGCTGCGGCAGCGGTGGCGGAGGGCCCCGCTGACCGGCAATGTCTCCCTCGGCTGTGTCTTCTTCCGGTCGTCCATGCAACTCATCGACGGCGACAACATGCTCAAACACGTGGCCGATGCCGGTAACGGCATCTTGTGGGTGGACGACTCGCAGGTCACCGCGAAGTACGTCGAGGTCCAGCTCGACCCCGAGCACCCCCGCACAGTGCTCGTGGTCGGCCCGCACGTCTCCACGATGCGTCGGGGCACCGACAACACCCGTACCTGTCCCGGCTGCACGGAGGAGTTCGTGCCGTCGCGGGGTGCGCAGGTGTACTGCGATGCGGACTGCTACAGGGTCAACCGCCGGAAGGCGGTGCGGTCATGAGCGGGTGCCGCGGGGCGAGCTGGGAGAGCATCGCCCGCACCCTGAAGACGGACAACGCCCCGGACGCCGAGATCGCGGACCGGCTGCACTGCGCGCCCGCGTTCGTGAGGCGGGTCCGTAAGGACCTTGGGATGCGGCCGTGGCCGGTGCGCGTGGAGCTGCAGCGGCGGTCCGTGAAGCCGGGTGACTGCGAGGTGGCCGCCGAGGTGGAGCGCCGCTACTTCGAGCTGGCCGTGGTCATCGAGGACGGCCACCGCCGCTGGCGGGGCCGGTTCTCCAAGGACAACGTGCCGATGTACAGCCACAAGGACAGCGCCTACCGGGTCGCCTTCCGTATCCAGCACCGCCGCGAGCCGGTCGGCCAGGTCCGGGTGGAGTGCGAGCGCGCGCGCTGCGTGGAGGGCCTGCACCTGTCCGACCAGTTGATGCGCGAGCGGGCCAAGGAGCTGCGCCAGGAGATGGAGGCGCTCGATGGCCGGCTGTGAGTCCCGCGCCGAGCGGTGGGAGCGGGCGGCACGCCTGCTGAAGGCGGAGCACAACATCTCGAACTGCGAGGCCGCGCGCAGGCTCGGGCTGTACAAGGACTTCGTCCGTCAGGTCCGGGCCGACCTCGGGATGCCGGTGTACCGGCAGAACACCTGGACGCAGGCGAAGTTCGACGCCACGACGATGCCGGTTGCCGGAGGGCACCGGCTGTGGCTCGGCCGGTGGGAAGACGGCCGAAAGCCGATGGCGGGGAAGGTCGCGGCCAGGAGGCTGTCCTACCGGCTGCAGCACGGCCGTGAGCCGGTGGGCCGCGTCGAGGGCACCTGTACGCGGGGCCGGTGCGTGGCCGGCGAGCACCTGGAGGACGACGTCCTTCGGGCCGCCCAGCCCGGCCGGCTCACCTTGCACGGCATGGACCTGGTGGCGATCAGGACCGCGCTGCGCGACGAGCCGCCGTATCCCTCGTTGGGGCGGCACGAGCAGCGGATGGCGTTCCGGCTCGCCGACCCCGTGCTCGGCGTCGTCCGCGAGGAGATCCCTGTGGTCGAGCTGGCGCGGCGTCTGGGCTGCGTCGACAAGACGGTCCGTCGGTGGCGCGACGAGGGGGTCCCGGTGTGACCGTGCGCCTGTTCATCGCCTTGCTCGACGTGGGGATGGCCGTGGACGCGTTCCTGTCGGCCGCCCAGGTGTGGGGCCCGTCCGCCGTGGCCTCGATCATCCTGCTCGCCCTCGCCTGGATCGTCCTGCCGGACAGTGCCCGGACACGCGTCCGGACTCCGTCCGCGCCCCTCCTGCTTCTGACTCGCTGCAAGCCGCTGACCTGCCGGGACACGTGTCCGGACACGTCGGCGGACACCGGCCCGGACCCGTCCGGACACGACTCCCGAGGAGGCCGCTGATGCGCACCAGCTACGACGCCCCGACCACGCACAGCCGGTCCGAATGGTGGGGTGACGACGCCCTGTGCCGCAAGGGCGGCGAGTACCAGCAGCCCGACCAGTGGTTCCCCGAGGACTGGCGGCGCGGCCCCGGCAAGCTCGACGCGCTCATTGCCAAGCGGGTCTGTGCCCGCTGCCCGGCCATCACCCCGTGCCTGGAAGGTGCCCTCGCGCGCCGCGAGCCGGTCGGTATCTGGGGCGGCCTCGACCCCGACGAGCGCACCCAGCTGAGCAACGACCGTGGCCGCGCGCAAGCCCCGGCGGCCTAAGCGGCCCGAGCCGCCACCGACCGGCGTCCTCGACTGGACGCGCGGCCACTGGGCCGGCGTCGAGAAGAGGTGCCGCTACTGCCCCGGCCTCACCCCGCTGCGAGACAGCGACGGGAAGCCCGCACACAAGGTGTGCGCGGAGGAGGCCATCGCCCGCCAGGTCGAGGAGTACGCCGAGGCCTGGGAGAACGAAAGGCTCCGCGAACAGTGACGCACGCGAAGATCCCCGCCGACGGCCGGGAACGGCTCGCCCTGGACATGCAGGCCCGCTACTACGCCGGGTCGTCCATCCGCAACCTGCGCGACCACTACGGCTACTCGTACGGCACCGTCCACAGCCTGCTGCTTTCGGTCGGCACCACGCTGCGCGGCCGCGGCGGAGTGAAGGGCGCCAAGCACAAGCGGAAGCAGTCCTGACCCCACCGACCGGCCCGGGGCGCGGCCACTCCTCACCGCGCCCCGGGCCTCCACCCCACGGAGCACCCGATGATGGACACCGAAGCCGCAGCGCGGCACGTCTACGCGGCCCTCGCCGCGGCCATGAACGGCGACGCCGACACCGCCGCCGAGCACATCGAAGCCGTCGCCACCGACGGCGACATAAACCGCGTGTACGGGATCTGCTGCGCGCTCGGGCACGCCGCCCACCGCTCCTTGCAGGTCCTCTTCGGCGACCAGGCCCCGCATCCCGAACGCGGCGACATGTGGGTCCTGCGCCAGCTGGAGCCCGAACTCCGCCCCGACCGCGCCCGATCCGGCGAGGACAACCCGGCGCAGGTCTTCTCGCTACGGTTCATCACGGCGTACGCCAACGGCGACACCGCCACCGACGAAGCCCTCTTCGAGGCCGCCGCGTACATCGGCGGCGAGCACCTGGTCCGCTGCGTCGTCCAGCTCGTCGCCGACACCGCTGGCCTGTGCAACGCCGGACACGCCGCCCTCGGCACCACCCCCGGAGCAGCCGCGTGACCACCCCGCCGCCCGGCCTCCGCCTGTTCCACGGCGGCGGCGCAGGCCTCCGCCCCGGCGCCCTCGTCCTCCCGCCGATCGTCACCGGCGTCGAGCACACGCTGACCGGCACCGCACAGGCCCTCGGCGCCAGCCACGAACACGCCCGAGACGACCGCGTGTACGTCACGACCGGCCGCGACGTCGCCCGCGTCTACGCCGCGTTCAAGCCCGACGGGTCGCTGTACGAGGTCCGCGCCGAAGGCGTCCTCGAGGCAGACCCGGACTGCACGGTGCCCGGCGTCTCGTTCGCGTGCACAGCCGCCGTCGTCGTCCGCGTGGTCGACCCGGTCGTCCTGTTCCGCGACCGGTCGTTCGACGCCTGGGTGCGCATGCTCAACCGGGCCACCGAGACAGCCGGAGCACTCGCCGGCGGGCGGCAGGCCGGATGAACGGAAGAACAGCGCACACGCGCGAGGCGGGGACAGCCCGGATGGGCTGCCCCCGCCTCGGCGTGCCTACGCACCGGTCAGTCTCCCCGCGGCAGCGTGTACCTCTTGAACTCGACGAGCAGGGTGTCGCCATTCGGCAGCGTCAGCGTGAGGTCGGCGCCGTCGTCCGCATGGGCCCCCGCCGAGTGCTCGGAGGCCTCGGTGAGAAGCCTCTCGATGGTCCGGCCCGTCTCGTAGAAGTCCATGGAGACAAGGGCGGCCACCCGCTTACCGCGGCTCGTCAAAACCGTTGGTTCGTTGCTGTATCGAGCACGCCCGATGGCGTCGGCGAAGGAGTTCCGGACGTCCGCGATCCGCTCGACGTGCTCGGTCTTAGCAGCGCTCATGGCGTCAGTGTACGGGACCGCACTCATGTACATCACAGACTTCATGTACTTCGTGTACATGAACGCTATGATGGGTACGTGATCAAGAAGACGTCGAGGTCACGCGGCATTCCTGTGCTCACTGCGCAGGACCTGCCTGTGCACCTGCCTGCTCAGAAGCTGGATCGGAGCGACCCGTATCGCTCGCTGAAACTGCCCGATTGGACGTGCACGGTGTCGGCGGTCTACCGCTTCTACGACGCAGAACGGCGGCCCCTCTACATCGGACAGAGCGCATGCCTCGGGCTCCGGCTTGACGACCACCGCCGCTACGCGCGGTGGTGGCCCATGACTGAGTTCATCGCCGTGTCGCTGTACGAGGGGCAGCGCGGCGCTGTGGTCCCCGAGCGGACGGCCATCCGCTGGGAGCGCCCCCGGTTCAACCAGCCGCCCGCGCTGTGCCGCAAATCGCTGCTGGTGCTGCTCGATGAGCCCGCCGAGGACGCTGCCGCCGCCCTGCTGAAACACGCAGAGCCTGAGTTCCTTCGAGAACTGGCCGAGTTGCTTCGGACGCCGGATCGCTTCCCGGGCATAGCAGCGCCACCTCGGCCGTGTTTCGGCCCGGCCTGACCCCGACTACCTGTCCAGCACTATCCAGAGAGAAGCCTGTGAGCGCAGAAGAGCCTGAGGGGCGGACCGGTGGGGGACCGGCGCACTCGTTCGGCAACGCGCTGGCCTGGAAGTGGTCACGCGAGATGCCGCGATCTCTCAAGGGCGGCTTTCTGACCTTGCTGTACGCCCTGCGCGCTATGGCGTCGGCGAACGGCTATCTCCGCTTCAGGGACGGCAAGGTCATCCGCATTCAGGACATCGCCAAGGCTGCCGGATGCCGCGAGCAGGACGCTCGCCGCTATCTGGAGGCTGCCATCCGTGCTGGCGTGGTTGTCGTGGAGGGCGAGCGTCGGCGGGGCACCGCGACGCTGTACGTCATTGCCAACACGAACTGGCCGGACTGGAAGGCCGCCGAGGCGTACCTGAAGGGCACTGCTCGCCGCCGCAAGGAGGACGAGGAGGTCAACGACGGTTCGGGCCACAGTGGCACGAACCTCGAAGGCGAAGGTTCGGGCCACGGAGGCACGAACCAGTTCGGTCCACAGAGGTCCGAACTCGGCTCGGACGACGCGGAGTCGGTTCGGTCCACTGTGGACCGACCGGGTTCGGTCCACAGTGGCACGACCGGTTCGGGCCACAGCGGCACGAATATCCCAGGGGGAACCCAAGGGGTTCCCCACGACATGGCTGATGTAGTTCCTCAACCTCAGGTGGATGCGGGCGCGGACGAGGAAACCGACCAGCCTTCGCCCCAGCACGAGGAGCACCTGCCGTACGGCCGGTGCGAGGTCTGCACGACGCCGCTGACACGTCCCGGCAAGCCCCGGTGCTCGGTGCACAGCGAGCCGCTGCCCGGCCAGCGCCGCAGGGGCTCCTCGTCCCGCCAGCGGGCCATCCAGCCCCCGCTGCTGGCCTCGGTGCCCCCGGCGAGTGACAGGCCCGCCGGACCTGCGCGGCCGCCGTTCCAGTGGAAGCCCGAGGATCCGCTAGCCCCAGCCCGGATCTGCGGCTGTGGGCGTGAGTTCAAGGCGCGGACGGACCAGACCTGCCAGGACTGCCAGTTCGCCGCCCACCAGGAGGCAGAGACCGCATGAGCGAGAAAGTGACCGAGCTGGGCGAGGCGCTGCGCGCCCTGGGCGAGCGAGGTGAGCACCTGATCGCCCTGCAACCCGCTCCCGAGGACCTGGACGAGATCCGGGAGGAGATGGACGCAGCCCGGAGGCTCCTCGTCGTGGCGCGGGCGTCGCTGGCCCGCCGGTGCCCGCAGCACCCGAACGCGCCAGCCGACCCGACCGCCGACGGTGAGTGCCTGTTTTGCGCGACGAACCGGCGCCGCGGGGAGACCGCCAACGTCACCGAGGCGGTGCCGCTGCAGACGGTGGCCCGCGCGGTCGCCGAGCTGGGCCAGGACGAGGCCGTACGCCGGTACGGGGCGCAGACAGTGACCCGGGCGGTGCTGGTCTGCCGCAACGACCTCGCGCTGCTGCAGGAGTCGGCGTGAAGCGTAGCGTGGCGGCCGAGTTGTTCGACCAGGCGGCGCACGACCCGGCCCGCCGACAGGACGCGATGAGCGCCCTGTTCACCGGCCTGGCGACTGCCGCGCAGGCGGCGGCCGACGAGCGGCGGGCTCGGCGGGTGGCGGCCCGCGCGGAGCGCCGGAACCGGCCCGAGGCAGTCGCCGCCCGATCGGCGGCCGCGACGAAGGGCTGGGGGACCCGCCGGCGCCGCGCGGCCGAAAACGCGGCCCGCGACGGCTGGGACGACCAGCCGAGGCGCACCGGCCCGGTGTGCGACGAGATGAACCACAACTCGGTCGGCTGCGAGGTGTTCTGCGAGCTCGACCCGGACCACGAAGAAGACCACGACGACGGCTATGGCACGACGTGGCCGCGAGAGGACTGACGTGACAACGACTGCACAGGGTGAGGGGCCCCGGATCGTCGGCGACGCGCTCGCCAAGGGAGTGGCCGGCGACTTGGAGGGCGGCGTCGACCTGCTCGTGCTGCTGATCGCGGGCGGCTGGAGCAGCGCGTACGCGCTGGCGGCGATGCTCGCCGAGACCGCCTCGCACATCGCCCGCCGCGACCAGCAGCCCGGCACGGTGTTCGGGATGCCGGTCCAGAACACCGAGACCGGCGAGTGGGCGTCGGCGGAGGTTCTGCCGCCGCACGTACGGTTCGCCGCACAGTTCACAACCGCGTGGGCGAACCGCGACCGGGCACACGCCGAGGCCCTGTTCACCGCCCTGTACGAGCGGTCGGCGCCGGACGGTAGCGAGATGGTCGACGGGCTGCTGATGCTGTTCCAGATGGCCGTGTGCACCTCCGAGGAGGTCATCGCGGAGGAGCGGGCCAAGCGCGAGCAGGGGAGCGGCTCGTGAGCCTGGTGACCCGCGACCCGAAGACCGGACTGCGGCGGGGCCCGGTCCGCTTCCCTGACGGGCAGCCGCCGGTGCCGTCCGGCTGCCGCTGGTGCGGCATCCCCGAGGGCACCCACGGCCGCAGCTACATCGCGTCGGCCGGGACGCACACGTGGGAGCAGCCGACCCGCGCGCAGGTCCTCGCCCGCATGAAGGCCCGCCGCACGGCCCGCCGTTACGCCCGTCGCATGGCGCCGATCCTCGCTGCGTTCGAGCGGGGCGCCGAACTGGTCGGCCCCCGGGAACGCCGCCGCCGCGACCGCACCGAACCCACCCGCCCGACCAGCGAGAGGACCGCATGAGCACCCAGGCACCGCCTCGGATCGTCGGCCACGCCGACCCCACGCCAGTGGAGTTGGCCGTCGTCGTCGGCGTCACCGCCGACCGAGACCCTGAGTCGTACGTCGCGTTCACGTTCTTCCGGCCCGGCGGCGGCGCCCGGCTCTGGTACGCGTGGACCGAAGGCGGCCACGCCCTCGGCGACCGGCTCGACGAGCTGGCGCTCGCGGGCGGGCTGGACGCGGCGGACTGGCTGCACATCGGGGACCGGCACCACCGCATCGAGTACCGCGGCCGGATCCGCATCGAGACGATCCCGCTGCGCGCCGCCCTCGCCGACGTCCAGGCCGGTGAGCGCTGCCTCGAAGACCGCCGGCACGGTCTGCAACGAGTCCTCGACTTCGCTGCCGTCCGGACCGGACGCACCGGCCCCGTCAGCCTGCCCCGCTGGGTCGGCTACGGGCCCACCCTCGTCAACCGGACGACCGCCATCCACCCCGCCCCGGAGATCCGATGACCGATCCCACCACGCCAGCGGACCGCCGTCCGGACAACGTCCGGACAACTGCGGGCAACCGCACAGCCCCCCTGGATGACGCCCTCGGCGCCCTCCTCGGCATCCCGCTGCGCGACCGCATCGACCGGCACCTCCTCGAAGGGCAGCGCGCCGAGGCCACCGTGCAGCGCGTCCGCCAGGTGCCCCGCCGACCCGAATCCCAGATGGACGCCGGGGCGTACGCGCGCGGTTGGGAAGCCTGCCGCAACGCCGTGGACCAGGCGCTCGCCGACCCGGACACCGCCGCGGCCGACGCCGACAGCCGGCCGTTCTCCGACCTGTCCCGCTCGGGCCTGCTGTGGCTGATCAACCACAGCCTGCTCCACCCCAGCGGGCTCGCCCTCACCCTGCACACCGACGACTTCGGCCACGCCATCGGTTGGAGCCTGGTCCGAAGCCCCGACGGCGGACCGTGGACGTTCAGCGACGCCATCGACGCCGACGGCGAACGACGTGCCCGCGCCACCCTCGACACCGCCCTGCGCTCCGGCCCGGACAGCGTCCGGACAGACCAGGACGACCGTCCGGGCGTGGGCGGGATCGTGACCGGGACGGCGCTCGTCGGCGGGACGGGGTGCGAGCTCACCAGCGCGGACACTGTCCGGACAGTGTCCGGGGGCACGCGTCCGGACAGTCCGGACACCGGCTCGTCCGGGTTCCGGTTCGAGTACCGCGCTCGGGTGTCCCGCGACCTCGCCGGCGCCGCGTTCGCCGAAGGATTCGCCGCCCTGCGCCAGGAGATCGACGCCGCCCAGATGCAACCCGGCGAGGACGCCGCGCCCGCCGTCCTGCCCGACACCGGCCCCTCGCATGCTGGGTGAAGGACCCCGGCCCCCTCCACGCCGTCACCTGAACGTAACAAGCCAAACGACAGCCCCCTTCGGGTCACCCCGGCGGGGGCTTCGCCGCATTGCAAGCCCCAACCAGCCACACATAGAGGAGACGTCTGCCGTGACGGACACCCGAGCGACTCAGGTCCAGATGCACGTTGATGACCTGCTGCTCCTGATGAACACGAGCCGGATCAAGAAGGACACGTTCGAGTACGGCGGCCGGGAGATCCGACTGCGCGCCTTCGACAAGGCCGAAGCGTTCAGCCTGGTCGACGCCACTCACGCCGACGTCGAAGAGAACGTCGACATCTTCACCGACGCGACGCTCGCCGACCTGAACCACCGTGTGGACTGCACGGTTCTTGGCGCGATCACCGAGGGCCGCTTCCAGGTCGGAGTCCGCCGGTACGTCACCGTCCGCCGCCCCCACTTGCCCCTGCCGAAGCTGACCCGGCACATCGTCGCCTCACAGCGGCTCATGCTCGACCGCAAGGAACAGGTCGGCTACACCTCAATCGTCTACTACGGCACCCACGGCGGAGGCCCTGAAAGCTGGGTCGACCTCGGTTCCGGGCGCCCGCTCGCCGAGGCCCATCCGGGGGAGTGGCGGGCGCTGCAGATCGCGCTCGGCATCCAGTTCAACCGTGACTACCTGTGGTACGTCCACCTCAAGCGGCCACAGGGCGAAGCCGGAGTGATGATCCCCACCACCCCGGCCGGCGCACACCAGCTGTTCCGGCTCCGCGACGTCGAGCCCGGAGAGACCCGTCGCCGCGCCCTGATCCACTGGGTGGCCGAGCACTCCCGCCGCATCCGCAAGGACACCGCGGACGAGACCCGCACCTGGGTGAAGGAGCACGTCCGCGGCGAGGTGAACTTCAACTGGGGCGACATCGCGGGCACGATCTTCCCGGCCCCCGCTGATCTGCGCAGGCTCCAGCACGGCTGATGCGGCGCCGGCCCCGGACAGCCACGAGGCCCTTCCCTGGACGGGGAAGGGCCTCGCCGCGTTGCGGTCGAGCGGGCGGGACACCCGAGCGGTCAGGCCGCCAGAGCACCGGTGCGGGCCGCGAACTCGCGGACGCCCTCGATGCGGGTCGGCCCGTACAGCAGTCCGGCCGTCAGCGCCCGCAGCGAGGGCCGCCGCACCTCCTGCGGAGCCTCCTGCTCCACCCGGCGCAGCGCGGTGAACGTCTGCTTGCCGTCACCGAGCGCGTTCCACATGCGGGCCACGTCGGTCCACGCCCGCGCCCGCCGCTCCGCCGTCGGCATCCGGTCCACGTTCAGCCGGGCCGCCACGCTCACCGCCTCGTCCGGCGTGCCCAGCGCGTTCAGCACACCGATCCGGTACACGTCGACCTGCGTCCGCGACGCCTCCACCGTGAAGAAGCCTTGTACCGCCGGTCGCCGCCCAGCCTCACGCTCGGCCTCCTCCAGCAGCGACAGAGCCATGGACCGGTCCCGGCCGGTGGCCGCCGAGTACGCCCCGGTCAGCAGCAGCGTCGTCCGCACAGCACCGGTGTGGTCGCGGGAGGCATCCAGGTCCTCGGCCTCCTTCGTGAGCAGGTGCACCGCGGCAGTGGAGCGGCCCGAGCGGCGCATGGCGATCGCCAGCTGCCGCGAGGCCTCGCCGACGGCCACCGGCATGCCGCTGCAGCGCGCGGCCGCCAACGCCCGGTCGGCCGCCACCCACGCCGCATCGGAGTGCCGCTTCGTCGCCAGCTCGGCCGCGAGCACGTAGGAGCGGGCCAGCGCCAGGTCGGCCTCCTCGCGCCTGCGGCCCGAGGCGGCGTCGCGCGTGGCGGTCGCCGTTGCGATCAGGCTGGGCAAGGTCTGCCCGAGCCGCGCGTACTGGGTGGCGCAGAAGTCGCGCCGCGCGGCGGCGACCTGTCCGACCAGATGGGGGAGCGCTACAGGCTCCGCCTCGGGCAGCCGGAACAGCGCCACTTCCAGATCGGCATCGACCGGTGTGGCAGCGGCGGAGGCCGGGCCGGCGCCGACGACAACTGTCGCCCCCGCTGCCACCACTCCCGTCAGCAGCTCCCTACGACGCACCTCGTCCTCCTCGTCCGACCGGCAACCTCCGGCCACCGTAGCGACATTGGTCATGCCGGGTACGGCAGACGCACGCAGCTGCTCCGGTGCGATACCGAGGAACGCCGCGAACTTCAGCAGGGTCGGATAGTCGACGCTCATCCGCCCGCCCTCGATGCGGGAGACCGCCGACGCCGAATAGCCACAGGCATCACCGACCTGTGTCTGTGTCAGGCGCGCGGCACAGCGCGCCCCGCGTAACAGAGCGCCGATCCGAGCATCCGCGCCCATGGGCACCTCCTTGGACCCGGTTGGGTGGGGGAGAACCTAGCGCCACTCGGAAGGTGTCGGCAGGGGCGTGCGGATGCACACCGTGTGCCGGATCCGCACACCGGTTGCCGATGCGCGCCCGCCGGCTCCGCACCGGTCTTGCAGCCGCCAAGGTGAGGACCGCACCCGGCAGCAGCCGGGCGTCTCCTCGACCGGCCCCCAACCTGCGGCACACCCATGCCGCCAGCCGGTCATCCTCATCGGAGGCACGACATGCAGCTGTTGGTTACCGGCGGCGCCGGTTTCATCGGCTCCCACTTCGTCCGGCGCATGCTGCGCGCCGACGACGTCGAGCGGGTCACCGTCCTCGACGCGCTCACGTACGCAGGCAGCAGGGGCAACCTCGGACAGGCCTTCCTCAACCCGAAGCTGGACTTCGTCGTCGGCAACATCTGCGACGCTGCCCTGGTCGAAGACCTCATGGCCCAGCACACCGCGGTCGTCCACTTCGCCGCCGAGTCCCACGTCGACCGCTCGTTCACGACCGCCGGGACGTTCGTGACGACGAACGTCATCGGCACGCAGACCCTCGCCGACGCCGCCATGCGGCACGGCATCACCAAGTTCGTGCACGTCTCCACGGACGAGGTGTACGGGCCGCTCCTGGAAGGCGCGGCCACCGAGGACTACCCGCTGCGCCCGACCGTCCCCTACGCCGCCTCCAAGGCCGCCAGCGACCTGGTCGCCCTCAGCTACTGGCACACGTACGGAGCGCCGGTCTGCGTCACCCGCTCCTCGAACAACTACGGGCCCTGCCAGCACCCCGAGAAGATCATCCCGTTGTTCGTGACCCGCCTGCTGCGCGGCGAGCAGGTCACCCTCCACGGCGAGGGCCAGCACATCCGTAACTGGCTGCACGTCGAGGACAACTGCGCCGGCGTCGAACTCGTTCTGCGCCTGGGCGCGCCGGGCGAGGTCTTCAACATCGGCGGCGGCACCGACCTGTCCAGCAAGGAGCTGGCAGGCGAACTGCTGCGGATCTGCGGCGCCGACTGGGACCGCGTCACCTACATCCCCGACCGGCTGTCCAACGACCTCCGCTACGCCATGAACTGGGGCAAGCTCGCCGCCCTCGGCTACAAGCCGGTCCACGACTTCGAGGCCGGACTGGAGGAGACCGCCGACTGGTACCGCTGCAATCCGGACCGGTGGGCGCCGCTCTCGCGCAGCCACCTCCCGGCCATGCCCTCCCCGCGCGTCGCCCCCGACACGACCCTGGAGCCGCAGCATGTCTGAGCAGTGGCCGCAGGACGCGCTGATCGTGCTCGGCGCGTCGGAGGAGCAGATCGCGCTGTACCAGGAGGCGCGGCGCCGGGGTATCCCGACCATCGCGGTGGACATGCGGTCGGACGCCCCCGCGCTTCCGTTCGCCGACACGGCTCTGCAGATCTCCACCCGGGACACCGACGCCATCGCCGATGCGCTGGGCGACGTCCACCCCGCCGGGCTCGTCTGCGGTGCGAGCGACGCCGCGCTGGCCAGCTGGCACGCCCTGGGCATGCGGTACGGCACCGCCTACGTGTACCCCAAGAGCGCACTCGCCGCCTGCGACAAAGCTGCCTTCCACGCGCTCGCCGCGTCCTGCGGCGTCGCCGGATACGGATGGGTCGCGTCGGACGACCCGGAGCAGGCCGTCGCCGAGGCCGCGGGGCTGCGCTTCCCCCTCGTGGTCAAACCGGCGGACGGATCAGGCAGCAAGGGCGTCACCCGCGTCACCCGCCCCGACGAGCTGCCCGCCGCCGTCGCCAACGCCCGCTCCCACTCCGCATCCCGGACGGTGATCGCGGAAGAGTTCGTCCAGGGCCGCCCGCTGACCATCGAGGTCTTCATGCAGGACGGCAGGGCGCTGATGACCTCCGTCAAGGACGAGGAGTTCGTCGACGGAACTCTCGTGCTCGGGCGGCTGCGCACTGCTCAGCTGCCCCCTGCGACGCGCGCCCGACTCGAAGCCACCGCCGAACGGCTGTGCCGTGCACTCGGCATCGTCAACGGGCCGGCGAACTTCGACGTCGTCCTCGACGAGGACGGCAAGGAACGCTTCATCGAGGCCAACGCACGCCTCGGCGGCGCCGGCATCCCCCGACTGCTCGCCGCCGCCTACGGCGTGGACGTCGTGCGTGCGCTCATCGCGCTCGTACTCGGTGAGCCGTTCGGCGGCCACCTGACGCCAACGCGCGCCGAGCATGCGGCGCTGGAGCTGATCGGCTCACCGCTCGCCGCTGAAGGCGAACTGGTCGCCTGGGAGGGCATCGCCGAAGCCCGCAGCGTCCCTGGAGTCACCGATGTCGAGCTGTATGCCAAGCCAGGCGACCACGTACGGCCTCATGACCAGGGCTCCCACAAGATCGGCCTGCTCGTCGCCGCCGGACCGTCGGCTGCGGACGCCGCTTTGGCCCTGGAGAAGGCCAGCGCGCTGATCCGACCGATCGTCCAGCCGATCACGGAGGCGAAGTGACCACGCACACCAGCTCGCCCAGCCCGGACGCCGGACGCAACGCCAGCCCGTACCTGTACGGGGAAGAGGCCGCCGCGGTCGCCGAGGTACTCCAGCGCGGACAGTACGGGCACACGGACGTCACCGAGCGGTTCGAGCAGAAGGTCGCCGAATTCCTCGGCGTCCGCGACGCCATCGCCGTCATGTCCGGCACCGCCGCCCTGCACACCGCGCTGCTCGCCGCCGGGGTCGGTCCCGGCCACGAGGTGGTCGTGCCGTCCATGACGTTCTGCGCGAGTGTCCAGGCGATCCTGGCCACCGGCGCCACTCCGGTCTTCACGGACGTCGACCCGGCCACCCTGTGCGTCACCGATCAGCTCGTCATGGAGGCCGTCACTGACCGCACTCGCGCCGTGATGCCGGTCCTGTTCGGCGGCCGGGCCGTCAACCTCTCCGGCGTCCGCAAGGAACTGGCCGGCCGGGACATCGCCATCGTGGAGGACGCCGCGCACGCCTTCGGCTCCCACAACGGCGCCCGCCGCGTCGGCGCCACCGGAGACCTGACCTGCTTCAGCTTCGGCCCGATCAAGAACCTCACCTGCGGTCAAGGCGGCGTCGTCATCCCGCGCAGCCTCCCCGAGGCCGCCACGCTCCGCCGCCTGCGCATGCTCGGCGTCGACCAGTCGCAGGCCGAACGCGGCCAGACCACCAGCTACGGCGTGGAGGGCTTCGGACTGCGCTACCAGATGTCCGGCATCAACGCCACGATCGGCCTCGTCCAGCTCGACCACTTCGACAAGGCCGAGACGACCCGCCGGATCCTGTGGCGCGCCTACCGGCGGGCCCTCGCCGCCCTGGACGGCGTGCGCCTGGTCGACGTCGATGTCGACCACTCCGTGCCGCACCTGTGCCAGATCCTCATCCCGAACAGGGACGAGGTACACAAGCAGATGAAGGCCCGCGGTGTCGGCGTGGGCGTCCACTACCCGCCGAACCACCTGCAACCCGCGTTCGCCCAGTGGCGCCGCGACTTGCCCGCCACCGAGCAAGTCGGGCGCGAGGTCCTGACGCTGCCGTTCCACCAGCACCTCTCCGAGAACGACATCGACCAGGTCGTCACCGCCCTCGGGCAGGCCCTCAAGACCGCGGGAGCCGCATCATGCGCCAGGCCCTGATCGGGAGGCGGCAAGGGAAACCGACGAGTCGGTGACCGCCGCCCGCCGGCACTGCGCGACCCTCATCGCGGCAGAGACGGCTCACCACGTCGGCCGACCCCAGCCGTGACCGGCCGGCCCGCCGCGGCGGCCAGGACCTCGTCCACGAGCCTGTCTGCCGCGTCCGGGCGGCCGTACGCACGGGCCCGCTCCGCCATGCGCCGCCGCACGTCGGCATCGGCCAGGAGCGGGCCCACCGCTGTCTGCAGCTGGGCCGCCGTCACCTCGCCGGTCAGCGCGACCGCCGCCCCGGCCTCCTCCAAGTGCCGGGCGTTGTGCACCTGCTCGTTCCCGGCCGAGGACGCCAGCGGCACGAACACGGCCGGCTTGCCCAGCGCGGTCAGCTCCGCCAGCGTCCCCGCCCCACTCCGTGACACCACGACGTCCGCGAGGGCCAGGACGTCGGGCAGCTCGCCGCTGACGAACCCGGCCAGGTGGTAGCGGGCCGCCAGTTCGGCCGGGAGCCCGGCCGCCCGCGCCCGCAGCCCCGCCTCGTTCGCCGGGCCGCACTGGTGGATCACGTTCGCCCGCTGCAACAGCCACGGCAGCGATTCGCCGACCAGCTCGTTGATCTGCTGCGAGCCCTGCGCCCCACCGGTCACATACACGGTCGGCAGTCGCTGGTCGAAGCCCCACAGGCCCAGCGCCTGGACGGCTTTGTCCGCCTGTCCGGACAGCACCTCGGGCCGCACCGGGTTCCCGGTCACCACCGCGATCGCGCGCGCCGACTCCGACAGCAGCCCGAGCGTCGACTCCGACGACACGCAGATCCGCGCCGCCGCCGACGCGAGCTTCCGGTTCGCCAGCCCCAGCCGCACCGTCTGCTCGTGCAACACGAGCGGCCGGTGGCACATCCGCGCCGCCAGCCCGGCCGGAACCGCCACGTACCCGCCTGTCGCGAGGACGACATCCGGCCGGAAACTGTCGATGGCCCGCCGCGCCTGCAACACGCCGAGCGGCACCCGGGCCATGTCCCGCACGTTCGCCGGCGAAGCCAGCTTGAGCGGGTTCTTCGAGCGGCGGATCTTGCCGGTCGCCACGGTGGTGAAGGCGATGCCCTCGGCCGGGGCGACGCGCGCCTCCAGACCGTCGGCCGTTCCGATCCACAGAGTCTCGAGCGCCCGCCCCTCGGCGGCGAGCCGAGCCTCCAGCGCGCGCACCGCGGTCAGCGCGGGATACGTGTGTCCACCGGTCCCACCGCCCGTGACGACGAGACGGAAAGGGGCGCTGTGCATCGGGACCGCTCCTCGGCGAAAGGGAGATCAGACGACGCCACGATAGCGGCTACGCGTGCCCCGCCCGCCCGGCTCGCACAAATCTACGCCACGCGGTCACCGCACCCGGGTCACTGTGCACACCGCGTGCCGCGTCGTCCCCGCCAGCACCTCCACCACGATGCCTGTCGCCGCCGCGGTGTAGGCGTCTCCCGCCGACGTCCTCGCCCGCCCCACCCCCGGGCCGCGACCCCGACCGATCACAGACTGGTGACGAGCGCCCCGTTCCCGCAGAAGGTTGGTCTCCTCGCCCCGCCAACCCGGCACCGCACGCTCTGAGCGAAAGCATTCAGCCAAAGTCCGCCAGACCGTCAGCGGCCTTTTCAACCTGCGGTTTTGATAGATCGTCAGTTTCTATAGGGTAGGTTCTAGGCCCTCTGACCTGCGGTTATCCCGGCACCGATCCGCGCCGATGGACGCCCGGGGTTGATCTCGCCCCTCGAAGATGGCCGACGGAAAACGCTAACGACGTCAAGGCCAGATCCCGTCGCATACCGTCGTACGACATCAAGCCACCGCGCCCTCTGCGCGACAAACGCTTGAGCCCCACCACGCAGGAGCGGGGACCGCCTCGCCCGGCGGCCCCCGCGGTGTCCTGCATCGAAAAACCTGGAAGTGATCCGGAAGGACATGTCTATGCAATCACAGGCCTGGCGGCCCCTGGGAGTCGTGTGGCGGCCCCCCGCCCCCGCCATCGTCTTCCTCGCCGCCGCAGTCTCCGCCCTGCTGCTCCATTCCTACGGACTCCGCATCGCGGCCGGCGCCTTCACCACCGCCGTTGCCCTCGACTGCATCCGTATCCCCAGAAAGAGGACGACCATCCCGCAGCAGCCCGTACCGGAAATTAACGGGACGATCCTCACGAAGCGCCTCCAGCGCGAGCGCCACAACTACTGACGCTGCTACGGTCCCCCGACCCCCCGGCGGCCGGGCGTCTACCTCCCCCCGTAGAGCCCGGACGCCCCCACCGCCACAGCGCCCCCGCATCCAAGAGCGGGGAGGCGGGGGCGCTGCACGGCGGACGCACACAGGGTGACCGCACTGCTACCGTAGGTGCTGGCAGCCTTCGGGAAAGCGCCGCAGCCGGTGACCGAGCAACCATCGGCGTCCACGCAGAAGCCCCCCGCCTGCACCGACGGGGGGCTTCCTGCTGCTTGGGCCGGCTCCTCCTTGCAGGTCACCGTCCGGCCGGCGGGCTCACTCGGTGGGCGGTTCGGGCGTCCCCTGCTTCTTCCGTGGGTTCTTCGCCTCGGGTCGCTTCGTGCCGCGCAGCCCCTTGCTGATCTGCTGGGCACGCTCCGGCGTCACCTCGCCGATGATGGCCGCAATCTCCGGCCAGGTCTTCCGTTGCTTCTGGCGGAGCGCATTCACGCGATCCTCCCGCAGCTGGCGAAGCTCCGAGTGCAGATCGGGCCACTCTCGCAGGGCCTCGGAGACGGCGGCCGTGCAGGCGGCGTCGTCCTCGATCAGGGCGAACGCCGCGATGGCCTCACGCAGTCTGGTCACCTCCTCGGGCACCTCCTTCGACTCTTCGGCCAACGCCCCGCTCCTTCCTCCCGCGCAGGCGCGACCGCGCGACACAAACCCTAGGGCTTGCTTTGGTGAAAGCCAAGCCCTAGGGTTTGTGTCTGCGAGGCCGCCTCCCGCTGTCTCGTACGTACAAGTCGGCCCCCGGTCGGGGCCTAGGAAACGCCGACCGGGGGCCACGTCAGATGGAGCTGACGCATGGCACAGATTACTGATCGACGCCTGGGTTCTCCCCAGGGTGTCGCCAGTGAACACGAGTCCAAGGCCGCCGAGGTCTTGGCGACGGTCGCGGGTGTGCTCGCGACGGAGGACCCGAAGGACGCCGTCGACTCGATCGAGTTTGCCGTCCTGGTCGGCGCGAAGGCGTACGCGCAGGCCGGCCGGTCCTGCTACGGCGGCGGGGTGAACGTCTCGCGCCTGGCGCTGCAGACGGTCGGTAGGGTCCCCGCGGGCGTGTCCCGTGAGGAGTTCTCGGTGGCCGTCGCGCAGGCCGCGCGGGCGCTGGGTTACGACTGGGCGGCCGACGACAACCGCAGGGTCATCCCGACGATCCCGGCTCCGCGTCCGGGGCAGGGGAGGGCCGCCCGGTGAGCGCGCAGAGCGAGCAGGCGCGGGCCCGGCAGGCGTACGCCGGGGGCCGGGAGCAGCGTGACAGCGGGAACGTGCAGCGGGCCCAGGACAACGCGCGCATCAACGGCGGTGCCACCGCAGGAAGCCAGAGCGGGGGTGCCCGGTGAGCGCGCGGTCGGGTAGTGCGGAGGAGATCCGCGCGAAGGTGATCGAGCTCGCGGACCGGCTTGAGCGGGACCAGCCGTCCGTGCCGCTGCTGGAGAGCCGGTTGCAGGAGCTGGTGGCGGAGCCGACGGGTGAGCCGGGCGTTGAGGCGCGGCTGCTGGGCGTCATGCCGAAGATCGCGGCCGGTGAGCTGCGCGAGGCCTTCGGCAAGCGTGTGCGGGAGGTGTGGGCCCGATGACGCGCCGCATCGACACGCATACGCCGAACAGCGTGGCGGCGGAGCCCGCGACGGTGGCGGCCTGCCAACGCGACCTGGGCAGCCCGCAGGACCGGGCCAACCGGGCGGACGCCGCAGCCCGGCAGTCCGAGGCCACGAGCAAGGCCATTGCGGAGCGCTCCGACGTCTGGGGTGGTCGCCAATGACCTGCTGTGGAAAGCCGATGCGCCGCGAGGGCCAGCGGTTCGTGTGTACGAAGTGCGGGAGCTACTTCGACCAGGGCGGCGTCGCGCCGACGCGGCGCCTGGTCGCCGCCGGGATCATCGCCCGCCGCACCGGCGGCCGGTCCCTGCGCCTGACCTGCACCCCGGCCGGGGTCACCGGCCACCTGCGCAGCGTGGCCCCGGCCGCCACCGGGAGGTGCTGCTGATGGACGCCGACGCTGTGGGGCGGTTCGTCCGCTCCCTCATGCCGGGTGACGACCAGGCGCTGGCCGACCGGGACTACCCCGGCCAGAAGTCCGCGAGCCAGGCGGGCCACGAGGCCCGCGTCGCGCGGCACCGCGCGGGGGTCGCCAAGCAGGCGGCCAAGACGCGGCAGGAAGCCACCCGCAGAAGGTAGTTGCCGCTCTGGACCGGCCCGGCCTCCCCGTCATCCCCCTTCGGGGGCGCCGGGCCTCTCTCCTGAACGATCACGAGCCCGAAGGGCACAGCCATGTCCCAGACACCCGAGACGCCGCAGCCCCGGCAGCCCGGCGTGCGCTACAGGAAGGTCACGCGGTACCGGGAGGAGACGACCGTCATCGACGGCCGCCCGTCCACCCGGCGCGTGCCCTATCTCGCGTACGTCCCGGTCCCGCCGCGCGACTGGGACGAGATCATTCGGCGCGGGGTCACGGGCGTAGCGATCGTCGTCACGGTCCTGGCCGCCGCGGGTACGACCGCCAGCATCGGCGGGCTGCTGTCCCGGATGCTGCACCCGGCCGTCGCGTACGCGGTCGGCGTCGTCTTCACGTCCTCGTGGCTGGCCTGCCTCGGGGTCGAGCACATCGAGCGAGTCGACGCCAAGCGAGCGCAGCGGGCCCGGGCCGGCGGCTGGGTGGCCTTGCTCATCAGCATGGGGTCGGTCATCACGTACGGCGACCAGCTGCACCAGCTGCCCGCCGGCGTCGTCGGCTCGTGCCTCGACCTGCTCGCCAAGGGCCTGTGGTTCCTGGTGATGGGCCTGGACCGCGTGAACCTCGACCCGGGCGTCGCGCACTGGGTCACCCAGGAGGAGCAGGCGCTTGCCGGGCGGTTCCTGCTCGGCACGCGCCTGGCCCGCCTGAACCGGCGGGCCGCCGCGATGCGGGCCGTGGAGACACCGGAGTTCCGAGCGGCCGAGGCGATCCTCAACGAGGCCGGGCAGGCGCGGCAGATCGCCGCGCCGGACACGTCCGGACAGGCGGCCGAGGTGTCCGGGCAGGCTGTCCAGACGCCGCCCGAGCCGCCGGTGCCGCCGCCGTCCGGACAGGGGCCGTCGCTGTCCAAGACGGTGACCGGACAGCCGCCCGCGCCGCCGGCGCCGGTGCCCCCGGCCGCACCGGTCCCGCCCGCCGCGCCGGTGGGCGCGGGCGCGCCGACCGGCCAGGCCACGCCGCCGCCCGCGCCACAGGCCGGGGGAGCGCACCCCATCGGCCAGTCGATCGCCGCGACCGTCCGCGACCTGCTCGACAAGAACCCGGCCTGGGCCGTCGACGCGCCGCTGGAAGAGGCCGAGCTGGAGGCGATGACGGACGCGGTGCGCCAGGCGCACGGCGACCGGAAGGGCCTGCAGGAGACGACCCGCCGCACCCGCGACCGCGAGCTGAAGAAGCGAAGGAAGACAGCCTGATGACGTGCCTGCTCGTGGCCGAAGGCGTTGTCGGCCTGGTCCTGGCTCTGCTGGCCCGTAACGGCCTCGTGCGCGCATACGGGCTGCTGATGCTGCTCATCGCGCTCGTCGCAGAGATGTCGGGAGTGGGGCCGTCGTGAAACCCCTGCTGCTGCTCGGGGCCGCGGCCGCCGCCTACTGGTGGTGGCGTTACCGCGGCCCCGGCCGCCAGATCACTGGCGCCGGTGCGTCGGCCGCCGCCCGGGCGCGGCAGTTACGCACCCCGCTGGTCCGCCTCGCGACCGCACTCGACATCCGCACCCAGGCGGAAGCCGACGCCAAGAACTGGGAGCACGGCGCCCAGGGGGAGCGGCTCGTCTTCAAACTCCTGCAAGATCTCGTCCGCGAAGGCTGGGTGTTCCTGCCGGACCGCGGCATCCCCGGCAAGCGCACGAACATCGACCTGCTCGCCGTCAGCCCGCGCGGCTGGCTGTACGTCCTCGACTCCAAGAGCTGGGACGCCAGCCGACGGCTGTCCATCCGGGCAGGCCGGCTCTACCGCGGCCGCCCCGGAGGCCAGCTGCAGGACGTGACCGACTGGCTGGGCGGCCTGCACCGCGGCGCCCGCGCCGTGGAAACCCTCCTCGGCGTCCGCCCCGAGGCCATCGCCGTCATGGACGGCCCCATGCGCAGCGGCGAGCGGCTGCAGTTCCAGGGCCTGCGCCTGGTCCCGGCCGCCGACATCTGCGCCGTCCTGCGCGCGACCGACCGCAAGAAGCTCCGCACGAACCGTGCCGCCCGGCTCGCCGACACCGCAGCCCGCGTGCTGCCCCCCTACCTCGGAGACTGACCGTGCTCACCAACCTCGACGTGCTGATCCTGACCATCCTCGGCGGCCTGTTCATCAACCCCCGCCGGTACCGCAGTTGCTGGACCGCCGTACTGGCCGCCCTGGCGACGGGAATCGCCACCGGCGCCGTCTACATGCTGGTCACCCGAGTCCTGCTGCCCTGGCTCGGAGTGACGCCGTGACGCCGCGCGAGCGCTGGCTTCAGCGCATGCTGCACGCGCGCGGTGTCCGCCCCGTCGGCCACGCCGACCCCGCCGATGAGGACCAGGACGACACGACCGTCCAGGCCGCCCCGGTTGTCCCCGTTCAGCCGAAGGCGCCCGCCCCGGGCTGGCCCCCGGCCGGCGCGCGCCGCGTCGTGAGTGCAGGAGGCGGCCGTCTGCCCGCCCCGGGACAGACGATCACCCTTGGCGACGAGGACGACGAGCAGGGCCCCGAGGTGCCCGTCGACGGCGAGGACCAGGTCGACGCGGACCCCGTCGAGGACGTCGCCGAAGAAGAGGCACCGGCCACTTCCCCGGCCCCGACCGAGCCTGTCGCGAAGGTCCCGGCCAACGCCAAGCCCGTCCGCAGCACACTCCAACGACGGGCCGGGGCGACGAAATCCGGGAAGTCCGGCAAGGACCTGACGGACGATCCCAGCCTGCGCATCGCTGTGTTCAACCTGAGCGCCGCGGCGGTCGGCTACATGCTGTCGCTCGCAGAGATCGTGAACACCTACCTTCGCGGCGCCGAGCATGCAGCGCGCGGCGTGTTCGCGTTCGTCCTCGCGGCCGCCGCGGCCCTCGGGGCCTGGTGGATCACCCGGCACCCGGCCGTGCGGCTCGTCCTGCCGTACGCGCTCGTCACCCGCCCCCTGGTCATCGCCGGGTGCGCCGAAGTGGGCCGCCGTATTGCGCCGGTCCCGGTCGCCTGGCTCAACCAGAACGGCGCGCGGTGGGGGCTCGGCCCGGACGCGGTCTCACTGCTGATCACCACGGGAGGGATCTCCTTCGCCCTGTGGTGGGGCATCGACCGCCGCCTCCGCCGCTTCCACTGGCTCGTGCGCTGGTTCTTCCGCATCCCCCTGGCGACCACCGTCGTCTGCACCCTCCGCTACGGCAACCCCATCCACTGAAAGGCACCGCAGTGCACGCGCACGCCCTGACGCTCGCGGCCGGACTCGGCGGGGGTCAGTTCCTCGGCTCGATCACCGTCGTCGGCATCGCCGGCGGTCTCACCCTCATGTTCATCGCTGGCCTCCGAGGCAGCGACACCATCAAGATCAACGACAAGAAGAAAGCGCTGATCTGGGGCTGCCTCATCGGTCAGCTCTGGGCGGCCGCAGGCGGCACCCTCGCTGAGATGGGCCAGGGAGTCCACCAGGTCAGCAACAGCGTGTTCGGCGGCTCCGGGCTGCTGGGTTCCTCTCCCGGGCAGGGAGGCGTGTGCTTCATCCTGTTCGCCATCGCCTACGCCTTCCGGTGGAAGCGCCTCGTCTGGCCCGCCCTGTGCGGCCTGGCGATCGGTATCGGCGCCGCCGAGGCCGGAGGCATCTGGTCCCTCGCCGCCAACGTGTTCCACATGCTCCTGGCCACCGTCGTCGGAAAGGTGGTGTGAAGTGGACGTCGTAGACGAGTTGCGCGAGGAGTTCCGCGAGGGATGGCGCGCGGGCGTCGAACGCGGCGGACTCCGCGACGAGCTTCACCGGCTCACCGCCTGGACCCGCCGCCAGCCGGGCAGCCTCGCCCGGTTCGCCCTCAAGCAGATGCACGCCCTGTGGCACGTCACCGTCTCCCTGATCCGTGACGCATTCCGAGGGACCCCGGTCCTCGCCGGGATCCTCGTCCGCGCCCTGGCCCGAGGGGTCCGGGCCGCGGTCCGCGCCAGCACGGGCGGGGGAGCGGCTGCCTCAGCGAAGCCGGCGGACCCGGCCGCCGCCGAAGAATGCCAGGAGCCCGCTCCCACCGAGGAGGCGCAGTTCACCGCCGACGCTCCGGCAGGACCGCCCTGGAAGCGCCGCAAGGGCGCGGCGCAGTCCCCCGGCAAGCAGGCACCGCCGACCGCGTCCTCGGCGCCTGCCAAGGTCGGCCCGGCGGACGCCCTCGAACGGGTCGCGATCGGCTTCCTCGTCCTCACCGTCGGCGCGACCTTCGGCGGGATGGCCCTCGGGGCCCTCGGCGGCCTCCTCGCTCCGTACGAGTCCGGGATCATCCTCGGTCTGGCCGTCGTCTGGTGCCTGGTCGCCGCGATGGTCGCCCCCCGCGACGAGGAGCCCACCGCCGACGTCGAAGAAGACGCTGACGACGAGGACCCCACCGAAAACGATCACGAGATGTCGGCGGGGGAGCAGGCCCACGAAGTAGACGCGTGGCCCACCCTGCGCGCGGCCATCCGGAATTGCGTCGAGCAGGAGGCCGCGGCCGGCGCCGGGGGATTCAAAGAGGCCAAGGGGAGGGGCGTCATCGTTGATGACCTCGTAGCCCCATTGCAGCGCAGGGGAGTTACACAAGCCACTGACCGGAAGGCCGTCATCGGCCTCCTCGAAAGCGCCGAGATCCGTTGGCGCGAGCAGATGAAATTCCGGATCGGCGGAAAGCAGAAAAACCGTCCCGGCGTCCACGTCGCCGACCTTGCGGAAGACCTCGGGAGGCGGCCCCGTCTCCCCGCCGAATTGGTGCCCGATCTCACCCCTCAGCCGGGCCCCTCCCGAGAGCTGAAATCCACCCTCTGACCGGCCCCGTTCGGCCCGGATTCCGGCCCCCGCCCAGGCCCCGCACACGGGCCCGTACGGGGGGCCCGTCATGGGTGCCGTTCGGCCGGCTGTAGGGGAGTGGTGCGGCCCCCTCCCCTCCCCCGCCCCGGAAGAGGCCCCGTACCCCTACTTACTACCGCCTACCTACCTCCCTACCGGGGTGAGGGGAGGGGTTGGCGGCCGCCCGAGTCCGTTCGATAACGCCTCGAAAATAAGCGGAGTTGATGCGTCGGCCAGGTCGCTGCCGCTACCGTGAAAACGTCCTAACCGTCCAAGTCCACCAGGAGAAGGCCGTGCTCGGCCCGTACCGCTACTTCTGCCCGGCGTGCAACCTGGAATCCGACCCGTACTTCTTGAAGCGCACGGCGGACGACGTCGGGGAAGATCACCGCCACAAAAGGCACGGCGGTCTGCACCCGGTGGGGGAATGCATTCTGACGTCCGGTGAACTCCGTGCCCCTCAGGGTGGCGAGCGTTCAGCCGTCGTCGCATTCGCCGTGATCATGCTCCTCGCATTCGGCGCGAAGATTCTCGGACTCGTCTGACGGCGCGAACGCCGAAGGGGCCGCACGCATTTCGCGTGCGGCCCCTTCGGCGTTCGCAGGTGTCCGTTACCGCTTCACGATGCTCGGGTCCGCGCCCGGCTGCTGGACGTACCAGTCGTACGGGACAACGACCGACTTCGGGCGCCCCTTGTCCTCGATCAGCTTGTGCTCCGAGCCCCGCTTACGGCGGCGCGGCACGTTGTGCGCGCGAGCGATGAGCCGCACCTGCTCCTCAGCCCACGGGACATGGTCCGCCATCTCCGCGTTGGTCAGGGTCGGGTTCGCCTTCAAGTCGTCGGCAATGGCCTCGTCCACCGCCGCGCGGGCCTTCTTCTCGCCGTCCAGGACCTGGTGCCAGTCGGCGAGCAGGTCGCGGAGCTGCTCGCTGGGCGTGTAGACCGGCGGGTCGCCCTCCTCCTTGCGGTGCCGCTCGCGCGGCGGCACGCCCCGGCCGGCCATCAGGAGGCGAATGTTCTCGTCTGACCACGGCAGGTGCTCGGCGAGCGTCGGCAGGTTCAGCCGCACGTTCTCCGTCAGCTCCCGCGCGATGCCCGCAAGCAGCGCCTCGCGGGCCTGCGGCTCCGTCTCGTCCACGATGGTCCGCCAGGCGGCGAGGCGTTCCCTGAGCCGGTCGCTGGGCTGGTAGCCGCTCGGGGGCGGGCTGTCGGTGGTGGCCATACCGCGAGTCTTGCACAAGGCCTCCGGGGTAAACACGGATGACCGACCAAAGGCAAGGTCAAACCCGGTTTGACGTGGCATTTTCTCGCCCAAATGAGGGTGGACAACGGTGGGTGGGGGAGGAATGAAGTACGACAAACAGCACGACACCCCAGGGAGGGACCGATGAGCGCCCCCATCATTGCGGCCACCACCGTCAGCATTCCGGCCATCCGGATCACCCAGCCGCTGCCGGAACTGCCCGACCTCGGCATGTGCGACTGCGGGCGCGAACTGGTCTGCCTCATCGACGGCAGCGGCATCGTCTTCTGCGAGCGCTGCGACCTGGGCGCCTGAACGGCCGTCAACCCACCACTTTTCGACCAACTTATTTGGGATAACGTCCACAATCCTGGTCCACATGGTCCAAGATGGGCAAGGAACACCCACCCACGAAGGAGCAGCCCATGTTCGAAGTCACCATCGAGCACCCCGGCATCGAGGACCGCACCTACTTCGCCGACCGCCAGGGCGAGCTGCGGAACATCGTCTGGGGCGTCGCCCGCGCTCAGGGCAAGCCCACCACCAACGACCGCGAGATGATCGCCATCGTCGGCGGCATCGCCTCGGACTGGGCCATCCGTGGCGAGGCCACGCTCAAGGTCCACGACGTCACCGTGATCGTCCGAGACCCCGCGGGCTGCGACGGTCACGCCGGCGAGGACGGCGTGCTCCTCGGTGGCCCCGAGACCTGCGACGGCTCGTGCAAACCCCGCCCCCGCTTCAGTCTGGCCGCAGCCGCCGACCTGACCTGTGCGCTCGACGACGCCGAGCTGGACGCGACCGGCGGCTGCGGCCCTTGCGGGTTGGAGGCCGGGCAGATGTGCGCGGGCTGCGGGAAGTGCAACTGCCACACCCACGAGACCTGCGTCCGCCCCGCCGGCGAGCGCGCCTGACCGAGCCGACGGCGCCGCGCGGCCACCCGGCCGCGCGGCGCCCCCTCACCCCTCACTGAACGGAGAACGATCCATGCGCAGTTACGCGACCGCCCAGAACACCGGCGGCAGGGGCCTCCAGTGCGACGCGGCAGCCGTCCGTACCGCCCCCGACGGCACCCGCGCCTACGTGGTCCTCGACGGCATCGGCACCTCCGAGGCGATCCGCGACTGGACCCGCCGGACGGCCGCCCGCCTCGCCATCCGGGCCGCCCGCCGCGGCGACGCCGAGAGCGCCCTGCGCTCCCTCTACGAGGAGATCGCGGCCGACCCCGACCGTCAGGACCCGTACACCCGGCGGTACATGCCCAGCGCGGCCGCCGTCGTCGCGGTCGCCGCCCCCGGCCGTTCCCTCGGCCTGGCCTGGGCCGGGGACTCCCGCGCCTACCTGCTCCGGCGCGGCATCGCCTACCGGCTGACCGACGACCACAACGAGCGCCGGGTCCTCCCGCCCGCCGCCACCAACCCCGAGGGCGGCAGCCGCAACGTCATCACCTCCTACCTGGGGGCCGTCTACACCGACCAGGAAGCCCTGGACATCTACGGCCACCCGGCGATCGAGGCCGCCGCCCGCCCGCTGGTCGACGGCGACCGCCTTGTCCTGGCCAGCGACGGCGCGTACGAGCCGCACGACGAGGCCGGGCATGACCTGTACGTGGAGCTGGACGACGGTGACCTGCGGGGCATCGCGCAGGGCTTCGTGGACCTGGCCGTGGAGACGTCCCGCAAGAGCCGGCCGGAGGGCGAGTGGAAGTACGTGGACAACGCCACGGTGCTGATCGCCGAGCTGACCGACTGAGGTGGGCGCCCCGCCGCTGACCTGCGGCGGAGTACTCATCCCTTGAAGATTCTTTGACCAAATAAACCAGGATAACACGGTAATCCCGGATTATTCGGTCAATGATGAATGCACGACACACCACCCACCCCAAGGGAGCCGCCATGGACAACAAGCCGGAGACCCGGTGCACGCGATGCCACACGCGGCTCCGCAACACCTCGCCCGACGGTCTCGGGCCCAAGTGCAGGCGGATGGTGCGCAAGGCCGGACGCTCCGAGCAGATCACCCGCCGCTACAAGACCCACCTGGTCGAGCGGGCGGTCGAGTTGCTGGAACAGGGCGGGATCATCCACCTCCGCGACACCGGCAAGAACCGCGTGTTCCTCGCGGTCAGCAGCGACGGCAGCACCGCCTACCGCACCACCCACTCCGCCTGCACCTGCCCGGCCGGACTCCGGTCGAAGTGCGACTGCAAGCACCGAATCGCCGCGCACATGATCGCGCTGGCCAGCTGAGAGGGCTCCCCATGCCGGATCAGACCAAGCCCCCCGAGATCCGAAACGCCATCGAGCAGCCCGAGCCGTCCCGCTGGCGCACCACCCGCTGCGACGGCTGCGGCGACCAGATCGAGGTCGACCAGTTCGGCTGGAAGACCGTCTGCTCCTGCCTCGCCTCCTACTGACCGACCACGGAAGGACCCCCGTGAACAAGCTGCCCCACCTCCACACCGTCCGGCGGGACTGGCCCGACCTGGCCGCCCCCGGTGACTTCCTGCCCGACGACCAGCCGGTGCCCGTCGACCAATGGCCGCCGCTGAACCTGCGCTGGTACGAGATCCGCCCCCAGCTCCTTCACTTCGACCAGCGCAACGGCGCTCTCACCGAGAGCCTGCTGGAGGCCGTGGGCGCCCCGGCCCCCGTCGCGCTCGTCTCCTACCGGCAGGAGCCCGGCAGCCGGCGCGGCCGGTGGATCTGGCGCTGCGAGGTCCACGTCATCACCGGCGAGACCGTCGCCGCCGACGGCTACAACTTCGACTGCCCGACCATCGGCCGCTCCTCCACCACCCGCGACGGAGCCCGCCAGGCGGCCTTCGACCACATCACCCGCCAGCACCCCGATGCCGCGGTGCCCTACCGCGGCCGCCGCCAGTCCGCCCTGCGCCGCTGGGCTTGACCACACCACCGGAAGGAGCACCGTGACCACCGCCACCGCCACCGCCACCGAGACCGTCGCCCGACGGCTGCGCATCCTCGCCGGGATCGTCCAGGACCGCGCCCACCACCCCGACCGCGCCTACATCGGCCGCCTCGTCGCCCACCTCCGCTTCGCCTCACTGACCGCACCGACCTACCCGATCGAGGACGGCCGCCGGCTGCCCGTCGAGACGCTGGAGGTTCTGCAGGAGGCCCGCGACCTCATGGAGGCGCATGACTTCCACCTCTCCCCGGCCGGTCTGGACTACGCGGTCGCCCCCGCCCTCGGCCAGGTCGGCGACCTCAAACCGCTCGGCGCGGTCAGCGAGAAGCTCGCCCGGGACGACTTCGAGCTCCTGAAGCGCCGCAACACCGTCATCCACAGCGGCGGGCTCGACTCGGACGACGACGAGGCCGTGGCCTGGGCGCTGCGCGCCCTGACCGCCATCCACTACAAGCGCGAGCAACTCGCGAAGGTGGTCGCCGTCGACAACGCCCGCCCGTGCAACCAGAGCGTGATCCCGTACCACCTGGCCGCGCAGCGCAGTTACGCCGAGAAGGCCGCCGCACGGGCCCGCACCCACGAGGGCGGGAAGCTCGTGGTCGCCCTCAACGAGTTCGGCATCCCGGCCTTCCTGCACGAGGACCGCGGCGTCTCCTGCGCCCTGGTGGCCGTCGACCGCAGCGCCGACGAGGGCGAGGCCCACACCGGGCCGCGCGTGCTGATCTCTTCCGGCGAGCACGCCATGCGGGCCGCCGGCGAGCACGACGAGCCATGGGCGGGCCACCTGTACGACAGCGACGGCGGCCACGTCGCCGAGGTCTTCGAGTCCCCGTCCGGGCTCAGCCTGGCCGCCGAGTGCGCGGAGGCCGCGCTGCGCCTGGCCATCTGGCTGGACGCCCACGCCGACCGCCACCTCCGCACCTGACCCCACCACCCCACCACCCCACCCGAAGGGACCGCCATGAACATCAACTGGATCCGCACCTACGAGCACCGCATCAGCACCCCGATGCAGTGCGTCCGCCACCTGCTGGGCGGTGAGAGCGTCGAGGCGTACCTGCTGGTGTACGCCAGCAGCGGCTACGGGCTCGCCACCTGCGACGAACACAGCGAGGCCACCGGCAAGGTCGTGCGCGAGCTGCTGGAGGACGACGACAAGCTGAAGGCCCTGTTCGCCCGCCACGGCGCGCCGGTCGAGGAGGCCGGGCCCGAGCAGGCGGAGCGGCAGCCCGAGCCGGACGACGAGCGCGGCCCCGGCGAGGGAGCGCTGTACGGGAAGCTGCCCGGCTCGGGCAGGCCGGGCCCGTCCGTGGCCGACGTCATGTTCGGCAAGCTGGACCGCTGACCAGCAGCTTCCTTGTCGATCCCTTGACCAAATCGGCCGGTGTAGGGAGGTTAACCGGTTGGGCTTGGTCAAGGATGAATGTACGACACACCACCCAGGGCTCGGCCACGGACCCGGCCGGGCCCACCCCGACAGCAAGGAGCGGCCACTATGTTCACCGAGACCGTCGACAGCGGCAGCAGCATCACCACCGGCAGCGTCAGTGAGCCCCACGCCCTGCTCCTCCTGCGCCGGGCCTGTAACCGCGGCTACGCCATCGAGCCCCAGCGCACCGGCGGCGCCGTCATCCGCTGGCGTCGGATCGACCCCGCCACCCGTGCCCGGGTCGTGCGCTCCATCACCCTCACCCCGCGGGTCCCCGCCGACCCCAGCGACTACGACTTGGCCAACCTGCGGGTCATCGCCTCCGTCCCCGCCGTCCGGCTCGTCGACTCCGAGCGGTACACGATGCCCGTCATCGCGGCCGGCTCGTACGAAATTCCGCCCAGCCAGGCCGACCGGCTCCTCGCGCAGGGCTTCCTCCTCAACGGCGACAACGAGCACCTGCGGCTCACCCTGTCTGCTCGCCTCAGCCTGGTGGCCGCCAAGCATCAGCGCATGGAATCCAGCGACCGCACGACCGCCTGGTGCTCGTGCGGCCTGGCCGCCCACGCCAAGAATGCCGAGCAGGCCGATGCTCGCCAGGCCGCCCACCTCGCGGCCGTCGGCGCGGACTTCGTCCAGTCCCTGGACGCCGCCTTCACCGCCGCCGCCACCTCGGTCTGACCGGCGGCTTCCTTGTCGACTTCTTGACCAAATCCATCGGGGTAATGAGGTTACCCCGATGGGTGGGGTCAGTGAAGAAGGTGTCACCACCCACCACCCCAGATCGGAGCAGCAGCCATGACCGCCACCCACTTCGAGCAGTTCCTCACCGACGGCACCAACGACGTCCACTACAACCTCCGCCTCGCCGACGGCCAGGTCATCAGCATCAAGGCCGCCTCCTGTGCGGCCACCGTGGACGTCTACCTGCCGAACGAGATCGGCACCCCCGACGGCGAGAGCTGGGAGCTGGAAGACCCGTGGGAGGCGTGGCTGACCGCCGGCGACGAGCCGGTCGACGGCCGCTACTTCTACGAGGTGGCCGTGGCCAAAGTCCGCACGCTCATCGAGGAGCACGGCGGCGAGCACGCCGACCAGAGCGCCCCCGTCACCGACCGCTTCGACCAGGCCGTCACCGACGGCACCGGCACCGGCCGCCGCCCGATGCTCCGCATCCGCCTGGCCGACGGCGAGGTCATCGCCATCAAGGCCGACGCCGGCGGCGGCTACGTGGACGTCTACCTGCCCGAGGCGATCGAACCGCCCGCCGATGACGCCTGGGAGCAGGAGGAGCGCGAACTCCAGCTGACCCGCCTCAACGGCCAGCCGCTCCCCGGCCGCCTCTTCTACGAGGTCCCCGCGGCCCACGTCCGCGCGCTCATCTGGAAGCGCGGCGGCGAGCACACCGACCAGACCAACTTCGCCTGACCCACTGTCCGGACGGCGTCCGGACAGTGTCCGCCCAGCTCAGCGGCCGCCGTCCGGACCCTCCTCCGCCCCCACGAAAGGCCGCCATGCAGGTCACCGAAACCACCATCCGGGGCGTCTACGCCGCCGCCGCCACCTACCTCCCCGACACCGACACCCAGGCCGCCCCCCGGCACCTCTTCCGCGCGCTGGACGACGCGATCCACCGCCGCTACGAGGACGAGCCGCTCACCCCGCTGGAACTGCGCCAGCTCCGCGAGGCCAGCGCCGAACGGCTCGGCTGGACGTCCACCTGGACCCTCCGCTCGCTCGCCGAGGAGCTGCGGGACCTCTCCCTCGAAGGGCTCGACCTCTCCGAGCTGGTCGGCATGCGCTACACCAACGTGGCCGGCCGGATCTGGTTCCACGGCGCATGGAGCGGGCGCAGGGTCCTCCCCGGCCGCCCGGTCCCACCGATGAACGGGCGCTCGATCTCCGGGCGGCCCTGGGTGCATCTGTGGGTGGACGACAGTTGGCGGCGCAACCCGATCGTTCTGCACGCGGACACCCGGCCGGACAGCGTCCGGACGGGATGTCCGGACAGTGTCCGCGCAGGTCACGCCGCCCTCATCTGGTAGCGGCCCCGCAGTGTCCGGACAGCACCCGGACTCCGTCCGGACAGCACCCGGACTCCGTCCGGACAGCATCCGGACACCCCTACACCGGCGAAGGAAGGACCCCGATGACCGGGAAGTACCTGGAGACGCCCGAGCGCTACGGCGGCGAGCCCCTGTACGGCAATCTGCCCGACGACTACCGGCAGGCGGAGCGGCCGTTCACCGTGACCGTCCGAGGCCCCGAGCGGCACGACTGCAGCGGCCGCAGCGGCAGCGCCACCCGGTACGTGCTCGACGCCTGCTCGACGGAGAAGGCGTGGGCGGCAGCGCTCGCCTGGCACATGGCAGGCGAGGAGACGCCCGACTGCTACGTGGTCGCCGACGAGTCGTACGAGGGTCTGCCTCAGGGGCAGCACGAGCTCGGGCACGTCGATCTGCGTCCCGAGCATGAACGGCGGCGCGGCCTCGATGAACTCGCTGACGACGCCACCGAGCTGTTGGGCCGGTACGACGGCCTCACCGGCACGTACACCCGAGGTGACGGCCGGGTCCCGCCCGAGTGGCAGGAGGCGTACGACAACACCCGCCGTTCCTTCTGGCGCGACGGCTGGGGGCTAGTCCGCCAGCTGGCGAGTCTCGACGGCCGCTGACCTGCCTATACTTGCCGACCTTTTGACCAAATCCATCGGGCTAACGAGGTTAACCCGATGGATGGGGTCAATGAAGAAGGTGTCACCACTCACCACCCCCAGGGAGCCGGACATGGACACCACCACCACCGACATGGTCTTCACCCTGGCCATCGGCGCCACCAGCTGGAAGCGCACCAACCTCGGCCTGACCACCACCGTCAGCCACGCCGGTTACACCTGGACCGTCCGCCTCCCCAAGGGCCACGGCAAGGCGTACATCGACGGCCGCGAGGGCTACGGCGGCTCCGAGTTCGCCCAGGCCGAGGCCAGCTGGGCCCAGACCGGCCTCATCGTGGACGCCGCGATGGCCGCCACCCGCGTCCACTGACCGCCCGGCCCGGCCCCCGCGGGGGCCGGGCCGCCCGCATCTCCGAAGGAGGAATCATGGCCACCACCCCACCCGCCAAGACGCCCAGCATCGCCATCGCCCGCGCCCTGCGGCGCCTCGGCCTCACCCAGGGCAAGGGCAAGGACTTCCGCATCGACGGCGACTACAACGGCGCCGGCGAGCGCATCCGGACCTACGTCCTCACCCTCACCGGGCACGCGGACGAGACGGTCGCGGCCCGCGCAGACGACATCGAGCGCTGGGCGCTCGAAGACGGCGGCTGGTCGTTCACCGTGTGCGTCCGGTACAGCGACAAGGGCCGCCCGCACTGCACGATCAGCAACGGGGCCGTCGAGAAGGTCCGCGAGGAACCGCCCGCCCAGCCCGCCACCGCCCCCGAGCCGGAGGAGCCCGCCGGTGAGACGGCGGTCCTCGAGGACCCGGCGCAGCCGGAAGAGGGCGAGCAGCCCCCGGCCGACGAGCCCCCGGCTGAGGAGCCCCCGACTGAGGAGCCGTCCTTCAAAGGCTCGCTCACCATCACCCACACCCGCGCGGACGGCACGCTCTTGGAGGGCTCCCGCAAGCACGACGGCGTCTGGGAGATCGTCCGCCCGATCGGCTTCCGCTCCTCCCGCAACCTCGGCGCGCTCTACATCCGCAACTCCCGCGACCGGGAAGCCGACCGCTTGCGCATCAACCGGGCGGTCAAGGCCCTGCGCGAGGCCGGGTGGGAGGTGACCGTCGACATCGACGAGACCCAGCGGCGCAGCTTCAAGGAGGCCGAGGCTGAGCGGCTGGAGCGGGCCGAGAATCGGGCCGAGCGGCACAGCGACTACGCCGGCCGCGCGGCCGCCCGCTCCGACGCCCGCCACAAGGCGGCCCTCGGGGCGCTCGACGGCATCGAGCCCGGCCAGCCGATCCTCGTCGGCCACCACAGCGAGCGCCGCCATCGCCGCGCCATCGAGCGCAGCGACAACAACATGCGGGCCTCGATCGAGGAACACGGCAAGGCCCAGTACCACAGCGACCGCGCGGAGGCCGCCGCGAAGTACGAGGCCCGCCGCTACGACCCGAACCGCACCCGCCGGCGGCTGGAGAAGCTGAACGCGGAGCTGCGCCAGCAGGAGCGCTGGAGGGACGAGCAGCTGGCCGCGGGCCGGGACGCGGGCCGGTACGAGCGGCGGATCGAGGACCTGACCGAGGAGATCGCCGGTTGGGAAAAGGTGGTCGAGGAGGCCCGCCAGAACGGCGTGAAGCTGTGGGAGGCCGACGACTTCGCCCCCGGCGACTTCGCGCTCTACAGCGGCACCTGGTACCAGATCAAGCGGGCCAACCCCAAGACGCTGTCCATCGCGTGGAATTTGAGGCTGGCGCCGAAAGCGGTGATGACGCTGGAGGACGCCACCGAAGGCGGCAGCACCTGGACCTTCGGCATGGACTACACGAAGATCCGGGCCCGCTGTCCGGAGGCCGCGATGATGGCCTTCCTCGCGGACGGCAAGGTGCCCGGCACGAAGTCGGCGGAGAAGGCCCACCTAGCGCAGCCGGCGAGCGAGGTCCGCGCCGCGCAGGCCGCGAAGCCGAAGACGAAGAAGCGCAGCGACCCGAAGATCCCGAAGAAGGTCAAGGTCGAGTGCGGGTGGGACGCCACCGAGGCGACGCTGACGTTCCTCGACGGCAAGGGCCAGCCGCACAAGCTGAGGCAGCCGGTCACCATCACGGCGCCCGAGGGCACGAAGTTCACGGACGCGGTCTACTCGGCGGCACTGAAGCGGGAGGTCTGGCGGCTCCTGGTGGCGGAGGGCTTCCGGTACCGGGGCAGCAACTGGAGCGGCAGCGTGGGAAGCGGCATCGTCCACGGCATCGAGCCCACCGAACCCACCGAGGCCGCGCCCGAGCAGCCCTCGGCCGACCAGGCCGCGCCGGTCGACCCCCCGGCCGAGGAACCCCCGGCCCCCGAGCCGCCCGCCGAGGTGGCCGCACCAGTCGACGAGCCCGAGCAGCCGGTCGACGAGCCCCCGGCCCCCGAGCCCGAGCAGCCGATCGACGAGCCCGCCCCGCCCACCGAGGACCCGAAGGAGCTGCGTCTGCAGCGCGAGCAGGCCGCCGCGCTCGGCTGGTCGACCGGCCAGGCCGAATTCGTCATCGCCGCGGCTGCCGGACGGCTCTACCTCCATCAGTTCGGCTCGCTGTACTGCCGGGACATCCCCGGCACCGCTGGCCGCCTGATGTCGGTCCACCGGCTGAGCGCCCTGCAGAAGGCCGGGTTCGTCACCGTCGGCGCGGCCGACGCCAACCGTGAGCGGCCGGTGCTGGTGACAGTCGACGGCCGCCGGGCGGTGGCCGTGTGGAAGCGGTGGAAGCCGCGCCCGGTGGAGAAGAACCGCGAGCAGGAATGCGAGAAGCTGCGTCCGCTCCTCCATGGGGTCCAGGCCCGCAGGCTCGCCGAACAGGCCGCCAAGGACGCGGCCGACCGGAAGGCAGCGAGCGCAGAGTTCCGGGAGGCCCACAAGCGGCTGATGGAGTGGGAGGACCGGGAAGACCGGCTCTGGGCGGCCTGGGCGAAGGTGCACGGCATCGTCTTCCGGCTCCAGCGGCGGCCGGCCGGATGGGTGCCGAGCGACGAGGAGATCGAGACGCACGATCTGGACGCCGCGGTAGTCGCCGAGCTGCGGGAGGACGCCGAGAACCCGCAGCCGCGGCCGGTGCTGCCGGACCTCAAGCAGAAGCCGATGGCGGAGCTGCCCCCGCTGGAGGCCGACGACCAGACGCCGGAACAGTTGGACCTGTTCGCAGTGGCCTGACCTGCGGTTTCCCTGACGATTTCTTGACCAAATCAATCAGGGTAGTGAGGTTACCCCGGAAGGTATCGGCAATGAAGAGGATGATGCCAACCACTACAAACCCCCAGGAGCCCGACATGGCCACCCCCGCCCACAAGCCCCTGACCGCCGACCAGATCGGCGAGGCCGTCGGCCGGATCGCCGGATTCGCAGCCCTCTCCCTCCATGAGTCGTTCCCGCACCTCAGCCTCGACGGCCTGGTGGAGACCTTCACCCGGGACAGCGCCACCGCGTTCCTCGCCAGCCGCTACCTCTCCGGACTCCACGACGGCAAGACCCCCGGCGAGGCCGCCGGCGAGGCCGGAACCGCCCTCATCCGGGCATGGGCCGACGCCCGCAACGCCGCCCACGCCGCCACCGCCTGACGGAAGGAACCGCAGCATGGCCACCCGACCCACCCCTGCCCAGACGAGGGGCCTTGCCCTCATCGCGGGCGGCCGAGTTCGCCTCACGGCGACCGGACTCGACGGCGCCCGAATCGACAGCCCCGACGGCCCTCTCGCAACCACCACCCTCGAAGTCCTGCTCCGTGAGGGCTGGGTGAAGGCCACCGGACCGCAGAGCCAGCCGCTCGGCCTCACGACCGCCGGCCAGTCACTCCTGCCCGACCGCACGCCGGAGGCCAAGGTGCCCACGAGCACCGGCGGCACCCTTGGCAACCGCGTCCTCGCGAAAGCGATGCGCAAGGCCGTCCGCAGCGGCGACATCGCCATCGACATGCACGCCAGCTGGATCGATTTCGTCGGCGGCGGCGACGACCTGCTGTACCGCCTGAGCGGCAGCTTCGGCACCGTCGCCGAACTGGCCAGATTCCTCGGCCTCGACCCCGCCGACATCACCGACGCCCGCTGAACCAGGAGGGAAACCGGCATGGCAGACATCACGATCACCCACACGCGGGCAGATGGCACCCTCGTCCACGGCTCCGAGCCCGGCGACGGCATCCTGGAACTGCTGAACCCGTGGGGCTTCCGCTACGCCCGCAGCGTCGGATTCATCTACCTGCGAGGCTCACGGGACCGGGCGGCCGACATGCGCCGGCTCCGAGGCGCACAGGCCGTCCTGGAGGCCGACGGACACGCGGTCACCCTCTCCATCGACGAATCCGTACGGCGCTCCTTCCAGGACGCTGAGTCCGAGCGGTACCGGCGGGCGGGGGAGCGGGCCGAACGGCTCGGCGCCCGAGCCGACCGCCTGCAGGAGTCCTCGGATGAGAAGTGGGCGGAGGGCCGCCGGATCGGCGCGAGCTACCAGGGCGAGCCTGTCAAGGTCGACCACTACTCGGCCGGACGGCACATCCGTGACCTGGAGCGGGCGCAGAAGCTGTTCGGCCAGTCCGTGACCGAGCAGCAGGAGGCGGACCGCTGCCGGAACCTGGCGGACGCCGCGGCCACCTTCGAGGACGGCCGCAAGCACGTGGGCACGACGCTGCGCCGGCTGGACCGGCTGCGGGCCGACCTCGGGCGCATCGAGCGGCAGATGGAATCCACTGTCCAGGCCGCCGTGCAGGTGGGCGGCACACGGCAGGCGGTGGACCCCGAGACGCTCGCCGACAACCTCGCCCGGCTGGACGCCGACCACCTCGACCTGTGTGAGCAGATCGCCGCGTGGGAGGCCCACATCGAGCGGGCCGAGGCCGATGGCGCGAAGGTCTGGCGGCCGGACGACTTCACGCCCGGTGACTACGTCGGGCTGGGCGGCCGCTGGTACCTGGTCCTCCAGGTCAACAAGAAGTCGCTGACCGTCCCGAAGTCGGTGGACTGGAGGGCCCGGGTCTACAACCGCGCCAACCAGCTCGGCAAGAAGACGAGCACCCTGCCCTACGACAAGGTCACCGGCCGGATGAGCGGCAACGAGATGGCCGCCCAACTCGCGGCGGAGGCCACCACCGCATAGCGGGCCGGGGCCCGCGCAGCGGACCACCGGCCGGGAGGTTCCGCTGGCGATTACTTGACCAAACTCAACAGGTTACGGAGGTTAACCCGGCGGGCGGGGTCAATGAAGAGGATGCGACACAACACGCCAAATCCCCCGGAAAGGGGCAGTAATGGACGCCAGTAGCAAGGTCATCCCCATCGAGATCGCCCAGCAGATCGCCAACCAGATCGACCAGGCCCACGGCACCCCCATGGTCGAGGCCCGGATCTACGGCCTCCTCGCCGACGCCGGATACACAGCCGAGGAGATCGGCCCCATGACCCGCGTCCACTGGGCCCGCGTCCTCAACCGGCTCGCGCTCCGCAAGCTCTCCGCCGGCGCCCAGGCCATGGTCGACCACGGCGCCCTCTCTGGGGACAGCGGCTATCACATCGCCCAGCTCGGCCCCGAGGGCCAGGCCGGCATGCTCGCCCGAATCCGCAACGGCGAGTTCGCCACCGACAACGACCTCCAGTGCGCGGCGCTCGACATCCAGGGCGACGAGGAAGCCGCCATCCCCGCCTGACCCGCCCCACCTCCTCAGCGCCCCGCCCTCAGTGGCGGGGCGCCCCCAGTTCTGCCCGCACGCGCGAAGGAGCACCGATGCAGATCCCGGCCGACGTCCTCACCGTCCTCACCGACTACCGCACGATCATCAGCGGCGACCGCGTAGCCGTCCCCTTCGAGCTCGACCGCGCTCTGTACGGCCGGATGAACCAGATGCTCAAGGACATTGGCGGCCGGTGGGACGGCCGCAAGGCGGTTCGAGCCCACGTCTTCCCCTTCCCGGTGGAGCAGTTCATGCGCGACTGCCTCGCGGCCGGCGAGTGGCCGTCGAAGTTCGAACAGGGCTGGTACCCGACCCCGCCCGCCGTGGTGTTTGACATGCTGGAGCACGCCTCGATCCGAGTCGGCCACACGGTGCTGGAACCGTCGGCCGGTGTCGGCTCGCTCGCCAAGCGGGCCGCCGAGGAGATGGGCATCGTGGACTGCGTCGAGATCGACCCCCGCCGAGCCCACGTCCTCCGGGAGCTCGGCATCGCCCGCCAGGTCGTCCAGGGCGACTTCCTCGACCTCGACCCGCTCGCCATCGATGAGCCGTACGACCGCATCCTGATGAACCCGCCCTTCGGCAACGCCACCGCCCACGTCATGCACGCCCTGGGCTTCCTGAAGGACGGTGGCACCCTCGTGGCCGTCATGCCCGAGTCGATCACCTGGCACCTCGACCGGCCCGCGCAGGAGTTCCGCAAGCTGATCGCCGACAACGAGGGCGAGATCGTCCCGCTGCCCGACGACGCGTTCAAGCCGTCCGGGGCGGACGTCAGGACCGTCCTCCTGTGCCTGGATGCCGACCCTGACGGCACCCTCCCCACCCACGGCTGGCACCAGCGCCAGCCGTTCCAGCTCGACCTGTTCGCGATGGCCTGAACCAGCGGCTTCATTGTCGATTCCCTGACCAAATCAACCGGGATATCGAGGTTATCCCGGCAGGTGGGGTCAATGAAGAAGGTGTCACCACCCACCATCACCCAGGGAGCCCGGCATGGCCACCATCACCGTCACCACCGAGGCCCAGGCAACGGCCGTGGCCCTGACCGGCTACGGCACGGTCGCCGGCGCCCGCGCCGACCTCCTCGGCTTCGGCTGCGAGAAGGAAGCGATGCGGGCGGCCGCCATCAAGGCCCACTCCCTGGCCCAGGCGCTGGAGCGGGGCGAGCACTTCACCCCCGAGCGGTTCGAGCTGCTCGCCCGCCAGATCGACGACGAGATGGCCTGGGCGGGCAAGGACACGCGCCTCCCGGCCCGCGCGAACGAGTGGCTGGCCCTCTTCACCGGCTGAACCACCCACGGCGCCCCGCCCGCCCGGCGGAGCCCCCACCATCCACCCCACGAGAGGTACCACCGTCATGACCAGCACGACCCCAGACGTCACCCAGACCGAACTGGCCGCAGCCCTCGTCATCGTGGCCCGGATCGCCCAGGCCCGCGCCATGCAGGCCACCGGCGACCCCAACGCCACCGTCCACCTCGACCGCAGGGTCTGCCTCCAAGCAGCCGCCGGCATGCCGCCCGCCGCCCGCTTCGACAGGCACGCCTGGATGAAGGCATGGCAGGCCGCCCGCGAGGACGGCAGCCTCCCGCACCGCAAAGCGCTCTACCGGCAGCTCTCCCGGACCCTGGCCGACGAACTCGACTTCGACGGCGACAGCTGGGAGGGGGAGCACCGGCAGGCCGAGATTTACCGGATCGCCTCCCGCCTCCGCACCGTCGACACCAAGGTCTGCATCGACGACACCCTCGGCCCCCTCGACGCCAAGGTCGACCCGCACAACCTCTGGAACGGCTTCGTCTCGCCCCGCTTCACCCTGGACGCCGCCCTCCAACTGGCCGCCCAGACCCAGCAGCTGGCCGAAGAGTTCAACGGCGACGGCGTCGACACCGTGCACGTCATCGACTGCGGCGCGAAGGACCACGACGGCAAGCCGCTGGCGTTCGTCCTGCGGGTCTCCTGGACGTACATGGAGGACGAGGGCGCCGAGCAGTCCACCCTCATCATCGAGCCCGACGACGAAGGCCGGTACAGCATCGGCGGTTGGGAGTGGTGCTGGAGCTACGCCCACTGGAACTGCGTGTGCGGCCGGTACTCCGACTGGCACGAGCGGTGCTGGTGCGGCCTCACCCGCGACCACCAGCCGACCGCACCCCTGGAGATCGCCCGCTGGACGGCCGCGGCCGCCCTGCGGCGGCTGGCCCCGTCGGCGACCTCGGCGCTGATCGACATCCACGAAGGCCGCCCCCACATCGTCCAGGTCTACGCCGGAGACACGGAGCTCGACACGGCCGACGACGGCGGCGTCTTCGACACCGAGACCCTCGGCGCCGCAGACGCCTACCTGCATCACGCCATCGACAGCAGCGAGCCGGCCGACCTGGCGGCGGCACCCGGCTGGGAGCACATCCCGGACGAGCGGTCCGCCAACGTCTACCGAATCACCTTCCCCACCCTCTGACCCCCGCCCGACGAGACAAGGACGCCACATGAGCAACCAGACCCCCCTGGAGCCCGCCCCCGAGGGCTTCGCCGCCGGAACGATGATCCTGACTCTGCGCGGCCTCACCCCCATCGAAACCGTCACCGCCGGGGATGAGGTGTTCACCCACGAGCGCCGGTGGCAGCCGGTCACCGAGACTATGAGCGCCATCGCCGACACTGTCCGCGTCCACTGCGCCACGCTCGCCACCGGCCTCGTCACGACGGCCGACCACCCGTTCCACGCGCGAACCGCGCCCGTCCTGCTGGACGGTGGCCCGGCCGGTGAGCTGTCAGCTGCGGGCTGGACCAGGGTCCGCGACCTGACCGACCGACACCGGCTGGCCTCACCCCTCCACTTCGGGGATCCGCTGGCGATCCCCGACCTGCCCGCCCCCCTCGCCGACGCCGACCCCGTGGACGTCTTCCGCACGGCCGGGGCCATGATCCGGCTCAAGGGCTCAGCCGCGGCGGCACTGCGGCCCGAGCTGGTCGACTGGCTCGCCGAGCACTTCGGCCAGTACGGGGCCGGACGCCGCTTCCCGGCCTGGGCGCTGACGATGCCCGAGACGCTGCGGATCGCGTTCCTCGTGGGCCTCGTCCACGGCGCCCCGCACCGTGAGCGGAACCAGGTGCGCATGCACTCCAAGGCGTTCATGGTCGGGCTGCGGCTGCTCGTCTGCTCGCTCGGGTTCGCCGGCGGGCTGAGCGACTCCAGCAAGCCGGGTTGGCCCGGATGGCAGCTGCACTGGCAGAACGAAGGCGGCCGACGGCCCGACTTCGACGGATACCGCTGGCACGGCGCCCTGCGCGCCGAGCGCGGCCCGAAGGCCGAGGTATTCGCCCTGCGTGTGGCTGACGGTGGCTCGTACCTGGCCGACGGCATCACGGCCTGACCAGCGACTTCCTGACGCTTCTTTGACCAAATCGGCCGGGGTAACGAGGTTACCCCGGATGGTGGGGTCAATGATCGAGGATGCAACACCCACCACACACAGAACGGACCCGGCATGGACCGCCAGCCCCCTTCTCGCCCCGCCTACGAACTGCCCGCCAGCAGCGCGCTCGGCGCAGCCGTCGACCAGGCCCTGAACGACAACCAGACCGCGCACGAGCAGCTCGGCCGCGTCATGCTCGTCGTCACCGCCGCGGCCGTCCGCGACATCCTCACCGGCCACCAGCCCGGCGCCCCCTTCGATGCCGCCCGCCTCGAACTGGTCGCAGGCGAGGACTCGCTGTTTCCCACCGGCCGCTACTGGACGACGGCCGGCGCCGAGCGCACCTTCACCGACGACGTCGGCCAGACCGAGGCCGGGAACGCCCTGCACGACCTCAGTGGCTGGACGGCATACCTGGACGACAACACCCGAGGTGTCTGGCGCCCACTGTGCGACGAACTGCCCGACCGCTACGGCCGACCCGCCTTCACCCTCGACCTCATGCGGGCCGCCTCCCTCACCCTCGACCCGCCCAGCCCGGCCGCCCCGGAAGCCGCCCCCGGCTCGATGGTCGAAGTCCTGGTGTGTGCCAACGACCGCGACCACTACCCGGCGCTCATCGACCCCGCTGACCAGCGCGACGGCTACGTGCGGCCCTGGCTCGACCTCCGCACCGTCCGCCGGATCGCCGCCGACACCCAGCGAGACGCCGCCAGGTACGGGCACGGCTCGATCGACACCGTTCACGTCCTGAGCGGCAGGGTCAACCGCACCCGGCACGCGGTCGTCATCGTCACCTGCTGGATGCACCTCGCCGGCGAGCGGCGCGAGCAGGCGGTCGAGGTCCTCCACCCCAACGCCGACGGCCGGTACGCCATCGGCGGCCACGAGTGGGGCTGGTACGCGCTCGACCGGGACCTTTTCCCCCTGATCCCGTTCCGGCCGGACGGCATCTGACCCGCGGCTTCACTGACGATTCTTTGACCAAACCCATCGGGATAACGAGGTTATCCCGAGGGGTGGGGTCAATGAAAGAGGACGACACACCCACCCACCCGGAAGGGACGGACCGAATGCCCTACATCTCCTCCACCACCCGCGCGATGGCCTCGGCCTCCAGCTCGGCCCAGACCTACGCCCTGCGCCGGCGAACCAAGGCGTACAGGCACGACGGCACCGAGCTGTCGGTCATGGACTGGTTCTGCGGGGCGGGTGGCTCCACCCAGGGCGCGGACGCCGTCCCGAACGTCAAGGTGACCCGGGCCGCGAACCACTGGCGGCGGGCGATCGAGAGTCACGAGCGGAACTTCCCCGGCGTCGCCCACTACATCGGCGACATCCGCAAGGCCCCGGTCTGGGCCTGGCCGATCACCGACATCCACTGGGGCTCGCCCGAGTGCACTCGGTGGAGCATTGCCCAGGGCAAAAAGCGGGACTTCGCCAAGGCCGTCCAGGGCGACCTGCTCGACCTGTACGCAGACCTGGAGGCGGATAAGTTCCAGACGGAGGACGAGAGGGACAGCGGCCCGACGGCGGAGGATGAGGCCAGTCGGGCGCTGATGGAAGAGATCCCGCTCTACCTGCGAGGCGTAATCGAGCGCGGCGGCCTGGTCAAGGCGGGCGTGGTCGAGAACGTGGTCGACGTCCGGCAGTGGGCCGAGTGGGACCGCTGGATCGCGGAGTTCCACAAGATGGGCTACCGGACCCGGCTGGTCGCGCTGAACTCGATGCACGCCGAGCCGCGCTCGGTGCACCGCGCCCCGCAGTCCCGCGACCGTCTCTACCTGGTCTACTGGCACCAGAGCCTCGGCCGCACCCCGAACTTCGAGAAGTGGCTCGCCCCCTCAGCGTTCTGCACCGGCTGCGACCAGATGGTCAAGGCCCGGCAGGTCTTCCGGAAGCCCGGCGTCGACATGGGCCGGTACAAGAGCCAGTACGACTACCGGTGCCCGAACACGAAGTGTGGCCACCAGATCGTGGAACCCGAGACGCTCCCCGCGGCGGCGGCCATCGACTGGTCGATCGCGGGCGGTCGGATCGGCGACCGCAAGACCCCGCTGGCCGAGAAGACGATGCGGCGCATCCAGGCCGGGCTGGACAAGTTCGCCCGCCCGCTGATGGTGCCCACCGGCGGCACCTGGCGGGACTCGGCCACCGACCTCCTCGACCCGATGCCGACCCGCACCACCCGCGAGAATGACGCGCTGGCGGTACCGCCGCTGCTCGTCCCGTGCGACGGCCGCGAAGGCAAGAACGCCCGCACGGTCTACGGGCCGATGCAGACCCAGACCGCCAGGGCCGAGGCCGGGCTCGCGTGGCTGCCGTTCATCACCGAGATCCGGGGCGGCAGCAGCGACGTCCGCGCGATCAGCGACCCGCTCGCGACGGTCTGCGCCAGCGGCAATCACCACGGCCTGGCCGCGGTCCCGATGCCGGGCATGATGATGCGGAACAACGGCTCCACCGGCGACGGCGGCGAGCACTGCACCGACCTGGCCGAGCCGATGCGGACCCTCACCACCACCGGCCACCAGTCCCTCGTCACCTGGGAACCCTTCCTGGCCCCGTACTACGGCAACGGGACCCCGCGCCCGGTCAGCGAGCCCGTCGGCGCGATCTCCACCCGTGACCGCTTCGCCCTGGTCCAGGGGGACATCAAGATCGAAGACGTCCTGTTCCGGATGCTCCAGCCGCACGAGATCCAGCGCGCGATGGCCTTCGCCGACGACTACGTGGTGCTGGGCTCGAAGCGCGACCGGGTGCGCCAGCTGGGCAACGCGGTCACCCCGAACGTCTCGGAGGTCCTGATCTGCATGCTCGCCGAGTGCATCACCGGCGAGGAGATCGACCGCTACGACCTGGCCGCCTGACCAGCGGCTTTCCTGACAATCCTTGACCAATTCAGCCGGGATAGCGAGGTTATCCCGGCTTGTTTGCGGAAAGATGAAGGCAGGACACACCACCACCCATCAGGGACGGAGCGCCAGACATGGACCAGACCCGGACCCCCCTCCTCCATCTGTACTGGGACCTGGAGGACAGCGACATCTCCGACGGGCTGTTCGAGGGCCCGTGGAACACCCGGACCCTGGCCTACGAGCTGGCTGCCACGTTCAGCCCGAACGCGGCGCACCCGAAGCGGCGCCAGTTCCTCGCCGAGTACGAGTCGGACGGCTGGGGCGGGTGGGTGCGCGGCAACATCTGCCGGGCCCTGGCCGCCGAGGGCGTCACCCTCCACACCATCAACCGCCGCAAGTCCTGACGGCCGGGCGGCCGGGCGGCTGCCTCCGGCGCAGGCGGCGCGACGGGCCCCGAGCCCGGTGCGCGCCGCCCGCCCCGGAACCGCCACCTCACCCCAGGGAGAAAGCCATGATCACCACCCGCACCCCCGAGTTCATCATCGTCGGCCGCAGGGACGCCGCCAGCTACACCCTGTGGGACATCGCCCCCGCGCCGGCCGACCTCATTCGCAGGCGCAGGGCGGTCGAGGAGCTGGACGTCGAAGCGGGCGACGCCCTCGGCCAGGTGGACATCATCCAGGGCGCCACAGGGGCCGAGGCCCTCGACAGCTTCATCGACGGCCTGCGGCGGGCATCCGGCAACCCCGACTACGCGCTCGCCCCGACCAGCAACCTCAGCAACCTGGCCGCCACCTCCGCCCACACCAACGGCGCCGCCAGCACCGGGATGGTGCTGGTCGAGGCCACGGTCTGGCCCGGCCCGGACAGCTTCCGGATCACCGGATGGCACACCTTCGACACCGCGCCGGAAGGGCGGATCCACGGCGCGATCGTCAGCAGCGGCTTCACCTTCCCCGACGGCGCGGTGACGGTCCGGATCAACGACCACCATAACGTGACCAGCACGCTCGACCTCGCGACAGCCTGCACCGTCCTCGCCGCCAGCGGCCAGCTCGACTCCCGCGTGCTCGGCCAGGTCGTGCTCCTCGGCGAGCTGCGCGGCTTCGACGGGGCGATCAACGGTCTCCCCGGCGTCACCGACGCGGCCCGCACCGCGCACATCAACGGCCACCGCACCGTCCTCGTCCCCGCCCGTCAGGCTCACGACGTCCGCGCCCTCGGCCTCGATCTCAACGTGATCGCCGTCCGAGACCTCGCTGCGGCGGTTACCGCCCTCCGGGCCCTGGCGGAGCTGGCGGGCCGGGCCTGACCAGCGGCTTTCCTGCCGCTTCTTTGACCAAACCCACCGGTGCAGGGAGAGTAAACCGGGAGGTTTGGTCAATGAATGAAGTGCGACACACCACCTCACCTCCAGGGAGCACACGATGGCGATCCTCCTCATCAGCAACAGCACCGGCTCGGTCACCGCGACGGTCAACGCCAGCCCCGCGCCCGTCCTCACCCCCGCAAAGCCGGTCACCACCCCCATCCCGGCAACGGGCCTCGGCGAGTGCGAGGACTGCAGGTCGGAGCTGGTGGCGCTCACCAACAACAAGGGGGAGGTGCGGACGGCGTTCTGCGAGTACTGCGAGTTCGGCTTCTGACCCGGCCGGGCGGCCAGCCGGCCGCCCCCGGAGCGGGCAGCGCGACGGGCCTCGGCCCGGTGCGCGCCGCCCGCCCCGGAGCCGCCACCCCGGCACTCCACAACCCACCGAGGGAATCGACCATGAGCTACGAGCCCCGCATGACCGACCGCCAGCCGCCGAGCTACACGCCGAGCGAGTCGATCACCGGCATCCCCGCCCGTCCACCGGTCCTGGCCACCGACCACTCGGCCCACACCACCCGGACCGACTCCACGACCGCCGCCCTCTCCCACGCCGCCAACAACGCGCTGGACAACGCCGCGCGCGCCCGCACCGTCCTCCACCGCAGGACCCTCGAATACGTCGCCCGCCTCATCCGCGAGGCCCTGCCCGACGCGACCACGATCACCGCAGACACCGAAGCATGCGAGCTGCACGAGGTCCGCGACGGCAACGGCAAGACCCTCTTCCACACCGACGACAGGTACCTCTCGACCAGCCCCCTCACCGACAGCTACGCCGACGACATCGACCACCTGCTCGCGGAGGCGTTCCCCTTCGGCGGCCTCCTCGCGGCCGGCTGGGAGGTCGCAGCCGAAGGCGAGCCGTACCGGTCGGTGACCCTGCCCACGGTCGACGTCACCGGCAGGCGCACCGCGGCCACCTCGTTCCCCACCCCCAGGGGCATGGCCTCGATCCGCGCCGAGTACCACCGGGGCGCCACCGCGGCCATCCAGATCACCGACAACCCGGCCTCCCCCTTCGTCCGCGAAACCCGCGACCAGGCCCGCGAGACCCGCGATCGCATCCGCGCGGCCATCGTCAACAGCGACCTGGGATGGGAGCCCGGCGCGATGGACATCGCAGCCGAGTGGCCGGCGCTGCGCTTCGGCTCCGCCTCCGACCTGGCGTTCGCCTGCACCGCACTCGCCGCCGCGGGCGCCTTCGACCCGGCCGCACTGAACGGGGTGGTCCTGATCGGCGAGCTGGGGCTCGACGGCCGGGTCCGCTACGTGGAGGACGTCACCGCCCTCATCCGCACCGCCCAGACCGCCGGATACCGGAAGTTCATCGTGGCCGCCGACGACTTCGACGAGGCCAGCCAGAACGAGGACGTCACCGTGGTCGGCGCGAACAACCTCGCGGCAGCGGTCGACTTCCTCGAGGAGATGCACGCCGACACCACCACCCCCGCAGACGAGGCCCGGCCGCACGGGACGCCGGGGGAGGACGCCGGCCCGTGCGCCCAGTGCGAGAAGCCGCTGATCTGGGACGGCACCGGCAACCGGCTGCACGACGAGTGGGGCGAGTACATCTGCACCGGCCCCAAGACGGCCAGCAGCAACGTCCACGTCCTGGCCAAGTAGCAGCCGCCGGCGGGCCGGGGAGCAGGCAGCGCTCCCCGGCCCGCTCTCATCCTCCACCCGACACCCAAGAAAGGGCGCACCGATGGACTGGAAGCCGCTCATCATCCGCCTCCCCGACGCCCACCTTCCCCGCGGCCTGGACGACGGGCCCACTTGCCGGTCCTGTGGCACCGCCTGGCCCTGCGCGACCGCCGCCGAGCACCTCACCGAAGGCCGCTGCCAGTGCGGCGCCCCCACCTGGTGGGAGAAACGCGGCCCCCGGAACTGGCACGTCGGCCCCAGCTGCTACACCGCCGCCGACGTTGTCATGGCCCAAGCCGCCGAACTGAGCGCAGCCCGCCCCGCCAGCTACCCGCCGAGCCACTTCTACCCGCCCAAGCCCAGTCGGCGCCGTCGGCAGGAGCCGCCCTACCAGTACACACCGGCCGGACCCGGCGACATCGCACCCGGCACGTGGGTCTGGGTGAAACCAGGTGGCCTACACCCCGGCTGGGGCGACATCCACCGCTTCGCCATGGTGACCGCCCTCGGCACCCCGAAGTGCGAGGTCTGGCTGCACTGCGACGGCACCGTGCACCAGGTGCTGGCCGATCACCTCATCCTCGAAGGAACCGCTGCCCGCCAGGCCGCCCGCGCGGCCGGGATGACGACGCTGTGCGGCCCCGCCCGGGACGGCCGCCCACTGCTCCCGGGATGGGAGTGGGTGGACTGGACGGTCGCCGAGCACCTGGTCCATGCCCGGCCCGCCGCAGCGGCGGCGCCCGAGCCGGTACAGGCCGAGCTGTTCGCCACGCTGGAGCCCGCCGATGCCTGAGACCCCGGCCGGACAGATCGCCCTCTTCGGTGCCGCGCCCGTCTCCCCGCTGGCCCCCCGGTTCGTGCCCGCGCCGGTCGGCGAGCTGGGCCGCCAGCAGACGGCGAGGCCCCGCCGCGAGCCCCGCCGCAGGACGACCGCCGCGGACCTGTCGGCCCGGCTCGGCGGCGCCACCCACCTGGCGGTCACGTTCGCCCCCGGCATCCTGTGGCCCTGGCTGGAGCAGCTGCGGCCCGAGCTGGTGCGGGCCGACGGGGACCCGTCACCCGTCCTGGAGCCCGGCACCCTCCACGTGCACGTCAACCGTCGCCCACCGGCTGACCTGCGGGTTTCCTGACGATCCTTTGACCAAATCCACCGGGACAACGAGGTTGGCCAGGTGGGCTGGCGGAAGGATGAATGCACGACATACCACCAACCCCCCCAGGGAGCGAGCGATGGACATCACGGCCCTCACCGAGGAAATCGAGCTGATCGCCGGCGCGGGCGACGCGGGTGACGCACTCGACCTCGTGAAGCGACTGCTCCGCACCGAGCAGGTGGAATGGGCGATCGAGATCCGCCGGAGCGTCCGCAAGGGCGAGCTGGACCACGAGAAGCTGATCGCCTCCGGTGAGACGCTCCGCCAGAGGGTCATCCAGCACCGCGAGCAGGCCCGCCGCGACCTGATGGCTGCCACCCGCGCCCTCCTCCGGGGTGGCGGCGACGACGTCATCACCCGCGGGGCCCTGGCGCTGGCCCCCTTCATCTAGCGAACACCCGGCCCGCGCCCTCTCGGCGTGGGCCTCCGGCAGGGCTCTGACCTGGGCACGCTTGCCAACTGTACGGCCAAATCCATTGGCACACCGAGGTTACCCCGAGAGCTTTGGTCAATGATGACTGCGCGACACACCACCCATCCACTCACCACGGAGGGCGCCATGACCGCCACCACCGCCACCATCAAGAAGGCCACCGCGAAGGCCCCCGCCAATAAGGACGCGGCGAAGAAGCCGACCACCCGCAAGGCCCCGACCAAGAAGGCGGCGGCCCCGGCCCCGGCGGCGCCGGCCGCGGTCAAGACGGCGTTCAAGACGGTCCCGCTCGACCGGATCGACCGCGACCCGAACCAGCCTCGCGAAGTCTTCGACCAGGAGAAGCTGGAGGAGCTGGCCGCCAGCATCAAGGAGATCGGCGTCCAGCAGGCGGTCAGCCTCCGCTACATCCGGGGCACCAAGCGGTACATGCTGATCGCGGGCGAGCGCCGGTGGAGGGCCTCCCAGATCGCAGGCAAGGCCGACATCCCGGCGATGGTGACCCACGGCCTGGAGGGCGGCTCGGAGACGCTGGAGGGCTTCGAGCGGTCGGTGGCGGAGAACCTCAGCCGCGAGAACATGACCCCGCTGGAGGAGGCGCGGGCCTTCAAGAAGCTGATGGACTTCGGGCTGACCCCCGAAGCGGTCGCCAAGCGGGTCGGCAAGAGCTGGAACTACGTGGACCTGCGACTCTCCCTCCTCAAGCTCGTGCCCGCCGTGCAGGAGGCGCTGCTCAAGGGCCACCTGCCGGTCGGCCTGGCCTGGTACGCCTCGCAGATCAGCCCGGCCAACCAGAACGCGTTCATCGCCCGCTGGACCCGCGGCCAGTTCAACAGCCCCCGCGAGGCCGAGATGTTCTGCACGAGGGTCCGCAACGAGGAGCAGGAAGCGGCCAGCCAGAGCGTCATGTTCGTCCTGGCCGAGGACGCCCCCGGCGCCGACAAGGTCGACGACAGCATGTTCCCCGAGCTGGCCGTGGACGTCGACAAGCGCGAGCAGATCGTGGCCGACCGCAAGAAGCTCGTCGGCAAGATCGGCAGGCTGGAGGACGCGGGCAAGATCCTCCAGGAGATCGCCGACCTGGATCCCGACACGCTGGCGCTCCTCCTCTCCGGGGCGCACGGTGGCATCCCCGGCAACAAGATGCGGATCGACCACCTGCGGCAGGTCGCCACGAAGGCCGCCCAGAACCTGGCCAAGGCCGCCACCGCGGCCACCGTCCTGGCGGGAGCGCTCCGGGTCGCCCCCGAGGCGGAGGCCACCAACACCCCCAAGACCAGCGCCTCCTGACGTAGTGGCGCAAGGGCCCCGCACCAGTCGGGGCCCCTGGGCCAAGCCAGTCGGGACACGAGGGTAAACCCGGCCGGTTGGTCAAGAATGAAAGCAGGACACACCACCACAGAAAGGCAAGACCAGTGATCGACCTCAAGAGCCTCGGCCTCGACGGGCCCGAACCGGACGTGGAACGCATCCAAGTCGCCCAGCCGCTGGAGCTGGTGACCAGCCGTTACCAGAACTGGCAGGAAGACGCCGGAATCCCTATCGGGATCACCGTGGGACGGCCCCGCTTCGTCCGCTACAACTTCATCCAGATCAAGGCCCTAGCCCCGTGGGAGCTGATGAAACCGCCCCTCAAGGGCATCGACAACATCCCCATCGAGCGCCGGGTGTACCGGCAGCGGCTCGTACGCCACGAGGCCGAAATCCTGGCCGCGCTGGACGAGGTCGCCCAGTCGTACCCGAACCTGCCCGGCGTCCTGATGTGCTTCGAGAACGTCAACGCCGGGGAAGCCTGCCATCGGCAGTGGGCGGCCGAGTGGTTCCAGCAGCGCTACGGCTGGGAGGTCCTCGAACTCCCCAACCCGGGCGGAACGCGCCGGCCGACGGCCCCGAAGCCGACGGCCACGCCACCACAGACCCTGTTCTGACCGCGGGGCACCGCACCGACCGAGGGTCGGGGGAGCATCACCTTCCCCCGGCCCTCGGTCACACCGCCGCCCAGAGGCCGCCAAGAGGGCATACCCGGCAGACCGGTTGAACTGCTACCATCCCCCCACTGTCCGCGAGCAGCTCGATTGGATGGAGCATCACCTCTCGAAGGTGAAGGTTGGAGGTTCGAGTCCTCCCTCGCGGTCCATATGGTTCGCCCCCTGTGACCCCGCTTCCGGGGCAGGGGGCGTTCGCATGCCCGGTAACGAGCCGGCCTGGATCGATGGAAGCCGGCAACCGAGACTAGAGCTTTCGATATGTAGCCAATTCTGATCGATTTTGATCCGATTATGGAACGGCTGTTGCCGCAACTTCCGGATGAGCACCGAAGATTGGGGATTCGTCCAGGCCGCGCTGTACATTGCTGCTTACTCCTTCAGGGGGATGACGGACCGCACCCGACACGTGGGGGCGCGACCGCGTCCCTTGTGGTGCCGGGGTAAACCCGGCTTCGCCGAAGGGAGCCGATCTTGAAGCTGTTTCGGTGGCTGAAAGATCGGTGGGAGAAACACGTACGTGCGCACGTCTCCTCGGAGCGTGTGAGCGCGAGCTGCGAGGTCTTCCTCGTGGTCGCGTGGCTCATCGAGCACCGTACGTGAAACGCGTGAGCCCCAGCTGAGCACTCAGCTCGGCCAGGGCTCACACCACCAAGCCAGGGCCTCGTCCTCGCGATCCGTAGGGTCGCAACCTACGGGAGGGCGGGGCCTTGGTCGTTTCACGGATTACGCATTCAGAAGACGTAATCAGGAAGTGCTTCCGAGACTACCGCAATTCTTGGAGACACGAGACAGTTGGTCGGGTGCGTAGTTTGCATCCAACTGCTGCACCGAAGACTGCGAACAGCATCGCGGATCTCATCCCGGAAACCATCACGGACTGGACCAGCCGAAACAACGACGGCTACTGGGGCACTCCGGCGAAGCTCGGGTGCAACATTGTCGCGAACCATGGCCACCAGCCCCTAGCAGGTCAGCGACTACCCTTGCCCGACGCTGCTGGTTGTGGGCCGAGCGATCCGCCACCTTCCCCCAGGGACAGGCATGCCCGCAGGATTCGCCGCACCCGGAGTGCTGTTCGCCGGCAACTCCTCAGCGCCAGACCGCGCCTTCTACCGGCAGGTCTTCAACAGGCTCCCCCGCGACCAGTACACCCGCTACGTCGAGGTCGGCGTGGGCTCGTTCGCCGCGGCGCTCGTCGCCGCCAACGCGGGCATCCCACCGTCGTGCATGGAGACGTCCGACGTCACCCTCTACACCGGCATCGTCGGCACCTGCGTGTCAGGCGGCGACCTCACGTCGCTGGGCATGACCCTGGACGGCGAGCCGGTCGAGCTGCCCGACGCCCCGATCGTGGAGCAGGCCGCGCACCTCCTGTACGTCCACTGGCTCGCGCGCATGCAGGCCAAGCCCGAGGTGGACTACTGGACGAACCTCGTCACCGACATGATCGAGCGGGAAGACGAGCACAAGGCCCGCCTGGTCGGCTCGCTCCAGCAGATCGCAGACCGTCTCCCCGGCGTCAAGTTCACCCCGAAGTGCATGTGGGACCACATCGCCGAGGCCGAGGACGACCCGCACGCGATCATCATCGCCGCCCCGCCGACGTACAAGGCCGGCTTCGAGAAGTTCTTCGACACCGGCGGCCGCGTCGAGTGGAACGAGCCCCCCTACTCGGTGTTCGACCCCGACGTCGACATGCAGCGGCTCGCCGACCACATGCGGGACAAGGCCGCCCTGCTGATGTTCCTGCAGGAGGAGCGCTCCGGCATCGCGGCCCACGAGACCCCGGTGTTCGCGCACCCGCTCGGCGACGTCGCCCGCGCCTTCGTCATCAGCAACCGGCCGGAGGAGATCTTCAAGCTCACCGGAGGGCCCAAGGTCGCCCTGGGCATGTCCCGGTCCACCGCGCCTACCTCTCTACCGATCATCCCCCCGGACCACCAGGTCACCGACCAGTCCCGCGTCGAGGTCGTCCCCGCCAAGGGCACCGAGGTGGACTACTACCGCGACCTGTGGATGCACCGGCTCGCCGCGGCGCCCGGCTCGTACAACATGCTCGTCATCGTGGACGGCTTCGTCGCCGGCGTCATCGGCTACGGCGCGGAGACGATGACCCGCCCGTACCCCGGCGCCACGAAGTACACGACGCACCTGCTGATGCGGTTCGCGTTCGGCGCCCCCCACTACGAGCTCCGCCTGACCCGCCTGGCGACGATGCTCGCGCTGCGCCGCGACAGCGCCAAGCTCGTGTTCACCGGCGCCTCGGAGATCCTGCTGGCAGCATCGAACGGCCTCGTCACCGTCGAGTACACCCGCCACCCCGAGGCCAAGGGCCTGCGCGGGCTCATGCAGCTGGAATCGCGGGCCAAGCACCCGGACGGCTACAAGCTGTCGTACCGCGCCGACTGGTCCACCACCGACATCCCCACCACCCTCACCGCGTTCATCACCAAGGAGCAGGCATGGCGCGCAAGCCGCAGCAAGGCGAAGAAGAAGTGACCACCCCGGCCCCCCAGGACCAGGAGCCGGCCCAGGCCCCGGACCCCGACCCGACCGGCATGTCCTGGAGCACCGAGAACCCGGCCCGCGACGTCATGCAGATCGGGGAGGACCTGTTCATCCGCTGGGTCGACGTCGCCTCCCTCCGTGAGCAGGACATCAACGCCCAGGTCATGCAGCCCCGCCACTTCGAGCGGCTCACCGGCAACATCCGCAAGCGCGGCATGGTCGAGTCCCTGCCCTACTGCCACCAGCCCGGCGGAACCGGCCCGATCGAGGTCATCTCCGGCCACCACCGCTCCCGCGCCGCACGCGCCGCCGGCCTCCAGCAGATCCCCGCCATCATCGACACCCGCACGATGCGCCGCTCCGAGGTCATCGCCAAGCAGATTGCCCACAACGAGCTGCACGGCGATCCCGACAAGGACGTCCTCGCACAGCTCGTCTCCATGATCGACAACGTGGACGACCTGATCGCCACCGGCCTGGACGAGAACCAGCTCCCCACCGTCGAACCCGACGACACCAAGCTGGCCATCCCACACGGCGAGTTCGACTGGCGCTCCGCCACCCTCATGTTCCTCCCGCACCAGATGGAGGACTTCAAGGACGCCATCACCGCCATCGCCAACGGCACCGACCTCGTCGGCGCCGCCCCCGTCGAGATGTTCGAGGACTTCGCCGCCGCGGTGTACGCCTTCGGCCGCTGCAAAGACGTCCGCAACTTCACCACCATGATCGCCCTCCTCACCGACATCGCCCGCCGCGAAGTCGAGCAAGCCGCCAAGGAAGCCGAGGAAGCCGCCAAGGCCGACACCACGGCCTAGCCACGCCCGACGCACCCACGCATGGCCACAGCCCGCAAAGCCCCCACCCCCACACCGGCTTTGCGGGCTCGCGCCTACCACCGGAGCACCCGCCCACCCCCCCCGGGCCGGGACAGAAGGACCGTGAGCACCCATGAGCGACCGCATCACCCTCGACCCCACCCTCGACCCGTGGGAGCGACAGCCCGGCGAGACCCCCAAGCGGCACTCCCGCTTCCTCGTCTTCCGCGACCTCGGCCTCACCAGAACCCTTGCAAAAGCGTCAGACCAGCTAGCACTTTCGTACAGCCACGTCCGAGCCCTCGCCGCCCAGTACCGCTGGCAGGACCGGGCCGCAGCCTGGGACGCCCACCAGCAGCAGCAGTACACCGCCGAGATGGAAGAGGAGCGCCGCAAGTCCGCCCGCGACGACGCGAAGATCCTGCGGATCATGACCGGCATGGTCGGCCAGGCGCTGCCCCACATCCAGCAGCAGGTCGGCTCGATGACCGTCATGGAGTTCACGCGGTTCGTGGAGACCACGATGCGGCTGCGCCGGAACCTGTTCGGCGACCCGACGGAGACGATCGCGGTCACCGGGCCCGGCGGCGACCCGCTGACGGTCCAGGTCGAGGAGTTCCAGAAGCTGCCCCCGGAGCAGCGGCGCGTACGGCTCGCCGAGCTGGCCGCGACGGTCGCCCGCCGCGCGCACGCCCTGGACGACACCGACGACGAGGATGACGGCACGTACGACCCCGGCGACGACCAGGACGACGACGAGCCAGGCGAGGCGGCCGGCGAGCGGGGCGCGGAGCCGGTGGACGAAGACAGCGGTGAGTCATGACCACGCTCGCCCCGGAGCTGGGCCACCTGAACGACGCCGCGGTGTACGCGCGGCTGCAGGCCGCGAAGCGGGCAGCCGCCCGGGACCTGCTGCGGGACCCCGCGACGCTCGCGCGCGGCCTGGACCCCAGCTACCGGATGCGCCCGCACCTGAAGGTCATCAGCGATGCGCTCGTGGACCTGGAGCGCGGCGAGTACGACCGGCTCCTCGTGATCACCCCGGCGCAGGTGGGCAAGAGCACCACGACGGCCGAGTGGTTCCCGTTCTGGTGGCTGTGTCTGCACGGCGAGGACCGGGTGGCGGTCACCTCGTACTCCGACGACCTGGCGCTGCGCCGAGGCAAGACGATCCGGCAGTACATCGGCGAGTACGGCGGCGAGTTCGGGCTGTCCCTGCTGCCCGGGTCGGAGGCCGCACAGGACTACGACACGAACCAGGGCGGCGGCGTCCGCTCGGTGTCCCTCGGCGCGGGCCTCACCGGCTTCTCCGTGAACCTGCTGGTCGTGGACGACCCGCACAAGGACCGTGCCGAGGCCGAGTCGAAGAAGATGCGCGAACGCGTCCACGACTGGTGGTCGTCGGCCGCGCTGAAGCGTCTGCAGCCGGACCGCAACGCGGTGGTGGCGATCCAGACCCGCTGGCACCCGGACGATTTCGCGGGCCGCCGGCTGGAGGAGGACGGCCGGCTGGAGGAGGGCGGCCGGTGGAAGGTCGTCCACCTCCCGGCGATCGCCAACCCATCGAAGTTCGGGCCGGATCCGCTCGGCCGGCAGGACGGCGACCCGCTGCCGCACCCGAAGATCCCCACGAGGAACCGGCGGGCGCTGCTGGCCTGGTGGAGCGACGTGAAGCGGACGTCGACGGTGCGGGACTGGCACGCCCTGTCGCAGGGCGACCCGCAGCCGTCCGAGGGCGCGCTCGTCTCCCGGGACCTGCTGCGGTCGATCCGCGACGGCATCACCGTGGTGGAGCCGCAGAAGATCGCCGTGTCGATCGACCCGTCCGGCGGTGGCCGGGACACCGCGGGCGTCATCGGCGGCTTCCTCGGCGCCGACAACCGGGTGTGGATCACGCACGACAAGACGAAGGCGATGTCGTCGGCCGAGTGGTCCCGCACCGCCTGCCTGCTCGCGCACGAGACAAACGCCGGCGTGATCTACGTCGAGTGGAACTACGGCCGAGACATGTGCACGTTGGCAATCAGCACCGCCTGGCAGGCGCTTCAGGATGAGGGCCGCATCCCCAAGGGCAAGCTGATGCCGATGATCGACGCCGTCAGCGCCAAGCAAGGCAAGTTGCTCAGGGCGGAGCCGATCGCCCAGCAGATGGTCGAGGACCGCATCCGGCTGCGCGGCGCGTTCGTGGACCTGGAGAACGAATGGGCGACGTGGCAGCCCACCGACTCCGACAGCCCTGGCCGGATCGACGCCTCCTGTGTCCTGGTGTACGGCCTGATCCCGGAGGTCAACCAGGGCGCTATCGTGCACGCCCCGCTGCCGACCGCGCCGCAGCCCGGCCAGTACGGGCGCACCGGCCGGCCGGGCGGCCCGGCCCAGGCGTACGGACGGAGGATCGGCAAGTGAGCATGACAGAACGCATCTACCGCCTGCTGCGAGACGTCCGCGACAGCTACCGCAGCGGGGCCGACTACCTGTGGTTCTGCCGCTGGATCCCGTAGAGGTACGCCGGCCCGCACGGGCCCGGGTGCCCGGTCTGCTGTACGCGGCAGGCCGGGCATCGGCACACTAACCGGTGTGAAACTGCCCCGAGTCCACTGCAGGGAGTGCCAGCGGCCGATCGCGGCCGGGCCGGTAGCCGGAAGTCTCAGCAAGGGCCGGCTGTGTCGGCACGACCCGCCCGACCGGCGCGCCCGCTACGGGGACTCCCTGGTGTCCTGCCCCGGCTCGTTGGCCATCGTGGACCTGCCGCGTCCGGCCGAGCAGCTGGAGTTCATGGAGGCCGGGGAGGGCCAGGAGCTGGACGAGATGCCGGTCGGCCCGTTGGGCACCGTGGCGCTGTTCTGACCCGGCGTACACCTGCCGGGTGATCAGCCCTTCTCAGCGTAGGGCTGGACCGCCAGTACATGCTTTTCGTGGCGGGTGAGGATGCTGTCCGCGAACTGCGAGGCGATCTTGACGTCGCCGTCGACCGTTATCTCCAGCACCTCGCCCACCTTCAGCTCGTCGCCCTCGGCGTAGTAGACCTTCTCGCCCTCGCCGAAGATGTTCTGTGCGATATCGCTGGCGGCCATGCAGGGTCCTTCCGCTGTGGTGGGTAGGTCGGAGTGCCAGTGTGAGGCAACGGTGACCGGCGGCAGTACCTGTGTGCGCTGCCACGCGACGGTCTGAGCCCGTGACACGCGCCCTGTTCAGCCTTCGTGGGTCTCGCCCATGTGGATGTCGGAGATGGCCGACAGCGGTTTGGAAAGTCCGGTGGTCAGCATCGTGGTAGCTGCCAGGACCCTCATCCACAGCTTCGTGTCCCCATCCGCGACGATCTTGGCGAGCGCGGCTTGGTCCACCCCCGTGCGTGCCCGCAACTCGTCCGCGCTCAGCAGAAAGTTCCACGTCAGTACGGGTTTCAGCTCGGTGAACTCGGCGTCCGTAGCGGGCTCGAAGGGGGAGTGGCGGAGGACCGTCAGGCGGGGGTCGTCATTGTCTGGAGCGAACAGAACCCGTGCCTCGAAGGCGCAAGCCGCCATCTTCGGGAAGCTGCCGAAGAGAGCGGTGCCATAGACAAGCCATCGGACGGTAGCCGTGCACCAGACATGATCGCCGACGCGGTACGACTCCACGTCGCTGATCGTGGTGGGCCGAGTCCTCAACGCATCGTGGAGCCAGCCGTCTGCGCTGACGTGAATGGGCTCCTGATTCTCATCAGCCACCTTGCACGGGAACGCGCTGCCGCCGATCGCCTGGAGCCAGGCAGTGCTCTTCCCGCCGCCTCCAAGGGTGTGCGCGAGACGACTGATGGCGCTGAGGGCAGCCTCGGACTCCACGGCGCGCTGGATGACGTCTTGCTCGACGGTCGTGGATTCCGTGAATCGGTCGATGACCTCGCCCAGGCCGGTCAGGTGGACGAACCGCTCCCCAAGTTCGGCGATGTCAGTGCGCATCGGATCCGCGTAGCTCGTGCCGTCCCCGAAGTCCCGGGTGTTGTCGCTGACGAAGTAGACGGTCTGATCCGCGTGTTCCTTGGCGTACTCGACGGCCGACAGCCATATGGCCGCGTCCCGTGCCCCGGTCTTTCTCCCGTCGTCCCTGCAAGGAGCCAACCCGTTCGCCTCGCGGAACGCCCCCTCCCGAAGCGCGGCTTCGCTGGTGGGGATCACATCGACAACGCTCGACCACTGCTTACGCCAGTGCTCCCGGAGTCGGTCAAGGTCCATGTCCGGCATCGGGTAGCCCAGCCCCCACGGCGTCAGCTTGCCCAGGGACTCGATCGCCTGTGCCGCCGCCTCGTACTGCTTGCGGTACTTGATCGCCTGCTGCGCGGAAAGCTCCTCCATGACCATCCACGGGACCGCGACGCCCTCGACACCAGCAGTGCGTATGGCCCGCAGGACATCCGTGCTGCTGCTGTTCAGGCCGGATCCGCGAAGAATGCACGCATCAAGAATGATCACGCTTCGGCTCCTGTCCACCTCGTGACTCAGCACGAAGGATCCCAGGAAAGCCCAGGTGACTGTACGGAAATTGACTACGCGAGCGGATGTGTGAAGAGGGCGTCGGCGGCTGGGGTTGCGCGACACCTGCCGTCCGGACGCTGTAGCGGCATAGCCGCCGACGCCCGTGAACGTCACTCCCGGCCGAGGAGGACGGAGGCCGAACCGTAGCAGAGCAGACAGACCGGCACGGGATGTATAAACCTGGCTGATGATCAAAGTATTGCGGTGGAAGATCAGTTTTAGAGCAGGATTTACGGCGTATGCCTATAGTGAGCCGCCGCATTCCGAAGGATCTTCAGCAAGGGGTTGGGAATGATCGGCGTTCCGGAGCTAGTCGTCCTCGCTGCCGCCGGGTACCGGGCAACGCAGCTGGCCGTCCACGACGCCATCCTGGAACCGGCGCGCGGCGCCGTCTTCGACTGGCAGACCCGCAAGCCCGACAGCAAGCCCCGCGAGTGGGTCGTCTCCCTCATCAGCTGCGTGTACTGCATGGGCTGGTGGATCAGCGGCGCCACCCTCGTGACCTGGCTCCTCGCCTCCGGTCAGTGGGACGACAGCCCGCTGCTCGTCCACGGCCTGGAGTGGCTGGCGGTCGCTGGCGCCTCCGTCTTCCTGAACCGCGTGGACGACACGCTCGGCGACCTCACGGCCCGCTGATGCGCGGCGAGATCGCAGCGGCAGCGTCCCGCTACATCGACAGGAAGGTCGGACGCGGCAAGGCCACCGCCACCGACCAGGGATGGCAGAACCGCGCCTGGGACCTGTACCACCTGGTACCCGAAGTCCGGTTTGCCGCCAACTACATCGGCAACGCCATGTCCGGCGCCGTCCTCTACGCTGGCCGCCGCGCCGAAGACGGCTCGATCGAACGCGCCCCCGACAACCACCGCGCCTCGGAGATCGTTGCTCAGATCGCGGGCGGCCCCGACGGACAGTCCAAGCTCCTCGGCACGTTCGGCAAGCACCTGACCGTGCCCGGCGAAGGCTGGATCGTCATCCGCCCGAACGACGAAGTCCTCTCGCCGGACTCGCCCGAGGACGGCCATGACTGGCGGGTGCTGTCCACCCGCGAGATCCGCCAGCAGTCCGGGAAGCTCACCGCCGAAGTCGACGGCGACGACATCGTGATTCCGGCCGGCGACCCCGAGAACCTCGACCCGGACGGCCCCGTAGCCCTCCGCGTGTGGGAGCCCGACCCCGAGCGGGCCATCGAAGCCGACAGCCCCGTCCGCTCCAGCCTCGACCTGCTGGAAGAACTGCTTCTGCTGAACGCTGCCGTCAAGGCGATCGCCCGCTCCCGGCTGACCGGGCGCGGCATCCTCCTCGTCCCCAAGGGCACCAGGTTCCCGACCACCCCGACGCAGAACGACGCCGAGGACGACCTGATCGAGATCCTGATGACGGTCGCCGAGACCGCCATCCGCGAACCCGAGTCGGCCGCCGCCACGGTCCCGATCGTCCTTGAGGTCCCCGCCGACTCGATCGCCGACTTCAAGCTCCTCACGTTCGAATCGAACTTCGATGAGCTGGCGCTGAAGCTCCGCGAGGAAGCCATCAAGCGGTTCGCGAACTCGCTGGAGATCCCCGCCGAGATCCTCCTCGGCCTCGGTGACGCCAACCACTGGGGCGCCTGGATGCTCACGAGTGAAGCCATCCGCATGGGCATCGAGCCCAAGCTCGCCACCGTCTCCTACGCGCTGACGCAGCAGTGGCTGCGCCCGCTCCTGCAGGCCGAGAACATCGACGACTGGCATCGCTGGCTGGTCTGGTTCGACACCGCCCCGCTGCGCGTGCGCACCAACCGCTCCGAGACGGCCCTGCAGGCCTTCGACCGGGGCGTCATCTCCGCCGACGCCCTCCGCCGGGAGACCGGCTTCACCGACGACGACGCCCCCACCCCGGAGGAGATCGCCGCGCGGCAGAAGCAGACCGCCGACCAGACACAGCAGGACCAGCAGCAGGGCCAAGAGCAGAACCCGCCGACCAGGCCGGACCTGCCGGTGGACGAGACCGCCGACGAGCCGGGCACCCTGCCCGCTTCGGCCGCAGGCCGCCCCCGCGAGGGCCTCCTCGCCGCTGCAGACGGCCTGATCTGGGCCGCCCTGTCCTCAGCGGGGGAGAAGCTGATGCGGACTCCCGTCTGCCCGCGCCCCGAGCGGGCGAGGGCCCGGGACCTCCAGCCCGCCGCCCTCCACACCGTGTGGAAGGTCGAGCCCGGCCAGGTCGAGCAGTACCGGCTCCTGGACGGCGCATGGCGGCGCGTCCCCGAGATCGCCGCACGATACGGCCTCAGCCCGGACTGCCTGACCGCCTCGCTCGACTCCTACGCCCGGGAGCTGATCGCCGCCGGTATCGAGCACTCCTACGACGTGGTGCCCGGCGTCCTCACCTCGTGCCTGGGGCTGGCCGCATGACCGCCGCGCAGGGAGACCCGCCATGCCGCAACCGGCACCGCTCACCGTCGCCATCGACCCCGGCACGCCACGCGAGGACTGGTGCCCGGCCTGCAAGGCCTACACCCGCCTCGTGGGCCACGTCGTGGTCCTCACCGCTGACGGCGTCTCCACGGTCGGCGACTGGTCGTGGTGCGAGATCTGTTCCGATCCCGACGACCGAGAGGTGAGCCGTGGCTGACCCCCAGTACCAGGCGCCGCTCGGGCACTCGGTGGCCTCCCACCGCGTGCACGGCTGGTGCTCCCACTGCCCGGGCCGCTACCCGGTTGAGGAGATGGCCGCCTGGCGCCACCACGAGAACGACCGCTACGAGGTGTCGAAGCACGTCGTCACGCCCGCCCCGGAGACAGACGTCACCGTGGCCCACGAGCAGCTGTGCCCCGAGTGCGGCCGTGAAGCCCTCATGGTCGTCACCGCGCAGGTCCGTGACGACGACGGGCCCAAGCCGGCCGGTGGCTGGGCGGTCTGCCTGCACTGCGACGCCCTGCCGCACCCGTGCTGGGAGCACGCCGGCCTGATCGCCGCCGTCGCCCGTCTGCGGGCCCTGCACACGGACGACTTCGGCGGCTGCGCGCACTGCACCCGCGAGGACTTCGTGCCGTACCCGTGCCCGACCATCACCGCCCTGGACGAGTTCAAGGAGTCCGATCGTGGCTGACCTGCATGCGCTCCTCGACCAGGCGGAGGAGGACGTCGCCCAGGAGGTGAGCGCCGTCCTGACCGAGGTGGCCGACGAGTTCGCCCAGCAGCTCGCCGACGCCACCGAGCTGGTCGCGGCCCGCTTCTCCGTCTCCCGGATCGCCCGCATGTTCACCGACCGGATGCCGCGCATCGTGCGCCGCCTCCTGCGGGTCTCCGAGACCGCCGCGCAGCAGGCCGCCGACGACACCGGCGGCGAGCTGCCCGAGGAGTGGAACGACCTGCCAGGCCGGTACGACGACGGCCGCGGCCTGCCCCCGGCCATGTCCAGCTACGTCACGACGACCGAGCACCTGATGCGCGCGGTCGGTGACCGGCTGGCCGAGGCCGCCCGCCAGGAGCTGGCCGCCGGGGTCGACGCCGGCGACAGCATCGAGCAGCTGCGGGCCCGGCTGCGGGAGCGGTTCGCCCGCGAGGGCGCGCAGCTCGGTGACGCCCGCGAGGAGCGCATCGCCCGCACCGAGGCCGGCCGGGCGTGGAACACGGCCACGCTCGGAGCAGCACGGGCCGTGACCGGCACGGACGCCCCGATCGTGAAGCAGTGGATCAGCCAGCGCGACGACCGCGTACGGCACGCCCACAAGGAAGCGAACGGGCAGATCCGCCTCCTCGACGAGCAGTTCACCGTCGGCGGTATCCCGATGGATGCTCCGCACGACCCGACCGCCCCGGCCAATCAGGTCGTCAACTGCCGGTGCGTCCTCGCCGTCCACCCGCAGGTACGCGCCTCCGCCTTGGAATCGCAGGACAGCCCGCGCGGCGAAGTCTTCGATTTGAAGGCAATGGGGCGGATTGTGCAGGATGCCGTGCGCCGCGCCATGTCCACGACCCGTGCCGACTACGAGCTGGTGCCCAGCGGGCCCGAGACGGTCACCGCGGCGGGCGGCCACACCGGCGCGATGATCGCGCTCGTCCCGTCCGACGCAGACCTGGCCCGCCTCGCCGTCGACGGCGGCGAACCCGCCGAGGAGCTGCATTGCACGCTGTACTTCCTCGGCAAGGCCGACGCCTTCCCCGCCCACCAGCAGGCCAGCCTCATCGACCTGCTCCGCCAGGAGCTGCAGGACCGCGGGCTCGGCCCGGTCCCCGGCCGGATCTTCGGCGTGAACCGGTGGAACGGCAACGGCGACGAACCGTGCTGGGTGTGGGCCGTCAGCGACGACACCGGCGACGACCGGCCCGAGGCCAGCCCGTACCTGCACGAGGTGCGCAACGTCGCCGGGTACGCCATCCGCCAGAGCGAGCTGGACGACGAGCAGGTCCCCGCCCAGCACTCCCCGTGGGTCGCCCACGTCACCGCCGCGTACGGCGACGGCGACCTGCTCGCCGAACTCGAAGACCGCCTCGGCGCAGTCACCTTCGACCGTGTGCGGGTCGCCTTCGCCGGCGAGTACACGGACATCCCTCTCGGCCCCCAGCAGGAGGAAGACACCATGCCCGCAACCGCTCAGGCCGACGTCATGGCCGAGCCGATCACGACGCGTGCGTGGTCGACGCCCGGTGATACGGCCATCGCGTTCGAGAACGAGCAGACCGGCGACGGCCGCGTGTTCACGCCCGGCTCGCTGTACTGGGACCGCGATCCCAAGCCGCTGCAGTACGCCGAGGAAATGGGCATGGGCCATGACGGCGCCGAGCTGTGCGGCGCCATCAACACGGTCATGCGCGACGGCAACCGGATCACGGCGGCCGGGGTCCTGTACCTGAACCGGCACACCGGGCAGGACGCGGTAATGCTGCTGGAGCAGGAGGCACCGCTCGGCGTGAGCGTCGACCTGGACGACGTCGACGTGGAGTTCGTGGACAAGACCCTCACCCCGGAAGACGCCGACTGGCTGTTCGCCTCCGCGCACCTCGCCGAGGCGAGCGTGCTGCGCATGGAGGACGGCTCGATCATGCTGTCCGGCGCCACCCGCCCCGAGTGGACCGCCTCGACCGGCGGCCACATCGCCCGCAACCGGTTCGACCTGCAGGTCATCACCGGCCCCGGCGGCGTCGTCAACGCGGCCACGATCCGCACCGCGTTCGCCCGCTCCGGTGCGCTCACCGCGGCGGCCGGCGACCCCGACAACCCCGACGAGGGCCTGGTCGTGCACTCGGAGAAGTCCGGCGACTTCCTGATCCGCATCACCAAGGCCAGGCTGCGCGGCGCCACCCTCGTGGCGATGCCGGCCTACAACCGGGCCCGGATCGTCCTCGACCCGGTGCAGGAGGCGGCGTCGGCGGCCCCGGCGGTCGTCCTCACAGCGGCCTCCGAGACGCACGAGCGGGTCGTCACCTACGTGTGCACGTCCCCGGTCGCGGTCGGCGCCCGAGAGGTCGCCAACGCCCTGGACATCAGCATGCAGTCGGCGCGCGGGCACCTCGGGCGGGCCGCGAAGAACGGGCGGATCGTCCGGCTCGCGCCCGGCCAGTACGTCGGCGCCTCCGACCTGCCCGAGGGCGAGGTCAGCGCGGCCGTCTCGGGCAGCACCGACCTGCCGGTCCACGAGGACCGCGAGGCGAAGTGGGAGGGCGACCAGGCGCGCAGCCGCGTCCTGGACTGGGCCACCGACGACCAGGGCAACGTCGATGCGGACAAGCTCGGGTCGGCGTTCCTGTACCGCGACCCGGAAGGCGACCCCGCCACCGCCGACGCGTACAAGCTGGGCTACGCCGACGTCTTCGACAACGGCGGCAGTCCGCGCCTGGAGATCGTCGCCAACGGCGTGTACGCGGCCGCCGGTGTCCTGCAGGGCAGCATGGGCGGCGCCGACATCCCCGAGGACGAGATCCCCGACCTGCGCGACCAGGCGGACAAGCTGTACGCGGCACTCGCCAAGGCGTACAAGGACGACTCGATCCGCCCGCCGTGGGCCGACGAGACCGCCTCGCTCGGCCTGCCCCCGGAGATCGAAGCCTCGGCGTGGCACGCCCTGCAGCAGATGCCGCCGATGCCCGCCGCCTGGTTCCAGGAGCCGACCGTCGAGGAGCTGCCCGACGGCTCCGGAGGCGTCCACTACAAGGACGGCCGCGTGTTCGGGTTCGTGGCCACGATGGACGAGCCGCACGCCGGCTACCCCGGCAAGAACCTGACCGTGCGCAAGCTGTCCGCGCAGGGCCTGGACCTGACGCACTTCCTGCGCGCCAAGAGGCAGCTGGACGACGGCACCACCGTGCGCGTCGGTGCGATGACCATGAACGTGGGCCATCACAGGGACGGGGCCGAATGCGAGACCGCGTCCTGCCAGTTCGATGACACGAGGACCGTCGGGGCGATCGTCACGGTCGGCCTCAGCTCGCGCGGCCTGTGGTTCTCGGGCGCAGCGGCGCCGTGGCTGTCTGAGTGGGACCGGTCGGTGTTCGCGGCCTGCCAGCCCAGCTACCACCTGAAGCAGGGCCGGGACGGCAAGTGGCAGCTCCGCGCGGTCCTGACGGTGCCGGTGCCCGGCCACTCCACGCCGCTGCTCGCCGCGATGCACGCCGTTGCCGAGCGCGCCGAACTCGCCCTCGCCGCGTCGGCCGCCGGCCTCCTGCCCGCCACGGACACCGTGCCCGGACAAGATCAGGACACCGCCCGGACAGCGTCCGAGCCCGGCCCGGACAACGGCGTTGACCTGCCGGGACAGCGTCCGGACAGCGTGTCCGGACAGCCGCCGGCCCCGACCGGTGACGAGCTGGCCGCAGCCCTGCTGACCGACTCGTTCGTGGACCGGCTCCTCGACGCGATGGCCGAGCGGGAGGCGGCCCGCCGCGCCGAGATCGAAGCCCTGCAGGCCTCCCTCGCCATCACCCCCGAAGAGATCACCGCAAGCGCCGCGACACCGAAGGAGAACGACTGATGGGATGCAACTGCGGCAAGAACCGCCAGGCCCGCCAGAACGGCGACACCAGCAGCGTGCCGAAGCCCGAGATGTTCGAGGCCGTCATCCCCGGCGGCAAGGTCGTCTTCAAGCACTCCAACGTCGAGACCGTGAAAGCCATCGCCAACCGGTACCTGGACGCGCAGGTCCGTGAGCAGTCCAGCGGTCGCATCGTGCACACCTCGACCAAGCAGTCCGCCACCACGCAGTGAGTGGGCCGGCTACGCGGTGAGGGGCTGAGGCGTGGCGTCCGAGCCCCTCACCGCGGGCGGTGCTACTTACCGAGGGCGACGCCGCCCGGACCCGAGCCGGGGCCGCGGCGCATCACGAGCGCCACGACGTACGCAGCCGAGCTGCCGACCTTGGACAAGGCGGTCGCCTCGTCCGGGGTGACGGCGTGAACGACCACGCAGAAGCCGAGGCCCAGACCGGCCGTGGAGACGGCTGCAGCAGCGAGGAGACGCCGCCGGCCCGGAGTGAGCCGCGTCTCGTGCCCTTTGCGCTCGGAGCGGTCGCTATTACGGTGGAACACGGGTTACCTGACCTTCTTGGTCTCGCGCAATGACCCGGCGGCCCCCTGTGCCATCAGGGGGCCGCAGTCATGCCAGGGGCACGACTGCGGCTAAAAGCCTGTGGGAGAACCCCGGTTGGGGCGCTGGAACAAGTGAGGCACTTCGGCCATTTGACAGGCAACAAAGGTGATCTCGGCCACAACGCCTTGAGGGCAGTACCGAACCCCGGGCGTGTCGCCGTTTCTTGACGTCCCGTCGGGCGGTGTGCGGCCTCTCCGAAGTGCATCGATGCCCGCTCGGTCAACAGGTGGCGTCTCGGTAGAGTCGGCAAGCCCTAGCACCTTGCAAGAGCGTTCCGTGTGACCGAGTACACACGCTCGTGGAATTCGGGTGGGGGCCAAGTCACATGCTCCGTCCCGGTCCGCCGGCCGGATGACCGTACGTAACGACACCGGCAGCGCGTACTGATCCATGGCTATGCTGTGCTATCAGCGCGCTGCTGGTTTTGGGCCGAGCGACTCCAAGATCGATCTTTTGGAGCCCGGCCCCATGGACGAGTTCTCCCTTCCCGAGGACATCACCGCCCTCAGCGACGAGGAACTGGACACCCTGCTCGACGGCGCCGTGAAGGCCTTCGACGCCAAGGCGGGCAGCAGCACCGTCACCACCGACGACCTCGCCAAGCTCCGCGAGCTGGCGACCGCCGTCAACGACATCCGCGCGGAGAAGGCCGAGCGCATCGAGGCCGCCGAGCAGGCCGCGGCCGAGATCGAGCAGCTGGCCGCCGCAGTGCGCGGCGACGACGGCGAGGAGGCCACCGCCGCGGCGACCGAGCCGGAGGAGCCGGCCGAGCCCGAGCCGGCCGTCGAGCCCGAGCCCGAGAAGCCGATCACCGCTTCAGGTGCGGTCGCCAAGTCCCGTGCCCTCGACCTGTCCCGCGTCCGCGTGCACCAGCCGCGTGTACTGCCCCCGGACCCGAACCCGCGCCCCGAGATCACCGCGTCCGTCGACGTGCCCGGCTACCAGCCCGGCCAGCCGCTCGACATGGAGGGCGTCACCGAGGGCATCATCCGCCGCGCGAACGCCCTCAAGACCGCAGGCGGCGGCGTCGGCCTGTGCGCCTCGTACCGGCTGCCGTTCGACAACAACCTCATCATCAACGACAGCTCGTCGGGCACCGAGGGCACCCGGGCGGTCCTGCTGGCCGCCGACCAGTCCCGCCTGCCGCAGGGCAACATCGTCGCCTCCGGCGGCTGGTGCGCCCCGTCCGAGACCGTCTACACGCTGACCGACATCGCGTGCCCCGAGATGCTGTGGGACGCGCCCGAGATCCAGCTCGCCCGTGGCGGCCTGCGGTTCTTCAAGATCCCGTCGCTGGACGTCGGCTCGATGACGTTCGTCCACACCGAGGCCGACGACATCTCCGGTGCGGTCAAGCCGTGCTTCAAGATCCCCTGCCCGGAGCCGGACGAGATCCGCTGTGACGCGGTCGGTGTCTGCCTGGAGGCCGGCATCCTGACCCAGAGGCATTTCCCCGAGCTGGTCGCCTGGTACCAGCGGAACACGATGGTCGCCCACGAGCTGCGCGTCCGTCAGGTCCTCTTCGACCAGGCCGTGGCCGCGTCCACGCCGGTCACCATCGCCAAGACGTTCGGCGCGTTCTCCGCGATCTTCGCGGCGGTCGCCCTGCAAGCCGCCGACATGGTCGAGCGGCACTCCCTGTGTGAGTCGATCTCGATCGAGGTCGTCTTCCCGTGGTGGAGCAAGGCGATGTTCCTCGCCGACATCGCCCGCCGTAACGGCGTCGCCTGCGACGAGATCGACGAGTCCTGCATCATCAACGCGTTCGCCACCCTCGGTGTCCGCGTGCAGTGGGCGCGCGGCCTGTCGCCGAACGTCCCGACCCAGATCGGCGGCCCGACCCCGGCCACCGACTGGCCGGACAGCATCCCGTTCCTGATCCACCCGGCGGGCACGTTCCAGATCGGCCGCGGCGGCGAGATCTCGCTGGGCGTGATCCACGACTCGACCAAGTTCCAGACCAACGACTACACGGCGGCCTTCTCCGAGGAGTGCGTGGCGCTCATCGCCCGCGGCCCCGAGTCCCGCGTCGTGACCGTCCCGGTCTGCCCCGACGGCCGCACCGGCGAGCAGCTCGGCATCGCCTGCCCGATCGCCTGACCCACACCCGCCCCAGCGCCGAGACCCGCCCCCGGCGGGCTCGGCGCGCACAGTATGAGGAGGTGGGCAGGTGCCACCCGCCGGCATGCGACGCCGCGTCGAGGCCATCCCAGGCACGCCGTTGCCGTACGGGATCCTCGGCGGCTGCACGAACGTCATCGACGTCACCGACGAGCACGAGCTGCTTGGTGTCGAGTGGATGGCACTGGGCTGCTCCCCAGTCCGTGACACCGACTGGTGCCCGCCCGGCGAGTCCCCCGGTGACCAGTCCCCGGGCGAGTCGCCAGGCCCTCTACCGGGCCAGAAGGAGTTCTATCCGCCGATCCACGAAGAGGCCGATCCGGTCACGATCTACGCCGGGGCGATCTGCTCGACCATCGGCTGGTCGTACCAGGAGGCCATCGACCACGTCCGGATGTCGCTGGAGCTGGGGGAGCAGCAGGCCGTCGAGTCGGCGTTCATGCGGTACACCCTCGCCCCGCGCGCGATCGACCTGACCCCCTCGCAGGGGCCGGTGTCGATCGCGCAGGGCGTGGCCGCGCTGGAAGGCTGCCTCGCCGAGATCTACGGCGGCATGGGCACTCTCCACGTCCCGACGGGCGCAGCCGCGCTGCTGGGCTGCTGCAACATCGCCTACGTCGACGGCAACCGGCTGTCCACGCTCGCCGGGAACTGCGTCGTGGTCGGCTCCGGATACTCGGCCGCGAACTCCGGGCCCGACGGAACGCCGGCCCCGCCCGGCACGGCCTGGCTGTACATCTCCGGGCCCGTCGTGGTGCGCCGCGGCCCGATCGACCTCATCCCCGACAACGCGGGCGCCTCCATCGACCGGAGGGTCAACACCCGGCGCGTACTCGCCGAGCGCACCTACGTACCCGCGACCACCTGCACCGTGTGCGCGGTGCTCGTCACCACCTGCCCGTGAGGACCGCCATGCCACCCGAGCTGATCCGTGTCCAGCCCACCGCCGCGCTGCGCCGCGAGTTCGCCCTATGGGCGGTCGCCCAGAACCCGAAGGTGCGGACCGCGTCGCACTACGACTTCGCGGTGCCAGCCGACCAGTTCATCCACATGCCCGAGCACCTGCTGATCGGCTCCGTCGTGGACGGCCACCGCTACGTCAGCCCCGACGAGGACCAGGCGCAGAAGGAGCCAGCCGACAGCGGCGGCGCCGAACTTCTCGGCGTGGGCCTGCCGGAGCGGGAGGGGATCCCCGGCGAGCCGCTGCCCGAGGTGCCCGCCGAGGCGTACCCGGCCGGCGCTGAGCCGACCCCGGCCGCCGACACCACGGCGCTCGAGGACGCCCAGCCGGGCGAGGGCAGCGACTCAAGCGACCAGGCCGACGGCAACGACGACCAGGGCGACGGCGGCGAGTTCACCTGCGACGTCTGCAGCCGCCCCTTCAAGTCCGAGCGCGGCCGGGACACCCACCGCCGCCAGGCACACCCGGAGGCGTAAGTGCCGGTCGAGCCGATCCCCTGCGCGCCCGGCGAGGGAGGCACGCCAGGCACCTGCGCCTGCGCGCCGTCGATCGCCTCCGCGCCACTGTGCCGCGACGACGGCACGACCGTTCTCCTCGTCATCCGCTCCGAATGCGCCACCTGCGGCAGCCCGGCCGCCGATCCGGCCGTCGTCGGCTGGATCGACCCGGCGACCGGCACCTACACGCCCGGCGCGGCACCGGCCGACGCCGGGCCGTGCACGCTGGGCTGCAGCTGCTCGCCGTCCATCACGACGGCGCCGCTGTGCCGGGCGGACGGGACGACGATCCTGGTCGTGGTCCGGTCGGACTGCGCGGACTGCGACACCCAGGCTCCGGACCCGGTTGTCGTCGGATGGGTCAACCCGCTTACGGGCATGTTCATGCCGGGACCGGCCCCGGCTGACGCGGGCCCCTGCACCACCGACTGCATCGACACCGTCTGCCGCCAACGCTGCGACGACACCGACGGCGACGGCGTAGCAGACGCCACCTACAGCGAGCTGTGGTGCATCAAGGCCGACGGCACCGCCACCCTCGTCCTCACCTACCAGGACGACCCGTCCGTCCCGTACACGCCGACCTCGCCGGTCGACTGCACCTACGACTGCCCCCAGTCCGAAACGGTGATGCTGTGCGACGACAGCGGCCCCTTCCTGCGCCGGTACACCTTCCTCGCCGGGACAGCCTCCTACGAGGACGTCGCAATCGACGGGCAGACCCCGCACGTCGTCACCGGCACCGTCGGCGCATGCAGCGGTAGCGGCGGCCCCGCTCGAGACGCCTGCTGCGCCCCCTCGATCACGTCCACCGCGCTGTGCCGCGCCGACGGCACCACCGTGCTCCTGGTCGTCCGCTCCGGCTGCGCCGACTGCGGCTCGACCCCCGCCAATCCGGTCATCGCCGGATGGCTCGACACCGCGGGCGTGTTCACCGCCGGCCCGCCCCCGGCCGACGCCGAGCCGTGCACCGCGGGCTGCGTCGACACCGTGTGCCGCCAGCTGTGTGACGACACCGACGGCGACGGCGTAGCGGACGCCGCCTACAGCGAGCTGTGGTGCATCAAGCCGGACGGCAGCGCCAGCCTCCTCCTCACCTACCAGGACGACCCGTCCGTCCCGTACACGCCCGTCGCCCCGGTCGCCTGCACGCTGGGGTACGCCGACACCGAGACGGTGACCCTGTGCGACGCCAGCGGCCCCTTCCTGCGCCGCTTCACCTGGGTCAACGGCGCAGTCACCTACGATGACGTCGCCCTGGACGGCCAGACCCCGCACGTCATCAACGGCACCGTCGGGGTGTGCACCGGCGACGGAGGCAGCCCCGCCACCCCGTGCGCCGAGCAGACCACCCCGGCCGCCACGCTCGGCCTGTGCCTCGCCGACGGCACACCGATCGCCGTGGTCGTCACCCGCGACTGCGACGGCACGCTCACCCAGGACGGCTGGCTCAACCTCGCGACCGGCGCCTACGCGGCCGGTGACCCGCCCGCCGGGACCACCGCATGCGGCGACAGCCGCTCCATCCAGGTGTCCGGCACTTTCTGCGATGTCGACCCGGCCACCGGCGATGTCCTCGGCCTGGTCCTGGTCGAGTACTCCTACGCCGCCGACGGCTCGATCGCTTCCGTACGCCTGGTCGACGCCACCACCGGCACCACCTACACCCCGCAAGGCGAGGTGACGACCTGCCCGGCCGGAATCGCCCAGCCCGAACGCGACCTGGTGCAGCTCTGCGACGTCGCAGCTGACGGCACCTCCACCCCGTTCGTACGGGACTTCGCCCGCGACGAGCACGGCACGATCACCGGCCACAGCGACTACCGCCTCGACGGCACCCCGTACACGCCGGCCGGCACCGTCGGAGTGTGCGCCTCCCCACCCGAGCCGTGCCGCAACTCCAGCTCGCTGCTGCTGTGCGACCTGCCCACCGACGGCGCCCCGGCCCCGACCGTCACGGACACCCCCGGCGGGCCGTACTACCCGTACACCACAGGCGTGGCCACCCCAGGGGCGCAAGCCCTGTGGGATGGCGGCACGTTGAACCTCCCGGCCGCAGCAGGCCCGCAGCCGGGCACGGGCGGCACCGTACGAACCGCCGCGGCGGTCATCCAGGCCCCGCGGCCCGCCTGTGACGCCGGCACCGCGCACGTGAAGGTGCAGGTCGACGTCACCCAGCTCGGCCCCGACGCCGGATGCCGTGCCACCGGGTTCCTCGGCCTCTACAACGGCCCCGGCGACGCCAACCGGGTGGCCCTCGCGCTGGCCCCACCCGACACCCCCGTCGGGTGGGCCGGAACGCTCACCGCCGAGGCCGACGTCCCGGCCGCCGATCTCGCCGCCGGGCACATCGTTGTCGTGGTCGCGTTCGACGCCTACGACGACAGCGGCGCGACCTGCCCGCCGCCGCGCCACACCGCATGGCAGCTGTCCGCCTTCACCGCGACGACGGTCTACGACCAGACCGGATGCGCACGCCAGTTCCTCCGCAACGTCATCACCGACTGCGAGACCGGCGCCGTCACCGCCGTCACCGACACGACCCTGGACGGCCAGCCGTACACGGTCACCGGGCAGGCCGGCCAGTGCACGGCGGTCGGGGGCGGCGCCTGCTGCCCCGAGCAGCCCTGCCCGGCGCAGAACGTCATCGAGGTCTGCCGGTGCGACGACACCGACGGCGACGGACTGCCGGAAGTCGGCTACGTCGAAATCCTCGGCGCCGACTGCACCGGCGCCCTGACCAGCCTCGGCACCTACACCGAGGATCTCGCCGCCCCGTACACGCCGGTCTCCCCGGTCGACTGCAGCACGCTGGACGACACCGCGGGCGCTCCGCCCGCGTTCGGTGTCCAGGCTCACCGCGTGGAACTGACAGGCGGTGGCACGTGGACGGCCGACTCGTGGCCGACTCTCCAGTCCGTCACCGCGGTCGCCCACAGCGGCACTGGCCGCATCACGACCGGCGACGGCTCCTCGACCTTGCACCAGGGCGAAGCCGCCACGTGGAGCATCGCGCGGGACGACGACGCCCGCCTCATCGGCCCGCTGGCCATCACGCCGGACACCGGCACCGTAACCATCACCTTCACGACAGGAGTCCAGCTGTGAGCGGATGCTGCGGGCAGGGGCCCGTGATCGTCAGCTCGGCCGCCGTACCGACCGCCCGCGTGGACGTCGAGCCGCTGCTCCTGTGCGACGTCCTGCCGGACGGTACGGTCGCCGGGGTCGCGCAGGTCGAGTCCATCTACGACGCGAACACCGGCGCCCGGCTGAGCACGCGCATCGTCAACCCGACGACGGGCGCCACCTACACGCCGACCGGCACGCTCACCGTGTGCCAGCCGCCGGCCGACTGCGCCCGGCAGGTCACGCAGGTGACCCGCTGCGACGACACGACCGGTGACGGCGTCGGTGACACCGAGTACGTCGAGGTGTGGTCGCTGGACCCGTGCGACGGAGGCGCACCCCAGCTGGTGGGCACCTACCTCGCCGGGGACTTCACCAGCTCCTACACGCCGACCTCGGCCGCCCCGTGCCCTGTCGACGCCCCGGACACCCCCGTCGTCCTCGGCACCGTCTGCTACACGGCCAGCGGGGGCGGCACCAGCACCGCGGCGGTCCTGAAGTGCCAGGCATGCGCCGACCCAGCCGTCACCTACGTCGACCTCGCCACCGGGGCCGTGCTGACCGCGCCGACGATCGTGCCCTGCCCGGTCGCCGCCGACCGCTCGGCCCAGCTGCTGTGCGACGTTCAGGCCAACGGCACCAGCACGCCGTTCCTGCGGACGTTCGCCACCGACGACACCGGCACCACCCACACCGACACCCAGCTGGACGGTACGACCGCCTACACCCCGACTGGCACCGTCGGTGCCTGCCTGCCCGTCAGCGACTGCGCCTCACCGACCACCCCGACGGCCACCATCGGCCTGTGCCTGCCGGACGGCACTCCGATCGCCGTCACCGTCGTCCGCGACTGCAACGGCACGGTGACCTCCGAGGGATGGATCAACCTCCAGACCGGCGCCTACAGTGCGGGCGCGCCGCCGGTCGGCACCGTCGCCTGCGGCAACTCCCAGTCCGTGCAGGTCTCGGGAACGTTCTGCGACGTCCTGGCGGACGGCACAGTCGCCGGCCTGGTCCTGATCGAGTACAGCTACGCCGCTGACGGCACGATCGCGTCCGTCCGCCTGGTCGATGCCACCACCGGCGCCACCTACACGCCGACCGGAACCGTCACCACCTGCCCGGTCGGCGTCGAGCAGCCGGAACAGGACGTCGTCCAGCTCTGCGACACGGCCGCAGACGGCACTGTCACCCAGATGGTGCGCGACTACCGGCGGGACGAGACAGGCGCCATCGTCGGGCACTCCGACTACCTCCTGGACGGCTCTCCCTACACGCCGACCGGCACCGTGGGCGACTGCCAGCCCGTGCCGCAGCCGGAGCGCGATCTGACGGTCCTGTGTGACGTCCAGGCGGACGGCAGCGTGACGACGTTCCTTCGGGATTACCAGCGCGACGTGGCTGGCACTGTCACCGGCCATGCCGACTACGTTCTCAACGGCTCCGCCCCGTACACCCCGACGGGCACCGTGGGCGTCTGTCAGCCCAAGCCGTGCAAGGACTGCGAAACGCTGGTGCTGTGCGACCTGCCCACCGGCGCACCCGTCACCATCAGCGGGACCGCCGCATCCGGCACCCTGTCCAACGGCGTCGGCTGGACGTCCACCGGCGCCACGAACAACACGGCGATGGCGGCCAACCTCAGCAACACAGACGGCTCCTGGTGGGGGCTGCACTCCTTCCCCCACTCCGTCACCGCGCCGACGAAGTGGACGTTCTCCCGGCCCTCGACCGTCGAATTCTCCGTGTACGTCCGCTACTTCGCGCCGGACCCGACGATCAGCCACGCGCAGCTCCCGCCAGGGCTGGACGTCGTGAGCCTGCCGGACGGCTACACCTACGACGAGACCACCGGAGTCCTCACCCGCACCTCGGACGCCGCACCGATCGACCCGTGCTCGTACGTCACGGACCCGCGGATCGCGAGCAGCGCCCGGTTCCGTACCGCCGGCCCGGTCACCACGTTCACCACCGCCCCGGCAGCAAACAGCCGCATCGCCTCGTGCGGGACGTTCTTCACCTACTGGGCCGGCGCCGTGTCCGTGGTGCCCGGAGGCCCGTTCCTGCGGCAGATCTGCCGCTCCTGTGACGGCACCGCCACCGTCACGGACACCCTCCTGGACGGCATCACCCCCTACACGGTGGCCGGGACCGCCGGGGTGTGCGACTCGTCCGAACCGCGACAGTGCGACACAACGGTCATGGGCGAGTGCGTCTACTCCCTGCCCGACACCATGACCGGCTTCGACACGGCCAACACCGGCTTCCCAGACTGCTGGCTCGGCACCGCCACGAACCCGACATACACCTTCGGCGACCGCGTCACCTCCTGGGAAGGCACCTACCAGTCGAGCACGGGCACCCCGTCCGACATGGGGTTCACCAGCCCGGACCTCGGCGGCGCTATCTCCTTCGCCGCCTTCACGCCGGCCATGCCGGCCTCCCCGACGCCGACGCCCCCGCCCTACGTCGGCACGGCCACGTTCAACGGCGTCACGGTCACGCTGCGCGTGCTTGCCGGTGACGGCGTGATCAACCAGGGCACACAGGTAGCCGTGAGCCCGGGGGACCGCTTCAGGATCGAGTTCTCCACGCCGGTCCGGCTGGCCGTCACGACGACGAACTTCGCTGACCCGCCGACCCCGCACATGGAGCGGCTGTGCGGCGTCGTCGCCGAAACGGTGCCGTGGACGGCGCTCAAGCTGGCGGACTGCGAGGGCGCCATCACCACCGTTGACGCGGACACACGGGCGCCGCTCCCGGCGAACGCGACCGTCACGTGCGATGACGACTGCTGCCAGCCGGTCCAGGTCTGCATCCAGCAGGACACCACCCAGAGCGTCGAGTTCATCTCGAATGAGGGTCACCTCAACGACAACTCGGTGGATCCGGTGTGGAAGTGGACGCCGAACCTGAGCGTGGCCAACCCGCCCTGGTACGACATGTACGAGTTCCAGTACTCGACGGCCTGGTCGGTCGTGGACTCCGACACCGCCCGCCCCGCCTGGTGGGTCTCGCCGCACCCGTCCGGCGCCTCGGCGCAGTCGAGCCCGGCCAGGCCGAATGAGGGGCCGTCGCTCCTCAACGCCCACTGGTTCCCGCGCGCGTTCTTCGACCTGCCGGACAACGCCGACCCCGCGACGATCAAGATTCAGGCCACCGTACTCAACGCCGACCAGATCGGCAGGGCGTTCCGGCTCAACGGCGGTGCCTGGCAGAGCCTCCCGGCGACGGCCACGCACAACGGGACGACGTACACCTTCGGTCCCGCCACCATCCCGGGCGCCCAGGCCGGGCGGAACTTCCTCTACCTCGACGTGGAGGAGACCGTCGGCGGCGGCTCCGGCCTGATGGTGCACCTCAAGGTCACGTACGAGGTCATTCCCGAGACCCGCTCGTGGACGCGGATGATCTGCTGCGACGGCACGATCTACTACCTGGACGAGGACGGGGCGCGTCAGGACGCCATCCCGGAGGGCTGGCACCTGGCGCCGTGCGGCGGAGAGGCAGGCAGCAGCAAGTCGTGCGCCAAGCAGGTGGTGGAACGGTGCGGCTGCGATGACACCACCGGCGACGGCGTCGGCGACGTCCAGTACACCGAGCTGTGGGCCGTCGACCCGTGCAACGGCGCCGCCCCGACCCTGCTGGGTACCTTCCTCGACGGTGACCTCACCCAGCCGTACACGCCGGCCGCGCCAGTCGACTGCACTGCGGCAGAGCTGCTGCCGAGGCCGCTGAGCACCGGCGTACGGGCGGTGACCGGAACCGCGGCGCAAAACATCGCGAGCAGCTTCCCCGGCGTCCAGAGCGTCAGCCTCACCGTGCTCGCCGGCGCGGTCAACGTCACCATGTCGGACGGCGCGGCCGTCCCGGTCCCGGCCGGGGTCACGATGACGTGGTCCGTCGCCCAGGACAGTGACACCGCCCTCGCCGCGGCCTCCTTCGCCGGGGCAACGGCCGCAGCGAGCTACCTCCTGAACTGGACGTACCGCTGATGGCCGTCCCCCTTCCCCAGACCGCCGACCAGGAGGCGCTGATGAGCGACGACAAGACCGAGGCCACGCCCGGCCCGCGCTACTTCACGAAGGAGGGCGAGGGCGTGCAGGTCGTCTACAACCTGCGTGACGACGCCCCGTACCTGGAGCTCGGCTACACGGAGGTGGACGAGGCTGCCTACCTCGCGAGCCTGCCGGACGTCTTCGCCTCGCCGCTCCCCACCGCCCCGGAAGGTGACTGATGGCGGGGAGCTGCTGCGGGTCCGCCCGGGTCGTCCCGCGCCTGGACCCGGCACCGTGCAACGCGCTCACACAGGCGGCGGCCGGGCTCCTCGTCCCACACGCCGAGGTCGCCGGAATCGCCCCCGGTGGCGCGGTCTCGGCGACCCGCTCGGTCGACGTCGACGTACAGGCGCCGGCCGCCGGCGCCTGCCCGGCGACCTGGACAGTCGGGGCGCGCCTCACCCCCGTCAGCGGTGAAGTGTTCGGAGCAGATGCGAACCTGCAAGCCGTGGCCTCCGGAACCTGGGTGGCGACCAGCGCCCAGGCCGTGCTTCCCGAGGCCGGGACGTACGCCCTGTCCGCCGACTTCTACTCCCACATCAACGCGACCACGCCGTGGGCGGTGGCGATCAACGCCCGCCTGTTCAACGTCACCGCAGGGGCACCCGTGCCCGGCACCAACCGGCGCATCCAGTTCGGCAACATCAACGATCCCGGCGGTGGCACGGTCATGTCGCTGCAGAACGCTGGCAGCCTCAGCACCTTCCTCACCGTCACCGGGCCGACGACGATCCGCGTGGAAGGCCTGCGGCAATACGTCGGCTTCAACGACTCCACCCAGGCGGTCCTCGGAAGCCCACGCCTCGGTTTCGTGAAGGTGAGCGACTGATGGCCGGTAGCTGCTGCGGTCGTACGTACCGCGTCGACGCGCCCCTGGACCCTGCGCCGTGCAACGCCCTCACCCGCACGGCAGGCGGGCTCCTCGTGCCGCACACCGTCCTTCAGGGCGTCGCCCCCGGCGGCGCGGTGTCGGTGCAACGCTCGGTCGACATCGACGTCACGCCGCCCGCCGCCGGGGCGTGCCCGGAGACATGGCAGGTCGGCGGCCGGCTCACTCCGGTGAGCGGGCAGACGTCCGGCGCTGTCGGCATTCAAGGTTCCCCGTTCGACACGTGGATTCCCGTCACCGGGGCGCAGTTGACGCTTCCGGAGGCGGGCGTCTACGAAGTGATCGCCGACTGTCAAGGCGGCGTGATCATGAACGGCAGCGTCTCCAACGCGATCATCCAGGCGCGGATCTTCGACGTCACCGCCAACGCCGTCATCCCGCTCACCACGCGGACCATCCTGCTATTCGCCGCGACACCCGCCGCCAGCGTCCACACGCTTCAAGCCACGGCCTCGGCCTCGGCGCTGTACCAGGTGGCAGGGCCGAGAACGATTCGAGTCGAGGGCCTGAAGCACGTCGACAGCGGGACCACGAGCGGAGAAGCCGTCTGGGCACAGAACTTCCGCTTCAAGAAGGTGGCCGACTGATGGCCGGGGCCTGCGGGCGTACGTACCGCATCGACCCGAAGCTGGACCCGGCAGCGTGCAACAGCCTGTCGCAGACCGCGAGCGGCCTCCTCACGCCGCGCACCGAGGTCACGGGCATCGCCCCCGGAACGGCGGTCGGCACCGAGCGGTCCGTCGACGTGGACGTGACACCCCCGGCCACCGGGGCGTGTCCGGCGAACTGGACGGTTGGGGCGCGGCTCACGCCAGTGTTCGGGACCCGGAACGCCGGCATGGCGGACCTGCGGACGTCGGCTCAGGGGCAGCAGGTGGTGTTGCCGTTCAGTCAGGTGCTGTTGCCCGAGCCGGGCGTCTACCGGCTCACCGCCCACCTGTTCGGCATCGCCACCTGGAACTTCAGCGGCAGGCACATCGCGTCCATCTCGGCCCTGTGGGTCAACACCACGACGAATGCCTTCGTACCCGGCAGCCCGCGGTGGGTGCTCCTCCACGACGAGCCCGGCACGGTGAACTCGGACACCGGCCTCAAGAGCATCGGCGGGAACGCGGTCTGCGAAGGGTTCGTCACCATCGCCGCCCCGACCACGTTCGAGATCCGAGCCCTGCGGGCCACCGGCGACGGGAGCACGCTCGCCAACGCCAACCTCCAGCACTACCTGACCGGCGGCATTCCCCAGCAGGGAATTCTCTGGCAGAAGGTGAGCGACTGATGACTGGAACGGCAGCCGGTATCGGCACCCGGCCCGATCCTGCTCCGTGCAACGCGCTGACCGCTTCGGCCAGCGGCCTCCTGGTGCCGGGCGTGCTGATCCAGGTGGACCCGGGCCTCACCGTCACGCCACCGGCCGCAGGGGCCTGCCCGCAGGTGTGGCGGATCGGCGTGGACGCGGCATGGGTGCAAAACGGCACGCTCAACTTCCTCCACACGCTCACCGGGGCACTCCGGGCGTGGGAGACCGTGCCCGAGGTGCCTTTGCTGACCATCCCGCGCGCCGGCGTATGGGAGGTCAACTTCCAGGTGCGCGGTGTCGCGTCGCTCCCAGCGCCCGGCGCGGCGGCCACCGACACAGGCGTCGTGGTCGGCATGTACAAGAACGGGGCCCTCGTGCCCGGCACAGAGGCCATGGTCATCTACCACAGCGAGGCGGCAGGCGACCAGGGCAAGCAGATCCAGGCGACGGGCTCGCGGCAGTTCATGCACACGTTCGCCGCCGGGGACACGGTGGGCCTCGGCGCCTACCGCCTCGGCACGTCCGGCAGCGCCGCGGTGGTCAGCAACGGCGACGGCCGCACATACATCTCGGCCCACTGGGTCGCCCCGGAAGGAGACAGCCCAGCATGACCGGAACCGCCGCCAGTATCGATACAGGCGGTAGCGGCTTCGCTGCCCTACCGGCAGGCGTCGACCTCACGTCGGCCGCTTCCGGCGCATGGGTTGATCTCGGGCTGTCCCTCGCGCTGCCCGCGGCTGGCACCTACCACCTCGACGCGGTCGTCCGGGGAAACATCGGCAGGATGAGCACGGGCGAGAACGCGCTCATCACCGCCCGACTGTGGGACGTCACCGCGGGCGCCATCGTCCCCGACAGCCAGGCCATCGTCGTACAGATCGCCGAGTTCGCCACGGGTGCCGCGACCGCCTTGCAGTGGAACAGCTCCGCCGCGATCAGCGTCGAGTACAAACCCACTTCACCGAGGACGATCCGGCTCGAAGCCGCCCGAACCGACATCGCGGGCACCACCGAGGTTGCCGGGATCGGCTCCGACACGCTCCAACGCACCACCCTGCGATACGCGCGCGTCGCGTAACCCCTCACCCCTCTCGGAGGTCTCCCCATGTCCGGAACCAGCGGAAGCGTCTCGGCAGCAGCCGCGGCCGATGCCGAGTACGAGATCCTGTGCGACGTCCAGGCCGACGGCACGAGCACGCCGTTCCTGCGGCACTACACCACCAGCGGCACCGGCGCCCCGTCCGTGTCGGACACTGCGCTGGACGGAACCACGCCGTACGCGCCGAACGGCAGCGTCGTACGGTGCGGCACCAACCCGAACCCGCAGATCGACAGCAAGGCGCAGAGGCAGACCGGCGCGGGCACCGTCACCATCGCCGCGGGGGCGAGGTCGGTGACGCTCCTCGTGTTCGCCGGCGCCCCCACCGTGGCCATCGGCGGGGACCCGGCCGTCGCCTTCCCGGCCGGCAGCACGGGCACCTGGTCCGTCGACCAGGGCGGCAAGAACGGCGAGAAGCTCGCCGACGCCTTCGTGGTCACCGGCGTCGCAGGGGCGGACTTCATCGTCCTGTCCACGCGCGAGATCTGATGGCCACCACCGGCGGCTACACGGCGCCTGCGCCCCGAGTGGAGCGCCAGACCGTGGTGACGGACGCCAATGGCAACGCGGTCTTCAACTGGCCCGCTGGCGCGTTCGCCGCTCCGCCGGTCGTCACCATCGGCGTCCAGGGAGGCACGGCGTTCCGCTCCCACGCGATCACCGCGAACACCGCGGCGTCGACCACGGTCAACGTTCTCGTCGCGGCCGGCGTGACCCTGCTCGGCATCGGCGTCCTCGCGGTCGGCGCGCCCGCTGCCGGGATCACCGTTCACGCGCACGCTGTCGCCCCGTAGCGGCGGCCGTAACCACCTAAACTCGCTATGTCGCCGCTGGTTGTGGGCCGGGCGTCTCCTCCCTCGCATCGAGCCAGGAGCGCCCCATGAGCAAGTGCTGCGGCGTCAGCCCCTGCAACTGCCGCGTCACCGCTGGGACGGGAACGACCGTCACCGGCAACGGCAGCGCCGCCAACCCGTACGTCGTCTCGGCGGCCGGAGGCGGCGGCGCAACCGCGATCGCCGTCACCGACAGCGAGACGATCGACTTCGACCTGACGGGCACCGGCACGGCCGGCGACCCGTACGAGATCACCGGCAGCGTCATCCTCGACCCCGCGCCGCCCGGTGGTGGCAGCAACCTCCTCCACGAGGGCCCGAACGGCGTGTACGCCGAGTGCGCTGACGTCCGGACCTGCTTCTCAGCCACCGATGGCGCGACCTACGACGCGTCTACCGGCGAGATCGGCGCCAAGGTCTCCACCGACGCCGGGAACCAGACGAGCATCGGCAGCGACGGCGGGATTTACACCCCCGCGGGCTCCCCCCTCGTCCAGGCGCAGGACTCCACGACGGTCGACGTCACGGTGTCCGGCACCGGAACCGCCGCCGACCCGTACGAGGTGGGCGCGGCCGTCATCCTCGATCCCACCCCGCCGCAGGGCGGTACGAACCTGATCGGGTCGGGGCCCGAAGGGCTGTATCTGGAATGCGCCGACGTGCGCGGCTGCATCTCGGCAGGGGAGGGCGCGAGCTACGACCCGGCGACCGGCGTTGTCGAGGCCCGCCTGTCGACAGATGCCGGGAACTCCGTCTCCTTCGGCAGCGACGGTGGCCTGTACGCGCCGCCGGCGAGCGGCGGCGGGACGACCATCGTCCAGGCGAAGGACTCGCCGACCGTGGACGTCACCGTGAACGGCACCGGCAGCGCGGCCGACCCGTACAAGGTGAGCGCGGCGGTCATCCTCGACCCCACCCCGCCGCAGGGCGGGACGAACCTGATCGGGTCGGGCCCCGAGGGCCTGTACCTCGAATGCGCGGACGTCCGGGGGTGCTTCACCGCCGGTGACGGCATCACCTACGACCAGGCCACCGGCGAGATCGCCGCGAAGATCAGCGGTGATGCGGGCAACCAGACGAAGATCGGCACGGATGGTGGGATCTTCACGCCGGCCCCGGCCGCGACGGTGGTCCAGGCCGCCGACACCACGACGCTGAACGCCACGGTGACCGGCACCGGGACCGCCTCGGACCCGTATGTCGTCTCCGGTGACGTCATCGTGGCCCCCGAGCAGAACGGCGTCGAAGCCTCCCCGTCCGGCCTCCTCGTCGCCCCGTCATCGGACACGGGCAACCGGCTGGCGTTCGGAGCCGACAACCGGCTATACGTGCCGCCGGACACGGTCGGCTGCGGCCTCCAGGGCGACGGCAGCGCGGCCAATCCGCTGCGCGCCAAGCCCGCCGCGGGGTCCGCCGCCTGGGCAGCTACCTGGTCCTGCGCCGACAGCCAGTACTCGACGCTGAAGTGCGACCCGAACACGGGCTCGCTGTGGACGCCGCCCGAGCACTACACGGCAGCCGACCACCTCTACCAGGAGCACATGAACCCGGTGGTCTCCAACATCGGGCCCACTGGCGGCTGGGCGATCCTCACGCCCGGCGGCAACCCGGCCGTGGTCGCGTTCGATGTCCCCGCGAACTTCCTCGGCAACCAGTGCCGCCAGTGGTCGTACACGTCACACGTCCACGCCTCCATCGACGTCAGCGCCAGCTCGACCGCGACGTTCGAACTCGGCTACATCTACCAGGAGGACGGCGGCGCCCTCCAGACCCGGCCCATCGAGGGCGTGCTGACGGCGTTCGGGTCTGCCCGGCGTGAGCGCTACGCCGGCAGCGTCTCGGAGGCCGGTTTCGGCAAGCCGGCCTCGTCCACCTTGGCACTGCACTACTTCGTCGCGGTCCGGGTCATCGCCGGGACCATCACGATCAACAGCTGGACGTCGGACGCGACGATCCACACCACCACGCAAGGCTGACCTGGAGGCCACCCATGACGCGCTACTTCACAGACGGCACGGGCGGGTTCCAGACCCGCAGCGACGGCCCGCTCTCGCCCCCGGAGGGCTGGGAGGAGATCACCGCCGAGGAGTACCAGACGCAGATCGCGGAGGCTCGCACGGCGGCCGACGCCCACGCGGACGAGTTCTTGGCCGCTGACGGCGAGCTGCCGCCCCCGCCCGAGGGGACGCCACCCCCCGTCATCCCGGTCGACGAGCTACCGATCGGCGGTAGCGACCAGCCCGACGGCGGCAAGTAGGCGGCGTGCACATCCTGGCCCTGCTGCCCGTCTACGGGCCCACGCCGACCGGCGCCCACGTCACCACCCGCGAGTACCTGGGCGCCCTGGTCGCCGCCGGCCACCAGGTCGACGTCGTCACCACCAGCAGCGGCCAGCCCGCCGCCGTCCGCACCGAGGACGGCGTCAGGATCTGGCCGCTCGGCTACTGGTGGCGTGCCGCGCAGACCAGCCGACCCGATCTCGTCATCTCCCATCACGGCGACCGCCGCGCACCCGCCATCCAGGCCCAGGTGCGCGGTGTGCCGCACCTGCTCCTCGTCCACGGCATGTCCGCGAACCGGCACCTCGGCCGGCCGACGCTCGCCTGGTTCCCGTCGCAGGCATGCCGCGACCACTACCTGGCCTACCGCGGGCCCTCGCTCGTCCTGCCCCCGCCGATCGACCCGGAGCGGTACCGCGCCACGCCCGGCCGGCTCGTCACCCTGAACGGCTCCACCGCGGGCAAGGGCGCCGACGTCCTCGCGGCCGTCGCCGAACAGCTGCCCGAGACACGGTTCCTGATGGTCCGGTCGGACGGGCACACGGGTGGCCCCGTCCTGCCGAACGTCGAGCTGGTCGACCGGATGGACCCGCGCGCCCTGTACGGGCGGACCCGCATCCTGCTGATGCCGTCAGCCAGGGAGTCCTACGGCCGCGTCGGCGTCGAAGCGATGCTGTCGGGCATCCCCGTCATCGCCGCCCCGCTGCCCGGCATCCACGAGGCGCTCGGCGACGCCGCGGTGTACGTCCCCCGCGACGACACCGCCCAGTGGGCCGCCGAACTCCGCCGCCTGGACGACCCGGGCGCGTACACCGCGGCGGCCACGGCCGCCCGCGCTCACGTCCGAGCCCTCGACTACGACGGCAACCTGCGCGCGTTCACCGGAGCCTGCGAGGACCTGCACGCCGCGCACCCGGTGCCCGCCCACCGAAGGCCCGCCCCGCCTCCGCTGCAGCGGCCGGACGTCGTGGCCTGGGTGCACTACACCGTCCCGTACCGGCGCGCGGGCTCCGAGACCATGCTGCAGACGATGATGCGCGCCCTGCAGACCGCCGGGCTCCGAGTCCTCGTCATCGCCTCCCAGATGCCCGAGGCGCCCGCCTCCTGGGACGTCGATGGCGTCCCGCACCGCAAGGCGGACCCGGCATCCGCGACGGCCCTGATCCGCTCCCTGCGGCCGAAGACGGTCGTCTCCCACCACGGGTTCGCCGAGCGCTCCATCACCCTGGCCCGCCGCATCCGCGCCCGGTCGGTGCTGCTGCTGCACTCCGACTTCGAGAGCAACGCCTGCGCGCTGCGCCTGCGTCCGGACCTGGTCGTCTACAACACCCGGTGGATCGTCGGCTCGCTGGCACCCGGCTACGCCGAAGTCGGCCGCATTCCGTCGCTGATCGTCCACCCGCCCGTCATCCCCGACGAGCACCGCGCGCCGGCCACCGGCGACCACGTCACCCTCGTCAACCTCAACCAGGACAAGGGCGTCGACACCTGGCACGCCGCCGCCGAACGGCTCCCGCAGCTGCCCTTCCTCGGCGTCACCGGCTCCCACGGCCCGCAGATCCTGCAGCCGCACCCGGCGAACGCCCGGATCATGGGCCAGACTTCGGACATGCGCGGCGACGTGTGGGCCAAGACCCGCACCTTGCTCGCCCCGAGCATCTACGAGTCGTACGGCATGGCCGCCGTTGAGGCCCTCGCCTCCGGCATCCCGGTCATCGCCCACCCCACGCCCGGCCTGCGCGAAGCCCTCGGCGACGCCGGCCTGTTCCTCGACCGCCAGGACGTGAACGCGTGGGCCGCCGCCATCGAGGAGCTGCACGCCGACGGCAAGCGCCGCACCCAGGCCACCGCGGCGGCGCTCGCGCGCAGCGCGTTCCTCGCCGACCAGGCCGACAGCGAGCTGAAGGCGTGGGTGGAAGCCGTGCAGGACCTGGTGACTGGCTGATGGCACCGTGCGATAGGCCGGTGTTGCGGCGCTGCCCCGTGGCTATGCTGGTGGAGTAGCGCCGCTGGTTGTGGGCCGGGCCTCTCTGCATCAGGGGAGGTTTGACGCCCAATGACATGTCCGCTGATCAGCAACCTGGACACGGTCAGGGTTACCAGGGTCGACCAGTGCGGTCGTCCCGTGTGTGGTGACGACAACGCGTTCGTCTTCGACTGCCTGGCGTCCGTCGCCCTCAAGCCGGACACGGACGACGGCGACGACATCAAGTACAAGGCCGCGAACGGCAAGGTGTGCGGCTTCAAGAAGGGTTGCCCCACCCTGAACTCGTTCGGCGTGGAGATCAACTTCTTCAGCGTCTCGCCCGAGTTCCTGGAGATCACCACCGGCAACCCGGTCGTGTACGGCTTCGACGGCAAGCCGATCGGCTACGACGACTGCAGCATCGCCTGCCGGACCGGTTTCGCGCTGGAGTTCTGGGCGGAGGTCCTCGGTGACGACGTCTGCCAGACCGACGGCACGGGCGGCGCCTGGCTGTATTTCTTGTTGCCCTGGATCACCAACGGAATCCTCGGCGACGTGGAAATCGGCTCGGAGGCGGTCACGCTGCAGATGACCGGCAACACCCGCACCGGCGGAGGCTGGGGCGTCGGTCCGTACGACGTCATGCCGATCGACGCGGCCGGCACCGCGGGCCCCATGCTCACCCCGATCGGCTCGAACTGCCACAAGCGCATGTTCCTGACGAACGTGGCGCCGCCTGAGCCGACGTGCGAGTACTCGACGGTCGCCGGCGACCTCTGCCTGGCGTCCTGACGGTGGAGGTCCCCGACCTTGTCGTGCCGGTGCGGGAGGGCGCGGTCAACCAGCAGCTCAGGTACGCCCTGCGCTCCTGGGAGGCCCACCTCCCGCACCGGCGCGTCTGGCTTATCGGCTACCGGCCGGCGTGGGTGGGCGGCGTCGGCTTCGTCCCGACCCTGCAGACGGGCGGGACGAAGTTCGCGAACACCACGCTGGCCATGCGGCATGCCTGCCAGAGCGCGGAGATCAGCGACCCGTTCCTGTGGGCGAACGACGACATGTTCGTCATGGAGCCGCTCGACCGGATGCCGATGCTGCACCGCGGGCCGGTCCGCGACGTCGAGCGGCAGTACGCCGAGCATGCCTCGGGCGTCTATCTGCGGGGGATGCGGGAGACGAGGGAGCTGCTCGCTGAGTACGGGCACGAGGACCCGCTGTCGTACGAGCTGCACGTGCCGATGGCGATCGGCAAGCAGGGGATGCTGTCCGCCTTGGAGGTCGGGCAGCGCCTGGACGTGCTGCACAAGCGGACCGCGTACGGGGTGCTGAGCCGGGTCGGTGGCGAGCAGATCCGGGACGTGAAGGTCATGCACCGCGGGCCGCGCTTCGACCGGTCGACGCCGTTCCTGTCGACCATGCCGGACTCGTTCGACAACGGCGAGGTCGGCCGGCTGATCCGTGCCCAGTTCGCGAAGCCGTCGGCGTACGAGACGACCAGGAGGCTCTGATGCCAATCCAGACAGGCCCGTGCGAGGCGTGGCCGACAGAGCTGTGCTGTGACACCTCCTCGGCCGATCCGGCGGCCGTGGAGCGCTGGACGCTCGTCGCTTCACAGATCCTGTGGGGCTTGTCAGGCCGCCGGTATGGCCCGTGCCTGGTCACCGTGCGGCCGTGTCGCCGGGCCTGTCTGGAGTCCGCCCCGTTCATCTCCTTCCAGGCCGGTGTCACGACGGGTCCGTGGATCCCATACATCGGCGCGGACGGGGCATGGCGCAACGCTTCGGTGTGCGGCTGCCAGTCGGACTGCTCCTGCGGCGAGCTGTGCGTGGTGTACCTGCCGGGCCCGGTGTACGACGTGACCGAGGTCAACGTCGACGGTCATGTCCTCCCGGCCGGCGCCTACCGGGTGGACGCGCCCGGCAAGCTCGTCCGCACCGACGGCGGGTGCTGGCCGGACTGCCAGGACATGGCGGCGGCGCCCGGGCAGCCGGGGACGTTCACCGTCACGTACCGGTGGGGACTGCCGCTCGACGAGGCGGCGATCGCCGCGGTGTCCGAGCTGACCTGCCACCTGTTGCAGGGCTGCGGCGGCGGCTCGTGCGGCTGCCGGGCGAACCGGAACATCACGCGGCTGTCCCGGCAGGGCGTCGACCTGGACTTCGGGGACCCGACGGTCATCTTCAAGGAGGGTCGGACCGGGCTGCCGCTGGCCGACCTGTGGCTGAGCGTGGTGAACCCGTACCGGCTGACGTCGCCGTCGCGAGTGTACTCGCCGGACTTCAAGAGGCCGAGGGTGCAGCAATGGCCCTGAGTCCGCTGATCGTTGACGACATCGCGCAGATGCTACTCGCCTGCGTGTGCGCCGAGCTGACCACGATGGCCGAGCGGGTCGACGGCCAACCCGGCTGCCCGTGCGTGGCGTGCGTGGTGCCCGGCAAGCCGGCCTGGGACAACTGCACAGGCGACTGCTCGGGCGCGCAGACCGTCGGCCAGCTCACGGTCAACCTGGACCGGATCTATCCGACGTCGGCGTTCCCGACGGAGACGAAGGACGTCATCGGCAGCCGGAACTGCGCGCCCGTCCGCCAGGCCGCCGACTACGTCATCACGCTGCTGCGGTGCGCGCCGACCTACACCGAGCAGGGCTGCCCGCCCTCGTGCGAGGAACAGGCGGCGGCGGCCCGCGTCCTGCACGTGGACGCTGCCAGCGTGACCAACGCGCTGCTGTGCTGTTTCCCGCAGACCAGCGACGCCCGGCGCGGCCAGCAGTTCGTGATGGGCCAGCTGCGGACCCTCGGCCCCGAGGGGCAGTGCGTCGGCATCGAGCAGCGGCTGACCGTGGCCCTGCCGTTCTGCGGCTGTGCCGCTGGAGGTGAGTCATGAGCGTGGACGTGCGAATCGACCCGGGCCGTATCGCCCGGATGCTGCGGCTGCGCGGCGGGATCGTGGAACGCCGGCTGGCGGCCCGCACTCGACGTGTGGCGGACATCGCCCGCAGTCTGGCGCCCGGGTCGATGCCCGACTACATCAACTGGCACATCGAGGAGGGGCCGCGCGGCCTCCAGGGCGTGGTCACCTGCGACCACCCGGCGACGCTGTACGTCCTCGAGGGCACTCGCCCGCACGTCATCCGGCCGCGCCGCGCGAAAGTCCTGCGGTTCGAGGTCGACGGGCGGCCGGTATTCGCGAGCGTCGTCCACCACCCGGGAACGCGCCCCAACAATTTCCTGGGGCGAGCTTTGCGTCTCGGGCGATGAGGCGGCTGTATCGCCGTGGTCTCATTCTGCTCAACCGAGCGTCCTGCGCGCGGCTTGAATAAATACACTCTTCGACAGGGTGCATTCGCGCATCTCTTCGGACGGGTTGTGCTGAAGCTTGAAGGTGCCTTGGAGCAGGTCCCGTTCTTCGCTCATGGTGAACGTATCGGCAGGTAGGCGCATGAAAGCCAGTTGCGCCTGTCCGAACGCTTCCGCCACTTCGTCGGGTAGTGGGCTGTCGAGTGACTCGATTTCGAAGGGGGCGGGCCCTTCCCAGTGGCAGGTGTAGATGGTCCCACGCAGAGTGTCGAGTGCGCTTTGCAGTGCGGATAACCCGATCCTTGCGGGGGTGTCTTCTCGAATCAGAGTCCTCAACTTCTGTTCAGCCTGCGCAATTGAGACGTATTTCCGGCGACTGGCACTGAACCGGTTAACTGCCGAAGCGAGGTTACGCGCAGCCTCGGCCACCGCATCAGGGCCTTCGAGTTCAACTACTGTGAGTTTCGCTTCCAGTTCGTCTCGCAAACGACTAAGTTCCTCGAATGCTGTGGTTAACGTAGTTGCGGTGATAGGTCTAGTCCTCATCATGCGTTCTGTCTTGATGTGGAGTTGCGTCGACGCCAGAAGGAAAGTGCTGTAACTGTCTCGTCGCACACTCCTGCGCCACTGTTTGTCCGTGTTTTGCGATGTTTCCAGAGCGGCTTTGTAGGTGGCTTCAGCCTGAGCAAGCGCGCCGCGCGTCGACCATCGGCCAGTTACTAGGGCGGCAGGCACCGCGAGAGCTGCAACAGCGGCAGCGGCTACAGCTCCGACACCTTGGAGGTCCATGCTGTGATCTTGCATAGGGTTGGGCGACTGCGGTAGTGGTTCGCCGCGCCATTTGCGCCCGTGCACGGCTACCCTTGCCCGGCACGCCGCTGGTGTTAGGCCGGGCGTAGCGCGGGAGATTGGGCACACCCGTGGCAACACGCGACTTCGCAGTCCGTACCGAGAACCACGTCGCGAACCTGGGCGAGCTGGGCAAGCTCGAATTCGTCCCGGAGGTCTTCGGGGACGAGTTCCTGGAGGGCTACAGCCAGGTTCAGGAGGCGCAGAAGGCGCTCGGGGAGGACACCGACCTGACCAAGATGGACCCGGCCGTCCTGCGCGGCGTGTACGGGGCGATGCGCCAGTTCCTGGCGAAGCTGATGATTCCGGAGTCCGCCGACCGGTTCCTGCGGTTCGAGGTCATCAAGGGCGGCAAGTCCGTGGCGCACTTCCGGACCCGGGCCGAGGCCGACAAGCACGCCGCCGAGCTGACCGGCGCGGTCCGCGTCGAGGACAGGAGCATGCGGCTCCCGGACCGGGTGCTGATGGAGCTGCTGGAGTGGACGACCGAGTTGTACGGGGGTGGCGACCGCCCTACTACGTCGTCCAGCGGATCCTCGCGAGCGTCGCGGAGGGCTGGGACGCCTGGGAAGGGCAGCTCGCGCTCCAAGGGGTCGACCTCCACCGCTGGACGCTCCGCACGTTGATCAACGCGGCGGAGCAAGCCATGTACATGAGTGCCGAGGATGAGACCGAGCGGAAGCGGCTCGAGGCGCGGCTGTACGCGGTGCCGGTGTCGCTGCGGCGGCCTCGTCGACGGACTCGCGCGGCCGCACCGCCACAGCCCCAGCAGCCGCAGCAGGTGCAGCGGGGGGTGATGACGATGGCGGACGCGCAGGCCCTGATGGCGCAGTGGGGCGCGACGGACGCCCAGCTCGGGGCGGGGTGAAGCGACTAACCTGAGATCGCCGCTGGTTTTGGGCCGGGCAACCACACGAGCTGTGAGGTTGCCCAGTGGCCGGCGAGGACGTCGATTTCGGCTCGGCGCACATCACCATCGATCTCAACGATGGGAGCACGGACGCCCAGGCCCGCCAGACGGGCGCCCAGATCCAGCGGGCGTTGCTGAATGCGACGCGCCGCATCGGCGACCAGATTCGCCGCCAGATCCAGCGCGGGCTGAACGCCCAGGCGGTCACCGTCCGCGTCGAGCCGGACCTGCGCTGGTTCGACGCGCAGCTCCTCAACGGGCTCCGCTCGGTCGACTCGCTGAACATCCCGGTGGCGCCCGACGTCACCGGGTTCGTGGAGCGGCTGCGCGCCCTCCTCGCCGACGTTGAGATCCCGATCCGGGTCGTCCCCGACCTGGACGAGCTGGACCGCCGTATCCGGGCGCACAACGCGCCGGACGTCCGGGTCAATGCGAACGTCAACGTCGACAACGACCGCCTGACCCGGTCCCTGGCCGGCCTCGGCAGTGCCGCACTGAGGGTCGGCAAGGTCCTGGGGACTGGCCTGAAGTTCGGCGCGTACGGGATCGCCGCGGCGGGCGCCGCCAGCGGCGTCGCGAAGCTGACGGCCGCACTCGCACCGGCGGCCGGGGCCATCGCCGCCGGCCCGGCCGCCATCGCCGGGTTCCAGACGGCGCTCGGCACCCTGAAGCTGGCGGTCCTGGGCGTCGATGACGCCTTGTCGGCTGCGCTGTCCGGCGACGCCGACGCGTTCAGCAAGGCGATCGAGGACCTGGCCCCGGCTGCGCAGAAGGCCGTCACGGCGATCCGGAATCTGCAGCCGCAGCTGAAGAAGGTCCAGCAGTCGGTCCAGCAGTCGTTCTTCAAGCAGTTCTCGGGCGACGTCACCGCGGCGGTCAGGAACCTGCTGCCGCTCGGCTCTGGACTCGACAAGATCGCGGCCGGGTTCGGCCGGGCCACCGACCAGGGGCTGAAGTTCGCGACGTCGAAGACGGCGTTCAACGGTCTGCAGGGCATCGTCAAGGGCACGTCGGACGCGGTCGGCGGTCTGTCCACGGCGGTTCAGCCGCTCGCGCGGGGCCTGCTGTCCGTCGCGAGCAGCGTCGCCACGGCGTTTGGTGCGCAGGTCGGCCAGGCGATCGGGGACGTCGGCACGCGGATCGGGAACTTCCTGACCCGGCTCGGCGACAGCGGTCGGGCGGTGTCCCTGGTCAGGGGCGCGCTCACGGTCTTCCAGCAGCTCGGGGCGATCGCGCAGAACGTCGGCAGCATCCTCGCCAACGTTTGGAGGGCGGCCAACGTCAACGGCGGGGGCCTCCTCAACAACCTCAAGCAGATCACCGGCGCGTTCGCCCAGTTCGCCCAGACCGCAGCCGGTCAGACCGCGATCGGCAACGTCTTCAAGACGGTCGCCCAGATCGCGGCGCAGCTCGGGCCGATCCTGTCGGCGCTGGTCACGCAGCTCGGGGCCATCGCGCCGGCCCTGGGCCCGGTGTTCGTCGCCCTGGGCCCGGCGATCACCGGGTTGATCAACGCGTTGGGGCCCGCGCTGGCGGCGATTGCCCCCGTTCTGCAGGAGGTGGCGAACGGGCTCGCTGCCGCCTTCGCGGTGATCGGCCCGGCGCTCGGACCGGTCGGTGCCGCGGTCGGCCAGGTCCTCTCGGCGCTGACGCCGCTGCTGCCACTGGTCGGGCAGGTGGTGTCCGTCCTGGCGGGCGCCCTGGCGCCCGTCCTGCAGCTGCTGACCGGGTTGTTCGAGCCGATCATCCAGGAGCTGGTCGCAGCCCTGATGCCGGTCCTGCCGCCGCTGGCTCAGGCGTTCGCGGTGCTGGTGCAGGCGCTGACGCCGCTAGCGACCGGCATCGGTCAGGCCATCGGGCAGCTGCTCGCCGCTCTGGCCCCTCTGTTCACGACGCTGGCGGGCGCCCTGGGCCAGGTCGCTGCCTCCCTGGCCCCGGTGATCACAGCGCTGGTCAACGCCCTGATGCCGACGCTTCCCGGGCTGGTCTCGGCGTTCTCGGCGATGGTCCAGGCGGTCCTGCCGCTGCTGCCGTCCCTGGCCGGGCTAGTCGCTTCGGTCGCTCCGCTGGCCGTGCTGCTCCTGCGGATCGTCGGGCCGATCGCGCAGATCGGCGCCGCGTTCGACACGTGGCTGGCGATCAACCTGGTCGTGCCGATCATCCAGGGCGTCGTCAGCGTCCTGACCGGCCTGATCTCCGGGATCACGTCGGTGATCACGTTCATCGCCCAGCTGCCCGGGATGATCGTCTCGGGGCTGTCGGCGCTGGGCTCCATGCTGGCCTCGTTCTTCACCGGCCTGTTCACGTCGATCGGCCAGTTCGTGGTATCCGGCTTCCAGACGGTCGTCGGCTTCTTCGCCCAGCTGCCAGGGATGATCCTCGCCGGGCTGCAGGCGCTGCCCGGACTCCTGCTCAACCTGTTCACCTCAGCGGTCGCCGGCATCGCGATCGCCCTGCTGACGCTGCTCGCGGGCATCGTCTTCACGTTCACCGAGCTGCCGGGCCGGATCGCGAGCGCCCTCGCCTCGCTGGGCACGTTCCTGCTGAACGCCTTCGTCTCCGGGTTCAACGCGGCGACGTCGGCGATCTCCTCGTTCCTGTCGTCGGCGGCGTCGTTCTTCTCCCAGCTACCCGGCCGGATCGGCTCCGCGCTGGCCGCGCTGCCGGGCCGCGTCTCCAGCCTGTTCCGGTCGGCCGGCTCGTCGGCGCTGAGCGCGGCCAGCTCCGCCGGGTCGGCGGTGGTGTCGTTCTTCTCCGGGCTGCCCGGCCGGATCGGTAGCGCGCTGTCGTCCGTGGGCTCCAGGATCGCCGGCGCCTTCCGGTCGGCGGCCAGCTCCGCCAAGAACGCTGTGTCGAGCCTGATCTCGGGCGTCGTCTCGCTGTTCTCCGGCCTGGGCTCGCGGATCGTCGGCGCGATCGGCAACGTCGGCGGCCAGATCATGAGCAAGATCAAGAGCGGGCTGCCGAGTTCGGTCAGGAAGTACCTGCCGTTCGCCTCCGGTGGCATCGTCTACGGGCCGACCCACGCCCTGATCGGCGAGGCCGGACCGGAGGTGGTCATTCCGCTGACCCGGCCGAAACGGGCGGCCGAACTGGCGGCCCGCTCCGGGCTGCTGGACATGCTCGGCGTCGGCCAGGCCCGCACGCTCGCCGCGACGACCGCTACGGCCGCCTCAGCGGGCGGCTCGGCCGCTAGCAGCGTGCTGTCCAGCCTGAGCGCGGCACTCTCCGGCATCGCCAGCCTGCTGAACACGGTCGGCGCCCAGGTCGTGCAGGGCATGGTCGACGGCATCCGCCAGAACCAGGGGCTGGTCGCGGCGGCCGCGCAGGACATGGCCGGCACAGCCGTCACCGCGGCGGAGACCACGCTGCAGATCGCCTCGCCGTCCAAGGTGTTCGCCAAGATCGGGCAGCTGGTCGGCGCGGGCTTCGTCAAGGGCCTGACCGGCACGGCGGCGCAGATCAAGTCCACGACGGACGCGATGGTCAAGGCCATCACCGACGCCTTCAAGGGCAAGAAGACGCGGGTCGATGACCAGCTCGTCGCCATGCTCAGCTCGGGCAACACGAAGCTGCAGAAGCTCGCCACCCAGCGCGACGCACTCGTGAAGCGGATCACCGACGCGCGAAAGTTCGCCGCCGACACGACGAACACGGCGCTACAGGCGTTCTCGTTGCAAAGCCTGACCCAGGGCGCCGACAAGGTCACCGCCTCGACCCTGACGGCCGGCCTGCAGAGCGCGGTGAACCAGGTGAAGACGTTCACCGCCGAGGTGAACCGGTTGGCCAAGCGGGGGCTGTCCAAGAGCCTGCTTCAGCAGGTCATCGGCCTCGGTCCCGAGCAGGGCGCCAGCATCGCCGCCGCGCTGTCGTCGGCGACGTCGGATCAGCTGAAGCGGCTCAACAACCTGCAGGGCCAGCTGTCGAAGGCATCCACGACGCTGGGCAACACCGGCGCGGACCTGCTGTACGACTCGGGCGCCCAGGCCGCGAAGGGCTTCTTGGCCGGGTTGAAGGGCCAGCAGAAGGCCATCGAGAAACTGATGCTCGACATCGCGAAGGGCATGCAGACCGCGATCAAGGCGGCCCTGCACATCAAGAGCCCGAGCCGCGTGTTCATGCACATCGGCGACATGACCGGCCTCGGCCTGCACATCGGGTTCCTGCGGCGGCTGGCCGGCTTGCAGGACGCCTCGCGGGTGGCGGCCCGCAACCTCGCCGACGGCGTGACCGCCCAGCTGACCGGGCTCGGCGGGCGCGGCGGGGACGGCGTGGTCATCCCGTTGACCCGGATGCAGCGCGCCCGCCAGGCCGCCGCCGACGGCACCGCGGCGGCCACCGCGCGCGGCGCCCGGGCGGCCGGGGGCGGGCTGCAGATGACGAACTACTGGACGATCAACGAGGTGGGCGACGCGCACATGACGGCACACCGGGTGCTGAACCGCCTGGTCCTCGCGGCGGGAGTGAGCTGATGGCGGTCGACTGGTACATGGAGTACGGCGGGGTGGAGCTGGTGAACCACGCCCGGCTCAACACCTACCTGGAGACGGTCGGGTCGCCGCTGACCGGCTGGAGCGGCTGCGGATGCCCCACGTTCGGCTACGAGGTCCTGGAGCAACTGCCGTACACCACGCCCGGCGATCCGGCGTCGCCGGCGCCCTGGTACGACGCGGACGTGCCCGAGTCGGCGGAGTTCACCGGGCTGATGGTGCTGGATGTCGCCGGTATGGAGGATCACCCGGTGCAGCGGTCGGTGACCGGCGGCATCGCCGGGGGCGGATCCATCGGTCCGGCCCGCGCGATCCCGCGCACGATCACCGTGACCGCGCTCGTCCTCGGCTCCACCTGCTGCGGCGTGGACTACGGACTGCACTGGCTGTCGCAGGTCTTGCAGGGCTGTGCCAGCGGCGACTGCGACGGCGACTGCCTGGTGACGTACAACTGCTGCCCCGGCGAGACGGACCTGACCCCGGCCCAGTTCAACGCCAAGCACCGGCGCACCCTGCGCAGGGTCGCCCTGACCGAGGGTCCGAAGGTGACCGCGCGGGCCGGTGACGGCTGCAGCGCGGGTCAATGCCAGTCCGGCGCCGACATCTTGACGGTTGAATTCGTGCTGACGGCCGCGGTGCCGTGGCTGTACACCGACCCGATGCCGGTGCTGGAAGTCGTGCCGCCGATGGACCTGGACGGCTCGTGTGTCGGCTGGTGCCTGCACCCGGCCGGGTCCACGGAGCAGTGCCCCGGCGGCTGCCGGTTCGCGGCCTGCGTCGACCCCGCCGCGGCGTGCGCCGACACCCGGTGCGCGCCAGCGCAGCCGCCGCTGCCGGGGGCGCCGTTGAACACCTGCTACTGCCTGCCGCTGGCCACCGAGCGGACCTGCTACACGGTGGACCTGACGAGCCGGCCGACCTGGTCGTCGGACGTGCCGGTCGTCACCGTCCGGTCCGGGTCGACGGACCTGCGGAATCTGACGATCGAGATCTACGAGCAGACCGAAGTCGGCATGACCTGCGAAGACCTCGCCGACTTCAAGCGGTGCGATCCGCACAGCTACTGGCATGTGGGCTTCGTCCCGGCCGGAGGTGCGGTCACCCTGGACGGCCAGACCGGGCGAGCCCTCGTCGAGTGCAACGGTGTCTGCGAGAGCTCGTCCGACGTCTACGGCATGGACGGCATGCCGGTGTCCTTCAACGTGCTGGACTGCGCGAGCTACTGCGTGTGCCTCAGCACGGACGTGGAGAACCCGCCGGCCATGGATGCACTGGTGACCATCAACGTGTCGGGACGGGGACGGTAATGGCCGTAGCGGGGTGCGGGACCCACACCGCCCAGGTGGTCGACAGGAGCGGCGCCATCGTTGCCGTCGCCAACGTGCTGACCCAGGTCGAATGGAACCGGGTTCTGGACGGCGTCAGCACGGCGCGGGTGGTCATCAACCCGGACGGCGACTGCTGCGGGCGCCTGGGTCGGGTCTCCAGCTGGAGGAACCGGCTGGTGCTGTTCCGGGACGACAAGTACGTGTGGGACGGCCCGATCACGAACATCTCATGGGCGCTCGACGGGATCGAGCTGAACGCCAAGGACGTCCTCGCCTGGCTGGACCGGCGCGTCATCCACGAGACGAGAACGTTCACGAACGTCGACCTGATGGATGTTGCCGAGTGGCTCATCGATGACGGGTTCCGCCCCGACGACCCGGGCCACACCGTCCAGGTCATCGGCCAGGCCGGGGTGTCGGGTTCGCGGTCGTACAGCCAGGACATCGGGCAGACCGGCGACTGGCTGCGGCAGCTCGCCGAGGCCGGCCTGGACTACACGGCGATCGGGTCGAAGATCCTGCTGCTGCCCGAGACGTACACGCAGAGCGTGGGCCGCCTGTCGGACGCGGACCTTCCCGACGGCCTGCAGGTCGCCGAGGACGGCGACTCACTGATCACACGGTGGATCGTCGCCGGGAGCGACACCAGCGGAGCGATCGGCGAGGCGGGCGGCACCGACGCCTTCTACGGGCTGCACGAGCGGTACATCGAGCAGACCGAGATCACCGACAACGCGTCGGCCGAGCAGTCCGCGCAGGCCCGGCAGCGGACCTCGGCGACAGTCCCCGTGTTCATCGACACGCAGGAGGTGACGATCTCCCCGGAGGCCGCCATCGACGTGCCCAGCCTGGTGCCGGGCTGGTCACTGGACGTGACAAGTATGGAGACGTGCCGGAAGGTCACGCAGCGGCTGAAAATCGTCGGGGTGAAGGTCTCGGAGACGGGCGGTGACGAGAACACGCCCGGCCGGGAGTCGGTGCAGGTGCAGGTGGCGGCGTCCGGGGCGGAGGCAGCCTGATGGCGATGCGTGGATCACCGGCGCGGCGGGTCGTCGGCAACCCGCTGGCCGGGGTGCTCGGCCACCTCGACCACCGTGCGCGGACGGCAGCGCGACGGCGTACGTCCGGCCAGCCGGTGGAGGAGGACCCGCCGCCGCACGAGGCGCCACCGATGGAGCCCGCCGGGCCGGTTGGGACGGTGCTGCTCACCGACGAGGACGGCCGCGCCCGCTGGACGTTCCCTACGGCGTACGGGTCGGCCCCGGCGGTCACCGCGGTGGCGGTCGACCCGACGCCGGATGAGGACGACCGCACGGTGACCGTGGCGCTCGAAGAGGTCACCGCCTGGTGCGTGACCGTACGGGCCTGGCGCACGCGCGGGCGGCGTGGCAGCGGCGTCGCCGAGCCGGCCGGGCCGGACGTGCTGGTCCACGTGATCGCCTTGGACGCGGGCCGGCCGGGCTAGTCTCGTTGTCGCGCCGCTGGTTCTGGGCCGGGCTCACTTCACACCCGAGGGGTGAGTCCGATCGCGTCTGTATGCGTTTGCTCCGACTACTTCACCGTCGGCGATGACGGCCGCTTGTGCCTGATCCCAGGTCAGCAGGGCCTGCGCCAGGTCCTCACGTTCGGTACGACTGGCTCGTACACGTTCAAGAAGGCGGATTACCCGTGGCTCGCCAGGGTCCGCGTGATGGTTCAGGCGGGCGGTGGCGGTGCCGCGGGTGCGAGGGCGAGCGCCGGCCAGTTGGTGGCGCAGCCAGGCGGGTCCGGCGGCGGCTACTCGGAGCGGCTGATCGATGTCTCCGTGCTGGGGGCGACGGAGTCCATCGTGGTCGGCGCGGGCGGCGCAGCGGGTACGGCCACCACCGACGGCGGCAACGGCGGCAACTCCTCGTTCGGTGGCTTGTGCACGGCGAACGGTGGTGCGGGCGGGCAGGCTGTGATGCCCTCCGGGAACACTCCGATGTGTCTTTCCGGTACGCCTGGCCCGGCCGCGGGCATCGGTGACATTGCCCAGGGTGGTGGCCCTGGTGGTGGGGCGTTGCGGATCAGCGGCAACGAGGGCCAGTCGGGGGAGGGCGGCGAGTCGTGGATGGGGCACGGGGGTTGGCAGCGGTCTTCGACCGGTGGCGGCGGCGCCGGCCGGGGCTGGGGTGGTGGCGGGGCGGGCGGTTTTGCGCGGGACGGTGACACGACGAACGGGACCGGGGGAGGCAGCGGCATCGTGATCGTGGAGCTGTGGGGCTGACTCCTGGTCCGGATCTTGTCCGGGCACCGTGTCCGGACAGTGTCCGCGCAGGCCGGCGCATGGGCGGGCGGGGTGTCCGGGAGCTGTCCGGACAGGCGTCCTGATCTTGTCCGGACACTGTCCGGGCGGCACGTCGATAGACTCGGGGGCGCGCCGCTGGTTCTGGGCCGGGCCCGAGCACAACCCCCGAGGACGGTGGGAGCAGTGGCGCGCTGTGGGTGCGGCGGAGGTCAGTGCAGTTGCACGGTTCAGGCCGGCACGAACACGTCGGTCAGCGGCTCAGGTTCAGCGGCCAACCCGTATGTCATCTCGGCCGAGGTGCCCTGCGCGGCGGTCCGATCCTGCTTGTCGGCCGGGCCGGGCGTGAGCTACGACCCGGCGACCGGTGCCATCGGTGCCAAGGTGTCCGGGCAGGCCGGGAACAACCTCGTCACGCGGCCGGACGGATCTCTGTACGTGCCGACCGGTGCCGCCACGGTGAGTACGGGATGCGGCCTGTCCGGCAACGGCTCGGGCAGCACCCCGCTCAAGGTGGCCACCGGCACCTGGCCCTACCCGTGCAGCGTGGACAGCGCTGGCGGTGTGGTGGCCTGTGACAGCAACGGCGTGCTGCGCAGCGAGCCGCGCGGCAAGGCGTCGCTGACCAACTACTTCGAGAACCGGTCATACAACGACGTCCCCGTGCCGACCTCGGGGCTGACGACCGTGGACACCTACTCGGTGACGGTCACGAACCCGGACACATGCCGCCCGGCCCTGGTGCTCGCTGAGCAGGAAGTGGACATCTGGCTCGTCGTGCCCGCCGGCGGAGCGGCCGCCACCGGATTCGACGGTGACGAGATGCAGTACATCCGCAACACGGGCAGCTCCACGATGAGTGGCATCCACACCCAGCACACCAAGCTCCTCGGCCGGGGGACGCTCGCCGCAGGCTCCTCGATGCCGGTCGGGTTCGGGGCGGGAGTCGGCCGCGGGGCGGCCAACGCCTACTACTACGCGATCTACTTCACCCTCCGTGTCCTGCTGATCAGCCTGTGAGGAGCGCGCCATGCTGGACTCCCTGCCCTGGCCGTGGCCGGGCGACGACGGCGGCGACCAGCCCGCGCCGCAGCCGCGCAACTTCTGGGCGGTGTACGACGACGGCGTGATTTCCCAGCTCACCGTCACCGGCGACGGCATTGATCCGGTGCTGTCCCGCCCCGGCCGGCTGATCTCCGAGGCGGAGTACCTGACCTTGCAGGCCAAGATGCTGGCCGACCAGGAGGCGCGTGTGGCGGGACTGCTGGCGGCCGAGGCGGCGCAGAAGATGCAGGACTACACCGCGCTGCTCACAGTCGGCATCCCGGAAACGGTCGCCCGCCGCCTGTCCAGTTACACCGGGCAGGCGCAGGCCGTCAGCAGCGGGGAAAGCTAGACTCCAAGAGCGATACGCCGCTGGTTCTGGGCCGGGCAAGGATCCTCACTTCTTCGGAGTGGTCCCCTTGTCCGACCCGATGACGCCCGACCAGTGGAGAACAGCCCTCAAAGCGGAGGGCGTGCGGTTCACGGAGTACAGCGGATGGACGACCCGCGGCCGTGATGCCGTCACCGGCAAGGTCTTCGGCCCCGTGCACGGGGTGTTGAACCACCACACGGCCGGGTCGAACAGCCTCGCCGCGGTCGCAGTGGACGGGGCGCCGAACTTGCCCTCGCCGCTCTGTCATGCGTTCTTGCCGAAGACGGGCGTGGCCGTACTGGTGTCCTGCCACCGCGCCAACCATGCCGGGCTGGCGGCCGTGAACTCGTACAAGGCGATCCTGAACGAGAAGCCGATCCCGAAGCCGGACAAGAGCACCGGCACCGTCGATGGCAATGACGTGTTGTACGGGATCGAGGTGGAGAACCTCGGCAACGGCAAGGACGTCTACTCGCGCGCCCAGTACGACTCGTGGGTGCGGTGGAATGCCGCGATCTGCCGCCATCACGGCTGGGGGGCCGGGAGTTGCGCCGGCCACCTGGAGACCAGCGTCGAGGGCAAAATCGACCCCCTTGGGCCCGTCGAGGGCTACGGCACGCGCGGGCGCTTCCAGTTCACGATGACCCAGCTGCGCGCGGACGTCGCCGAGCGGCTGAAGCACCCGGCGAGCTGGAGCCCCGACACCGCGAGCCCGCCGCCGCCCAGGGAGGTCAAGTTGACCGGTCCCGCGTACATCAACCTCGGCCTGGTGCGCTCCTACCCTCTGGCGCCCGGCAACTGGGAAGACATCCAGTTCACGCAGGAATGGGACGACGAAGCCGGAGACCACGCCGCCAGCGGCGAGACGTTCGCCGCCGGCGCCGCGCGGTTCACAGGCTCCCTGTCGCTCCGCTTCGAGGGTCTGCCCGTCGGCGACGTCGTCCAGGTACGCATGAGCGAGTGGGAAGGCGACGTCCTCAAGGCCGTCCACCCGATCCACGAGGTGGTCGGCACTCCCGGCGGCACGTATGGGTTCGTGCCGCTGGTCAAGCGGATCGGCGCAGGCCGCTCCATGCGGGTCCGGCTGCTCAACCAGAGCAAGTTCGACATCGAGGTGGCCAGCGCGGTGCTGACGGCGCTGGCCTGGAAGGAGTCCTGACCCATGAGCAGCAGCTTCCAGCTCCCCGACGGAGGGGCCGTTCTGCGCACCGCCGAGACGTACGCCAAGGACCTGGTGGAGCGGGCCGTCACCAGCGCCGCGTTCGGCTTCGCCGCGGCGTTCGTCCCGGCCGAGGCCACTCACGCCAGCATGTGGTACTCCGCGCTCGGCGCCGGGGTGGGCGCTGGCCTGGCGCTCATCAAGGGCATGGTCGCCCGCGCGTTCGGGGACCCGAACTCGGCCAGTCTGTCCAGGAAGGTCTAACCATGACGACGTCGGAGCCGGTGGTCGCCGTAGAACTGGAGCGGCTGCGAGGCACGGTCAGCACCGGGTTCGCTGAGGTGAAAGGGTCGCTGAGCGTTCTCATGGAACGCTCGACACGCACGGAGGCGGACTTGGCGCGGCTCCGCGACGAGACCGATAGGTCGATCGCCATGCTGTCGGCGGAGGTCGAAGCGCTGAAGCTCAGGCGCTGGCCGTTGGGCGTGGTCGGGGCCGTCGCTGGGGTCGCCGGCGCAGCAACAGGGGTGATCTCGCTGTTCGCTCGCTGACGACTCCTTCTCGAACGGACGGCCGCCCTAGCTCCGGGGGCGGCCGTTCTCGTTTGTGGCATCCTGTGCGGCCGCCGAAACAGGAGGTGTGCTGTGGCGGTTGGGCGTGGCCGCCGTGGCGTCCGGAGTCGGCCCGGCTGTCGGGGCGATACGGAATGCTGGATTCCTGTCTGCCTCCTGACCGGTTGCTGTCACACTGTCGTCAGGCCCCGCTGCCCCCCGTCGGCGGGGCCGCTTCCATGGAGGAGCACCGTGCCCGATCTGAAGGACCTCGACGGTTGGCTGGCTTCCCTGCTGAAGCCGACTCCCGCTGAGCAGTTCGCCGAGCTGGAAGCCGTCCGCCGCGCGGCGCCGGAGGCGCCGCCACCGGAGCCGAGCATCATCCCGCCGTTCGTCTCCCCGTACCCGCTGAACCACCCGAGGGCCGGGGTGCTGCGGTTCCCGTGTGCGCTGGCGTGTGGCTGGTTCCACGAGGAGTGGCCGGGTGCCGAACCGCTGGCGCTGCCGCCGATCCCGGTGAGCGCGGGCACCGTCGAGCGCTCGCGCATCTTGACCGAGCACGCGACGGCCTGTGAGGACGAGCGTAAGCAGCGGATCGAGGATGCGATCCGCGCTCACTTCAACGAGACCCACCCAGGCCAGGAGCCGCCCGCGCGGACTTGTTGGGGGGCATCGTGA